GTGGTGGGAGAGCGAGATTCCCAATGAGGACATGCCGACCGATCTGCCCAGGAAGGAAGTGATCGACCAATACTTTTCAAAGGTGGGTCACGAGTGGCTGGAAACACTGTCGGACGTGACTCTAGGGGCGTAAGATTGGAGGTTTACATGCTGGCAGAAGAAATTGGGAACATATCCCGTAAATTCAGGGAAGCGGCTATTCTCGCCAGACAGTTGGAGGATAGCGTGGCGTTGGAGCAGGCGATACCCGGCATATTCAAGTACGGATCGGTTAAGACCGTGATATTCAGTTACGGCAGTCGCTCTCGTCCCATGTTTCGTATCGTATACGAGAATGGGACGCAGTCGGAGCGGCCGCTGGTGGATATGCCGCCAGCGGTTATCGCCATGCACAGGGAGTTGGTAGAGTCGATAACGAGACGGCCGCCGTGTCACGTCGAGTGGCGGAAGGCGTTGAAGATCATAAAGGAGTACGATGACGGTCAAGACAACGGAGAAGATACGGTATAAGCGGTATCGGTGTAAGGCCTGTGGGTTCGAGAAGATGATCGATACCAACCATTACGGCGAATGTTATTCGTTGGGACGGTTAAATCATTGCCCAAAGTGTCCTCCGATGGAGCCGACGGTCTGGGTATGTTGTGAGGAACCGCCGGAGGGTATGGGCAAGCCCGCGCCTTGGCGGCAGGTCAAGCTCGGTGACATTTGTGAGATTGTGGAGGGGTGTTGAAATGAAACTGGAAAAAGCGTTGAAGATGGCGAAAGAGTATGAGGACTGGAACGCTGGGCATCATGATCCGGGCGTTACCGGGGAGGAGTTCGTAGCGTGGGTGGACCAGCGAAAACTAGTTTACGACGTATTGCATACGCGTGGGTATGAGCTTCTTCATGCGGGGATTGTCGATACACTTCGTACAGTGGCAACACATGTGCGTGATGAGTACCCGCCGGAGGACGAGCGGAATGTGCTGGCGGAAGCTACATTGGCGTTTGCAGCTAATGCAGAGGAGTTTAGTCAACTATGAGCAACGAACTATGGGATAGAAACGACCTTCAGTTCCCGCGGTTGCCGTCGGAGTTGGTAGCTGCCGACGTAGGGCACGCTGCGTGGGCTGAAGTGTGTGACAGCATGGACATCGACTTCAAGAACCTGAACGAATTGCTTGAACGAGCGCAGAAGGAGTGGGAGCTGATTAAGGCGTACCACACGCCGGTGGACCCCTCTAAACCGGGGAAGCCGCCGCTTGTGGACGCCATGATAAAGGCGCTGCGTGACGTGCACGCTTGCTTCCGCGGCCACCGTGATCAGTGCGACCATTGGTGCAATACGGATGACGAGGCGCTTGACCAAGTAGCGGACGTTCTGATGGAGGCGGAACTACAGGAAATATGCGCTTTACTATTGTCGTTTGAGGAGGATAGCTGATGATTATGAAACTTGAAGATGCGCTCGAGAAGGCGGTGGTTCTGCCTCTCGACGCACACGGTTGTTCGGTAGGACGTCCGGACATTATCGAGGCGATAAAGTGTCATGCCTACAGAAACATCCTGCCGGTGGTGACGGCACTGCGGAGAGCCCTGAAAAAGGATGATCCGCCCATCGGCGACGAGTACTTGGATCTGGTCGCTACGTTGATGGAGGCGGAGGAAGTGGAGGCACCAGAGTGAAGACCATTGAATTCGATGGAGAGCTTCTGACCGTCCATTATGATACTGATCGTTATATGTTCAGACACGATCTGGACGAGACGGAGAAGGAAGAGTTTCGGACGTGGGGGCGTGAACATTGGAAAGAGGATATCGATCCACTGTGGCACCCACTGGTGCAGAACGCGATGTGGTTGGAGAAGCAGAAACATTCCGTATCACAAGAGCACATGTGATGTAGGTCATATGACCTAGGATTTAGGTTGTTCCCGGTTGATCGTGAGCTAACCGCCTGTGGCCGCGGAAGGGAGAGATACCCGGAAGCCCGCCCAAGAAAATAACAGGGATGTTGTCACAAGCTGGCGGTCCAAACGTCAGCCTACGCATCCACTCCGGTTGCGACCGGCGCGTAAAAGCTCACACTCTTTAACCAATAAAGGTGGTGGTATAACTAATATGTTTGGTAACTGAGGAGGCAGTTAATGGGACATGGTAGTATTGCGAAGATTCCATTGCTGGGAACTATCGAGGTTCCTGTACATTTGATGATCTACGAGAAGAAGGAAAAGGGCAAGCGCGATAAGTCCTATATGTGTGGATTTGCGCACTTCCGATATCAGGATTGTCTGTCAACCGTTCCGCCGGTAAAGAGGACGAGAAGGAGCTGGGAACGATAGGGGCTACGTGAGGAGGATGTGCAGTAAAATAGTTGACAGAAACTGCCGTATACGCTGAAAAAGTTGACCGGTATCGATTACTGGAGGAAAAATGCTACGCAGAGAGAGTGTGTGTGGTGAGTGTCATGCTCCGTGGAAGCCGAAACGGGATTCGGAATAGCCGACGAATTCGGCAGAAAGGAACTGGAAGATGGATGACAAATTGTTCAACTACTTAGCGAGCCTACCGCGGGCCAACCTCATCAACCTCATGTTTATGGCGTTGGATGAGATGCAGCATTGCAACAGCTGGTCCCGTGAGCGTGCGATCATGCATGCTATCGAGGCGGAGGAGGTTCGAGATGGCGCGTGGAAACTTCCGTCGTTGACGAAGGTGAAGGAACTGACGTCGCAGATGGTGCTGTGAGGAGGAACTATGTTCTGTAGACACGATGACGAGATAATCGATAAGACGGTGATGCCCTCGGGTTTCGAGCAGGCGTCGGAATGTGTAGAGCATCGGAGCATGAGGAGTAGCAAAATGCCGTACTGGCTGTTTCAGAAGAAGCTGGTGCTGACGTTCAAGTGCCGGAAGTGCAAGCGCGTCACGATACATACGGAGACGAATCCGTAGGGAGGGCGTCAATGCGTGTTGTGAAGATCGATGGGGTTTGTCACAGCCTGACCGCCCATGGTAAGGAGCGATTCATCGAACGCGTTGGCGAATATCCGGAGCATGAAATGATTCGGATGGCTATGGAGGGGGTGCCTGGCTACCAGTTCATCTGGGCGTCGGATTCGTCAGGGTATCACTTGATTACGGTGCTGAAGGTGCCCCGCGGGAAAAAGTTAGTGACAATCGAGAAGAACGGCCAGGTTTGGACGCTCGTAAGGAGGAAGAAGTGAGTGGAGAAAAATGTATGCGTTGCGGGGAGATAGGGGAAGATCGTCGCACCCTGTGGATGGCCTGCTTCTATGCGATGGAGGAGCTGGATATCCCGTTTGAGCAGAAGATATTGTTCATAGCGGATGAAGAAGACTGTGAACCGGCGAAGGATCCGGTTGTTATAGACTTACCCAGCCCTGAGAATCATAAACTCACTCTGGAGGCGGGCACAGTCCGCTGTAAAGGGGAGCTGACTCCTCGTGGCGTTTATACCCTCCGGGTGTGTAAGAACTGCCGCGCTGAGTGGATGAACATGATTGAGACATGGTTCAAGGCCGGCAAAACCATTGACAAGCCTACTGGAACCGGCGTATACATGCGTCGTAACGGGGCAAACGTGGAGTTGATGCCGGATGAGGTTCAGCAGTGGCGGGCAGCTCACGGCGGCGTAGAACCATGTCGTGTCGGTAACAGGTGTCCGGCAGTGTCGCCGGAGGGATATCAGTGTGATATGGCGAGTGGCCACGTCGGTCCACATCAACTGTATATAAGAGGGCGCAATCACACTTGGACGTGGGTGGAAAAATGTCCGGAAGAGACGTGTGTTTTCCATCACAACTCCGATCTTGACGGTAACGAGTGGGAGGAATGTATTCACTGTGGCGTCAGGCAACCAGCAGGGGGGTCAGGTGACTAATAAGCTGAGAAATCCGGAGAGAATGTGTTGTGATGCCCCCGACGTCAAAAATGAAGGGTGTGTTACTGTCGACGGCGTGAGAAAGTGGGAGTACCACTGTTTCAACTGCGGTAAGGGATGGGTGGAGGAGGAAAAGAAGGAAGTTGATAAACCAAAGGAGGCAAGTAGTGTCGAGACCAAATGATTTGGCGACGATGTCCCCCGATGTACTGGGACTGGTACAGGGGGAACTGACGGAAGACGAAGAAGTGGCTACGATGCAGCAGATGATCAACGACGGATCCTGCTGGAAGCTGGAGGGCCATATGGGCCGTACGGCAACGCGCATGATCGAGAACGGTCTGTGCGTGCTGGGTAAGGAAGATCACTACGACTACTGGGGCAACCACGTCCCGTCGAGGACGCAGGTCCAGTCGGGGACGAAGGGGTCTCTGGAGTACGCGAACAAGCTCAGGAAGAAGATGTATCTCCCGCCATTGACGGAGGACGTTTAATGAAGTTCGGCATTATCTACTCGGTCGATATCTATGTGGATGCTCCGTTTGAGCCGCGTGAGCATACGCTCTCGGACTTCGAGCCAAAGCGTTTGAAGCAGCGGGGCGTGTGGCGTAAGACCGAGACATCGAAGAACATGGAGCAGGATCATCCGTGTTACGAGACGGTTGCTCACGCTAAGTGGGTCGCGTTGTTGACGAAGGAACAGCTGAAGCAGTTTCTCGACATGTTCCTATTCGAGTACCGTTCGTGTTGCGATACGGCTGGCGCGCTGGGTATGCCCGGGATGGATCCATGGTATGGGTGTGCTCCGGCGTGGAGCTTCGACGTCAGAGAGGATATGGCGGACGTCAACATATACCTGACGCCATGGCCGGAGGTAAAGCAGAAAACCGGGGTATCCAACCGCGAGGAGTCGTGGAACAGAATCAAGCGCGCGCTGGAGTGCGCGTTTGTAGCGTAGGGAGGAAATATATGCTGGTGGTACATCACAACGACGCTGACGGCCGCTGTTCGGCGGCCATCGTGCTGAAGGCGCATGATCGTATGAACATGCGCTTCCAGGAAATGGACTATAAGGACGAGCTGGATATCGACTCGATCAAGCCCGATGAGCAGGTGATCATCGTCGACTTCTCGCTCAAACCGGAGGTCATGAAGAAGCTGTGGGAGAAGACTCAGAACGTTACGTGGATCGATCATCACGTGACGGCCGGCGACTACGACTACGGCCCGGAGATCAAGGCTCGCATAAAGGGACTGCGCAACTTCAAGGATAAGGCGGAAGCCGGCTGCGAGCTGGCGTGGCGCCATTTCTTTGAGGGACAGCCGGTGCCGATGGCGGTAGCCTTGCTGGGCGACTACGACAAGTTCGCGTTGAAGAAACCTACATCTTTGCCCTTCTTCGAGGGGTTGAAGATGGAGACGGGCATCGAGGATCCGAAGTCGGCGATATGGCGTCAACTGCTTTCGCCGCGCCAGTTCCAGAACAAGGATCTGGATCGGATCATCGAGAATGGGCGGACGGCCATGAAGTATCGGGATGCCTACTGCAAGGAAATGCGTGACGCATTCGGGTACGAGACGGAGCTGGGCGGGCTCAAGTGCTTTGCTACGAACATCTACAAGTTCGGGAGCAAGGGCTTCGGCGACCGAATGAAGGAATACGATGCGTGTATTGCCTACGCACATGACGGGAATAAATTCACTGTCAGCATGTATAGTGACAAGGACGGTGTCGACGTCTCGAAGGTGTGTAAGGAGCAGGGAGGCGGCGGACATCGGTCAGCGGCTGGGTTTACCGCGGCTGAGTTACCGTTTAAGCCGAAGACGGTTAACGCGTAGAGTTTATAACGCATTGTACTTTGTGGAGGAGGAATCTCATGTCGGATAATCTGAAGTATTATCGCGCACAGGGTAAGGCTGTGATTGATATTCCGGAAGACCAGATTGTTCGGGAGATTCCTCCTCTGGCGGAGTCGACCGGCAACCCCTTTCTGGACGTATTGATCGGGGCGGCGGCTAGGGCGAAGACGAAGGAAGAGCGCCAGCGCCACGCCCGAAACATTGTAAACAGCAACGAATGGATTAGTTTTTAGGGGGGAGGAAACGCACAATGGATTGCGAGCATAAGGAATGCAAGGGGTATGATGAGGGGGCGCCGCGTAACTGCAGGCTGGGGCGGCTACCAGACCGCTGCATGTGGCTGCCGGCACCGGACCCGAAGGAGGAGGCCAAACGTAAGGCCTCGGAGGATTGGCTCGTGGACTTGATAGCCCGTGAGCTGGAGACGACGGCCGCGCGGCATTACGACCGTGGCCACTATGACGGCGAAGGCGGACGGCATCTGCCGTACACGCCGGAGATCGACTGGAAGTACAGGGCACGCACGCTGATAAATGCGGCGAGGACGGAGGTATCAGAATGATCGTTAGAGATAACGGACGTGATACGTTACTCATCGTGTAGGCGACCAGCAGTGAGCGGGCCGTATGGGGTCACTGTACGCCCGCGGGATACGTGTCTTCGACGTGGGCGAACGACCATGACCTTGAGGGGCTGATGGCCGCGCATAGCGTTGTACTCATTATCAGGCGAGAGGGCGCCGGCGTTTCGCTCAGAGCCTAAAAAAGGAGTTGACTGTGGTAGCGTTACGCGTTACCATGGTCAACATGACTAAAAATGAACTATACTGGCTTGCAGGTTTACTCGAGGGCGAGGGATCTTTTTTAGCGGGGCCGCCGAGCCGTCCCCACTTGCCCTTGGTAGCACTGTCGATGACGGACGAAGACGTAGTAGCAAAGGTGGCAAAACTTACTGGGTATTCTTACTGTCGTTCCGACCGGGGAAAAGAAAAAGGTTGGAAACCCGCCTATATAATGTCGATAAAAGGCAACAACGCCGTGTTACTTATGAACATGCTCCGGCCGTTCATGGGTGACAGGCGGCGACGCCAAATCGATAGAGCTGTTGCGTCGTACGCGCCTAAGCAGGTACGTAAACTGACGTACGAGGATGCGGTGGAGATACGCAGGCAGCTCGCGGCGGGAGAACGAGGGGTAAGTCTTGCCAAATCTTACGGCGTTTCCAAGTCCATGATTTCGAAGATCAAGGCCGGTAAAAAATGGGACGTCGATCGTAGCCTCGTGGTGGAGTAACATACCACGGCTCCGGTTCGTTAGCTCCTTGGAGGAGGAATAATGAAGGAACGAAAAGAGGACTACGTGTGTCCCGGCTGTGGCACGAACGTGGCGAACTTGGCGAAGTGGAGCGACATGGAACAGCTCAGCCTGATCATACCGGAGATAGTGCCAATGCCGACGAGTGTGCGCGTTACTCGTAACGAGGTTACGACGCTGTACGTTCCGGTGGAGGAAGTCAAGGAACCGCTGTTCGAGCGGATGCGGGCTGCGTTTAACGAGTGGCGCCAGCGTCACGCATTCAAGCGGTTGGCGCCGGCGTACCAGCATCTGTTCAAGGCGTTGGGGTGCGCGCCGATACCGGATACGCGGGATGAAGAGGGTAGACCCGTTTGTCGGCATTGCGGCTGTATCGTGTGGTCGCCGCTCGGGATCAAGACGCGCGATTGTGGACATCACTAAGGAGAATTGAAAATGATCAAGAATGCAAAAGTAGACGAAATTCGTTCGTGGCCACTAGAAAACGGGTGGTATATTTCACCCGATGGCGACTGGGTCCATCTCGGCAATTATGTCCAGCTCGGCGACTGTGTCCGGCTAGGCAACGATGTCCATCTCGGCAACCTTGTCCAGCTCGGCAACAATGTCCATCTCGGCAACCTTGTCCAGCTCGGCGACTGTGTCCGGCTCGGCAACGGTGTCCATCTCGGCAACCGTGTCCAGCTCGGCAACAATGTCCAGCTCGGCAACTATGTCCAGCTCGGCAACGATGTCCAGCTCGGCAACGATGTCCATCTCGGCAACAATGTCCAGCTCGGCAACAGTGTTACGTCAATGATGTTGAACGAGCAGTTACGTGAAGCGTACGGGAAGGATGGAGCGTCGCATGTCTTTTCCAAATGGGTTACGCTAGACAGGAAAAGTCCTAACTTTGATGGTGGGACTGTCATAGAGTATCCTAAGGGAGCAACCATCGAAGCGGAAGGTGAGATATCGGACCAGCAGTGTGGGCCCGGGCTTCATGTGCTCAAGCGAGGACACCATCCATCATGGTACGGGCTGTGCGATCCGGGTATGGAACTGCTGTGTCTGGACGTGCGCGTTCGTTCCGAGGATATATTGTTTGCAGGTCTTCCGACGATGGATGGGAAACTGCGAGTACGGAGACTGGAGGTATTAACCTAGGGAGGGTGTTAAATGATTTCGACGAATGTGTTGGGGGGTGCCGCCATCATAGGCGTCATAGCCGCCGGCTGGGAGAAGCTGAAGGCGCTGTTTCACCGCTTCTACTCCGTCTTCGTGATCACGATGACGGTGGAGGACCAGGCGGGTTATGCGATGGCCATGTATCTCACCCACCAGTTCAAGCGATCGCGAATTGGTGACGTGGATATCACGGGCTACAACGAGTACGTCCGCCCCAAACAGCGGAATCAGCTGATAGCGCTGCAGCGCATCTCCCAGAAGGCTACGACGTGGTGGAAGGGCGGCCGCTGGCTGTCCGCCTCCCGTACGTGGTCGCAGGTGAAGGTGGTCTTCATCCGCGGTATGTTCAACCCCCAGCAACTCTGCATCGATGCCGTTAACTTCTTCAATGCGCAGAAGATGACGGATGCGGAGGGTGGAAATCGCTTCTTCATCATAAGGGAGCAGGGGACGGTGGGTGAGACTTCCGTCGTCAACTTCGGAGGCGGTGGCAGCTCGAAGTCTGATGGGGACAGCGGTTCAACCACGGCGGAGGACGAGAAGGATCACGCCGGTAAGGCCGACAAGTATACTTCGTTGCCGCTGGGATGGACCGTCGAGCAGATCGGGCAACCGTACAAGCCGGAGGCGATAGACGTCGTATGTCTGTCGGCGGAGGGGTATGCGGCGTTCGAGGCCGCGAGGTACTGGCGGGAGAGCGAGGAGTGGTTCAAGGCGCGGGGTATCCCGTGGAAGCTGGGACTCATGTTTGAGGGAATGCCCGGCACCGGTAAGACCCTGCTCGCCCGAGCAATGGGACAGACCCTGAATATGCCCATATTCGTCTTCGATCTGGCTACGATGTCGAACAAGGACTTCGTGCAGGCTTGGCGGCGGATGATGGACTGGTCCCCATGCATCTTCTTCGTCGATGACCTCCACGCAGTGTTCAACAAGTCGGAGAACGTGGCCAAGCTGGGAGACCGGCCGGGGCTGACGTTCAACTGCCTGCTGAGTATGCTGGACGGGGCGGAGAATTCCGAGGGAGTGCTCACGATCATCACCACCAACCACTTGGAGACGGTGGATCCCGCTTTGGCGAGCGGGAACGGGCGTGCGACCCGTCCGGGCCGTATCGACCGCATCGTGCACTTCGACACGCTGGATGAAGCCGGCCGCCACAAGATGGCGAAGCGGATCCTCGGGGATCTCCCCGAGAGCACGTGGATGCCGATCGTGGATGCACATCCGGATACGACGGGCGCTCAATTCCAGGATATCTGCTGCCAGAAGGCGCGGGTGTTGTGGAGCGAGAGGAGTTAGGTTATGACGTTATGGCACGCACATGTGGAGACGAGGCATTGGGACTTCGATGCCTACGGGGAGACCGAGGCACTGGCACTCCAGACCCTGAAGGAGGGTTGGCTGACACACTGTACGCAGACGCATGCGACGATGACGTGGGATGAGCTGCGGGATGATGTGTGCGTCAACGAGATCCATACCGGACAGTGCTATCGCGACGGAGAGGAGTTGCTGACATGAAGCTGAACGTGACGATTGAAGTGGAGAGCCCGAAGGCGTTGGCGACTATCCTGAAAACTGGCGCGGATTATGCTCTCTACGACTATGAGGTTCTTGCCTTCCGGACGGTTCCGGAGGGTGAGAGCGCGGAGCTGCGAAAGCTGGTTGACTTCTTCCGTGGATCGGATAGTATGGTTGGGCGCCCGGAGTTGGACGATGAACAGTTGGCTACGTGCCGGAAACTTTGCGAGGCAATGGCCGGCATGTCATGATAATCCAGTGTAGCTCAACCGGTAGAGCGGGCGGCTGTTAACCGTCAGGTTGGAGGTTCGATCCCTCCCGCTGGAGCCAAGAGGGTCTTATGAAATACGCTGATCATTGCAAGGAATGCGAGACCAAGCTGGGCAAGAAGTGGGAAGTAGTCCACCGCTGGCTCGATGAGTTTGCGAAGCCCGGTTACCTGAACTACCACCGCGCCTTCCGCCACCATGCGGAGGGCATCGAGGAGGTAAGAAAAAAGTGGGGCGATAAGGCCGCGCAGGCCGCCGAACTCCACGTCATAGCCGACTTCGGGTACGTTCCGACGGAGGAGGAGCTGGACAAACGCTTCAACTGTGTGAAGACCAAGAGTGACAAACGGGATTAACATATGTTAACCTACTTGATGTAGGTTAACATAGACACAGGAGGAACCAATGGCCGCGAAGAAGAGAACCATGAAGCGCCGGCGACACGTTCGGCGCCGGATCATCACCGTCACTGTTATGTAGGTGCGTTATGAAACCGACGAATTTTGTAGTATTCAACAAGGGCGACGTCAGGAAGATCCTCCGCGGGTTCGGTTTCCGGACCTACACACGGAAGGGGAAGACTTTCGTCTATGGCCCCGACAAGTCGGGTAAGGTCGTATGCCCAACGTGCAAGACGGTGATCACCACCGAAAATCTTGGATGTATAGCTCCCGGCTATGGTAACACCCGGCAGGTCTACTGTGACAATCCGGCGTGTTTCGCGATGTGGGTCGCTATTCACAAGATCACGGACAAGGATTAAAGGTCCGTGCCTATCAGGGCATAATCTATTGGACCATTCTTACATTGCGGGGTAGAGCAGTCAGGTAGCTCGCCAGCCTCATAAGCTGGGTCAGTCGTTGGTTCGAATCCAATCCCCGCAACCAACCATTTTCAATTACCTATTGGAGGAGGACCATGCACGGACTCAGTGTGCTTCAGCGGTATCCGGGTAAGTTGCACCCGCCGGCGCCGGACACAAGCGGGACGCTTTGCGGCACACACGGGTACAAGGCGGATATGGTGGCCTTTATTCGGCTGCCGGAAAAGGCGTGCAGACGGTGCCGCGAGCGTATGAATAAGCTGTTGATGGATAGCCGAGACTAGGAGGAGGATTATGGACAGGAGTCATGTATGCCCCGTATGCGGGGGCACGATGGTCGGCGACGGCCATACGCAGGTTTTACATTGCGAGAACGTGGATGATCCGGAGCTGGACTATATGGAGCCGGATGCGCCTCCTGTCTACTGTTCGGATGGCGATGCCACGATATGCCGCCGGTGCGGGAAACCGCACCAACTTACCGAACTTGACGTGGGATCCGACAGGGAGGTAGAGCGGCTTTGTATATCGTGTTACACCCGTTACGTTATTACGTCAAACCCGTTGGGAGAAAGGAAAAGAAACAATGAGTGATGTGATGGACCGTCTTCGCGAGTTGAGGCATGCACACCCAACATCGGAAGCGTTTGCCCGGGCGGCACGAGATGAGGATCTGATCCGATCTATGTCGGAAGGCCGTCGGATATTCCACGGACTGAGCAAACATGCGGATCTGAGGAAAGTGAGGAGGAGCATCAAGTAGTGTCGAGTATTTCATTGCATAAGGAGCTGGGGGTCAACCCGCGGCTCATCACCATCTGCTGCTTCGCGTGCGGAGAGCGGAAAGACGATTCGATAGCCCTGTTGGGCACCAAGAATTACAAAGAGAAGTGTCCTCAATGTGACACATGGGTTTTCGGTGGCGTCAAGCGGAACGACAAGTGTCCGAAATGCGGCAACGCAAAGATCGGCTGGGATGGCTGGGAGCGTGAGGAACTCCGCGATACGGAGAAGATTGAGCAGAACGGCATATGCCAAGAATGTCAAGGGCATATGAAGAAGGGGATCATCCTCGTCTCCGTTCGTGACGATCAAGTTGGTGAGAAGAATCCCTACCGTACAGGCGGATGGGTGATCATGAAGGAGGAAGCCCTTCGGCGGCTCGTAACGCAGCCGGAACTGGCCGATCAGATTTGCCGGAAGCGTATGTGCTTTCTGCCCGATGAGGTATGGGATAAGGTTGGACTACCGCGCGGTGCGGGGGAGGTAGAGAATGGAAGCAGAAGCTGAATCGGACCGGTTACGGGATCGCTTAGCCGAAGCGGGCATATGTCCGCGATGTTTGAAAGAGTACGTACATGATGTGGATGAGCCCTTCGCATATTGTGACTGTGGTACAACAGAGTGGGCGGCCGAGTGGCCGCTTATCTTCGCGTTGCGTCGTAAAGTACAGGATTTAAAGTTCGTCGCCCGGATGCTGGCTACGGCGATGTCCGGTGAGCACGCGCCGCGGGACTTCCATGTCTGTGAGGCGTATGAGGTGGCAAAGAAATATCTTGAAGTAAACAATAACGACTGAAATTGTGTAGTATAGTAAACAATCTGCACAAAAGGAGCGAAAATGAAGGTGCGTTTGACATTCAAGACGCCGGACGTGGTGGATGACGCCATCGAGCAGGACGGGCTGGAGGATTACGAGGTGGAGATCCACAAGGCGTGTGACAAGTGGGTCAGGTACGGAGAGTACCTGACGGTTGAGGTTGACACGGAGGCGGGCACTGCGACGGTGCTGCCGGTATAAGGAGGTATGATGGCTGGCGAAAATGATTGGCCGAAGCATGTGATAGAACTGTTGGATATAGCGGAGGTACGGTCGCTTCTTCAACGGCAGTGGATTGCCTTGAATAGACTCCCGCCGCTTGCGAGGCATGACTGGCTACTGGTGGAGAAAGGCACGCCGGTCGGCGTGGTCGATGCACTTGATGAGATTGATGGTATGTCGCGGGAGTTGAATTGTAAAGTACGTATATACGTTCGGAACGGTTACGCCTTCCACCTTGGTTGTGTTCCCCTTTCGGCGTTGGAGGAGAAAGCGGATGGCTGAGCAAGACGTTGATGCACTGGCGGAGGAGCATGCCGACAAGGAGAAGTATCCGGAGTGTGCGAAGTGGGCTTGGGCCCTCGAGCACGGGTATCCGGAACTGAACGAATTCTTTGACTGGCTGGAGGATAAGGATATACAGCTTGGTGACGCTATTGCTGACGCCATGCCGGACACAGAATCAAGAGAGCAGCTTCTTGCCCGCTTCTTCGATATCGACTTGAAGAAACTGGAGGAAGAACGACGTGCCATCCTCGAGGAGCAGCGGAAGCTGAATGAGGAGACGGATAAGACCAAGGCGTATCGGGAGGCTGCCCGTAAACGCTACGGCAGTGACGACATAGCGGTTGATGGCAACGCCGGCGTCAGCTACGGCAGCGACCCCGGCGCCTTCGTGGCCGCTTGGTTGTGGGTGCCGGAGGAGGATATCAAGAAATGAAGTGCGGAGTAGTCAGCTCGAGCACGTTGCATAAGCATGGCCGGTGGGATGCCGGATTTTACTTTGGACATGCGAAGCGTGAACGTGATAGAGTCAAGCGTGCTGAAGACAGGGTGACGGAGGCAAAGCGCAGTCTTCAGCGCGCGAAGGAGACCGTTGCCGAGGAGGAGAAGCGGGTAGCCGCTCTCGTGGAATCCGGCGAGGTCAAACCTATCGGGGCGTAGCGAAGCCGGGTTTATCGCACAAGTTTTGGGAACTTGGGATCGCTGGTTCGAATCCAGCCGCCCCGACAAACAGAACTTTGGAGGAGGATCATGCAAATTGACGGAGTATTCTTTCAACCGAGTCTTGAACTACAGGCGTTGGCAGAGGAGTATCATCGGCGGACGGAGGAGTACGATCGTACCGTCTGTACCGGACCGATAAGAAATGGCGGGATCATGCCCGCCACATCACGCGAACACGGGCTGATCGAACAGAACGCACGTAATGTGTTCAAGGAGCTGGCGAGGCGGGCGGCGGCGATTGGCATATGGCGCCGACAGCTGCATTATGCAATATCAAATTATCGGAGGTATCATGATGAAGAAGTATGTGATCGTCAAGTGTGACGACTGGGAACAACTGTACATCGATGGCAAGGTGAGCGTCGGTGGTCACAGCCTGCGGCTCATTCCTGACCTGCAGGAGGCTGTGCCGGACGCCACGCTGTCGGACTTCGAGGAAGTGTGGGCTGATGAGAAGTGGGTGGAGGAAGAGGCATGCGGCTGCTTCCCCGACAAATTGGAAGATGTGAAACTGAAGGAGAAATAGTAAATGGGTGCATGGGGGCCTGAAAGTTGTAGTAGTGATGCCTGCTGGGATCTAATGCATTCGATTCCGGATATCCATAAACCGCAACAGCGGCACGTGGAGAAGTGCATGCACGATGTATTGCGTGCCGAAGCGTGTTCGTTTTATCCGCGGGCGCGCTTCGGCGTCGTGGTGTGGTTGCTCGATCACGGAATGATTGTACCCGACAAGTATCTGGCGTGGGCAGAACAGGAGGGCGAGTGTTTGATCGATCTCTTCACTCACGACGAGGATCGAGACTCGGATCGTGTTCCAATTCTCGAGCAGGAGTTGGAGATCGTACGTGCGGCGCGGGCGAACGGGGGGAAGGGCGTTGGGCGCAAGGTGAAGGGCCTGTTCGACAGGATCAACGATGCGGTGGCGTCCGGTACGCCCGGACTCGTGAATCAACCAGCGTAGGGAGGACATATGTACAACAACATAGCGCTACTCATCGGCCATCTTGTGGGAGACTACATCCTACAAAATGACTACCAAGCCGTGAACAAGTCGAAACACAGTTACGCGGGGCAGGCGGGGTGCGCGCTGCATTGTTTTCTGTACTCGACGGCGGTGGCGACGTGTGTCGTCGTCGCCGGATGGCGTACGTTCGATCCCGGGCTCTCGTGGCCCGTCGCATTCGTCGTGGCATATGTTACCCACTTCCCGATCGACCGCTGGAGTCTGGCGGCCTGGTGGGGGAAGCTGATCAAGCAGACCAGCTTCGGGGCCGTGATGCGTACACGGAAGGCGTCGTACGGCGAGGTAGAGGTCGAGGCATTCAGTCCGAGGGCCTTCTTCGTCGCGCCCGTGTACATTGCAGTCGACAACACCATGCACCTCATACTGATGTGGGTTGCATTTTCACTACTGGGAGGATAAGTGCCGAAATACTTCGTGTGTAAGATCTGTGACGACTTGGTTCCCGAGTATGATTTGAGGGAACACCTGAGAGAGCATCACCCTGCGACGGGGAGTATGGATGCTACCGAAGTCCGCAGTCAGTACGTATACGACCAGCGTCGTAATGAACTGAATGCAATGCGGCGCCTGTTGGAGCAGGATCCGGACGCCAAGCGCGTCCGTGTCTTCCTCGGCGGGACCTGTAACGGATCGAAGTGGCGTGACGATCTGATCAAGATGTTGGATACGGAGAACCTCTCCTATTTCAACCCCGTGGTCGATGACTGGACTCCGGAGTGTCAGAAGGAGGAGATCCGGCAACGGGAGGAAGTATGCAACTACTACCTCTACGTACTTACATCGAAGATGACGGGCGTATACGCGGTCGCGGAACTGGTGGAGGATGCTGTACAGAATCCTGATCATACCATTTTCTGCTTCCTTTGCGTGGACGAAAAGGATACGTTTACGACCGGACAGATAAAATCCATGCAGGCGGTGGCATCCCTCGTACGAAAACGGGGTGCTGCGGTCTGCGAGTCGCTCCACGGCGTAGCAAAAATGCTAAACGAGCGGGCGCAGGAAATACCATTATATGGTACTACGGAGTAGAGGAGGCGTAGCTCAATAGGCTAGAGCACTTGATTGTCGATCAAGGCGGTGCGAGTTCAAGTCTCGCCGTCTCCGCCAAAGGAGGAAATATGAAAGGATTAAGTTTGATACTGTGGGTGCTGTTTGCGATGGCCATACTGGGCGCAGTAGCGGTTAGCCACATCGTGGCAGGTATCTCATCTGTCCGGGATGTCGTTCCCGGCAACCCAGGCCATGATGTGTGGCCGGCGCATATTGATACTAACGCGGTGCCGACACTTGTGCGCTACATTTCACGCACCAACACATACGCCAGTGTGGTTACACTCTGCGGTACTAACTTCTACCACGTTTATGGCGAAGCCCGCACCGTCGTCTTCAGCAACGGCGTATGGTACATATCCAAATAGCACCAGTAGCTTAATTGGCAGAGCGCCAGCGTGCCATGCTGGAGACCGCGAGTTCGAGCCTCGCCTGGTGCTCCGTAGGTGCTTCTGAAAAATGAGCGGTAGTGTTCGTGGAGGAGGAAATAATGATTAGTGAAACGCAAGAGGGTGTACTCGAGGGTTTGATCGAGGAGAAGCTGAATGCTACGCGTGAGCGTTGTAAGTTCAAGCGGGCGTGGATTCCCGAAGGTTGGGCGTGTGTTGAAGTCAGAGAGTTTTCGGTACAACTGGCACAGGATATACGTAAGGCGTTGGAGGAGAAAGAGGACGAGCACTGTACGGCTTGTGAGTACCTCCGCAGCAAGATGAAGTTCAAGGACAGGCGGTGGTTCTGCCGTTTCCGCGGATGCATCGAGGATCCGGAGAAGAAGACATGTGACGAGTTTCGCAAACGGAATCCCAAAACGTACCACGCCGGGTCGTACGCGAACGACTACGTGTCGGAGCACGATAAGGGGAGGGAAGAGGAATGATCGAGCGAATCATGGGTGTTGACTTCGAGGTCAACGAGTGCGCCTGTAGCGCGTGCCGGAAGATGTGCGATACGCCCTGCTGGGCGCTCCCCTCGGAGATTGAGGCGATCGTGGCCGCGGGGTACCGGTCACTGCTGGAGGCCGACATTGTTGGCATTGATACGAACATCGTGAGGCCGGCGGACAACTATGCGTCCGGCTACTGCATCTTCTACAGCACATCGACGGGTAAGTGCTTTCTCCACGACAGGGGATTGAAACCGTTTAATGCGCGCGTTACATGCGCGTGCAAGTTGTTGGGGCCTGAAGGGAGAGCCGACGCGGAGAGTGTTACGAGGAAGGCGTGGGGTAGCGTGGACGGTAAGCATCTGTTCAGTCAGTTGGCGCCGACACTAATTAAACGAAAGGTGAAAAAGGTGGCGTAGATGGCGTTGAAGATGTACATACTGATACTTGACTCGGTGGACTTGGGCCACGCCATACTCGGTGCGGCGCATGCTTCACTCGGCGGGTATTGACGTTTACCAACCCTATGAACTGGATGGACAGCCAAGTTACCGTCGGTAAAGCGGTTGAAGATACCATGGAATGGGTACACAAGTCATTTCGCAAAGTTGTGTGCCGGGTTACGGAAGAGGAGTTTGAGAGGGCGCAAGGAATAGCGTTGGAGCAGCGCCTTGTATACCGGATAATGACTGAGTCTGCGCTGGATAATCAGCCGGTTTCGCTGGTGTTTGCTCCCCGCGAGGAGTGGCCGGCGTTCTTCAAGAGCCTGCCGCTGTACAAGGAAACATCGGGTAGCAACGCTACAAAATCTAAGGAGGGTGACGTGAGGACAGCATTGGATGATGCAGTTGACACATTCGCAATCGAGATGAAGAAGCGGTTGCGTGAACGGGGCGAGCAGGGCGCGAGAGGCTGGGATACGGATCCCGTCCAGGAGATCGCGCAGGACATGCAGGACGATGCCATCCGGGTCCGCCACGCTGGCGGGGATAAGGAAGTGGACATTGCCAACCGCGCGATGTTCCTGTGGCACCGGAAGAATCGAACGGAAGAGTAGCGGCACCCTAAGCGGGGATGGTAGTTATGACTCAAATCCTTCACAGGGGTATACTCAAGTCGAGCGAAGAAACGGTTCCTTTCCATAGGGAGATGAGTTTCCGAGATCTTGTAGATGATATCCACAAGGATTTTGATTTCAGAACCATCATCAACGGCAAACAGGGTCCTACGGGGAAGTGGGACGGCTGGCCCGGTTACAGGATGGAGATCGGGGATAGGGGGCGGGGACAGGTGTTCTGCCTGCTAGCCCATTTCAGGGCATGGTATTATACGGGCTTGACGAGAAACTACTGCCACCACTGTCCCTTCTACGAGAAGCAAACGACCTTGATGGATCAGGGGCTTACCGAAGTATGTGGCAAGGGATATTGGTTGATGGACGCGAACTAAAGGAGGAGCAAGATGCCAGTATGCAATAAATGTGGAGAGACATTCAACGTGGAGGAGGCACCGGGCGCATTGCTGTTCGGCCACCCTTCGACGGTGAAGGAGGCTGTGCCGGTCATGAAGGCGCATATCTGCCAACAGTGCGAGGTGGAGTTCATAGCGGACTTCAAGATCCCGCCGAAACCGTTCCGAACGACGGAGCAGATCCTCGATCGGGTCCAGATGTGTAAACAACTGGGTGCGACTGACGAACAGCTTATCCCGGTGACAGCGCTATGCTTAATATCCGATAAGACCATGGTGATGACGAAGGCGCAGCAGGAGCAGGCGCTGAAGTCGTATATGCGGTTCATTGAGGAGCAGGCGGAAAAATGTCCGATCAAACCCACGGCCCCTGACGGATATGAGATCGTTGGCGTACCGTTTTTGGGAATGCATCCGCCGGAGCCGATACAGGAGCATGACGCGTGGTCATATTTGATGACTGATCGGACTGGTGACCCGTTCGCGTGGCACACGCTTGGGCGGGCACCATACCGTCAAGAGATCGTCATAAAAGACGACATGGTCGACCATTGGTTTGTACTCTACAGAAGAAAGGCGCATGATAATGCCACATCCGAATGAACCATCGTTGGAGGAATTGTACGCGATACGGCATACGCTGTATTCCGATACCGATCCCATGTCGGTGAAGAAGCTTGAGGCTATCGAGGTGCAGATTGCACGGTTGAAGGCGGAGAAGGCTGAGGCGGCTGCGGCGGCCATCGAGAAGGAGGAGAACGATGCTGTCGACAGCGGAAGTTGATAAGCTGGCGGAGAAAGCTCACGCCGGTCAGACGCGCAAGTTCAGCGGGGAGCCCTATATAGAGCATCCCCGCCGGATTGCGGCGAACAGATGAGAAGAAGAAGGAGGAACGATGAAGAGAGCGTTGTTTATCGCATTGCTGGTGCTTTTCAGCATCGTCGGCACCGTTCAGGCGGAGGAGGAATCCGGCCTGTGGGTGATTAAGTCGATCGAGGACTTCAACACCTCGAACTACCACTGTCTCAGCGCGGGACTATGTTCCTACTCGGACGAGGTGGAGAGTATGGAGTATGCGTGCTACGGCATGTTCTCCATGATCGGATACAAGGACCTGCTCAAGTTGGACCTTGGTGCCGTTGTCCCCTTCTACAAGTTCGAGGACGATCACGGCCTGCGCATTACGCTCGCGTACGGAGCTTCGACCGTCTTCAACGACGTGATCGGCGACTACGACATTGAGCTGGGCGTGTACGGCGGGTTCTCCGCCTCAAGGCATCCTTACGGCGTCAGAATAGGGTTAGCGTGGTAACATGAAGTGTCCCGAGTGCGGAACATTGATGATAGACGTTGAGTACCCTTATGACTCGCCGGACCATTACGATGGTGTCAGCGAGCATCAGTGCCTGAAGTGTCTGCTCCGCATCGGGAGATGGTCGGGGAAACGGTTAGGCGCCGAGGAGACCGAACCAGTGTTCGGTGAGAAGCGTGAAATGGGGGCATAGCTCAGTTGGTAGAGCACGAGCTTTGCAAGCTTGGGGCCGTGGGTTCGAATCCCTCTGCCTCCACCAGTCGTGATTTGAATAATACCCGTCGGGAGTGTACGAGCCGCTTTGTAGTTGTTACCCGATGAGCTAGTGCGAGTCATCGTGTCTATGATACCCACAATAACCGTACAAACCGCCGAGTAGGTGTTGCCCCCGAGGCGACCGTGTGAACCTAACCGAGAACGATGCCCAGAACGACGACATGAGTTGGATGCATAGTGAGAACCGAGTGTAATGAACAATATTGATATCATGGTGATGGGAGACGTCCATGGCGAGTGGGGCGCATTGAACACGTTGGTGAACAAGAAGCGCCCGAACATCATTCTCCAATGCGGCGATTTCGGCTACTGGCCGAGAATGGAGGAGCCGGACTATCGGCAACGGCACATACGTGCAGGGCGTCTCCCAAAGCATCCGAAAATGCCGGAGGGTACAACGCTCTACTGGTGCGACGGTAACCACGAGGACCATGAGTCCTTGGGCCTGCGCGACACCGACGAGTTTTGGCCGCGGGTCATCTACAAGCCCCGCGGCTCTACACTGGAGTTGCCGGACGGCCGGGTCGTGCTCTTCATGGGAGGCGCCGCCTCCTACGATAAGGAGTACCGGACTATCGGGCTGGACTGGTTTCCGGAAGAGATGATCAGCTACGCGGAGGTGGATGCACTGGACCCGAACCTCCGGGTGGATATTGTGATCAGTCATACTTGTCCGGAGGAGTTCGACGTCAAGTACTGTTCGTTCAGGATGTATGATGGATGCCGGAAGGCGCTGTCGCATATCCTCAAAATGTATAGGCCATCGCTATGGTATTTCGGGCACTGGCATCAGCACAGACAGCTTTACGACCGCGCTCTCGGTTGTCGTTGGGAGGCATTGAGCTACGCGGGCGGCAGCGGGCGGTGGTGGTGTACGTTAAAATCTTAGTTATCGGAGTTGTGGTACCCAGATTCCCAGTACGAGTTATATTATCAGTGACACCCTTATACCGCGCACGAACCAGCATAAGTACGATACCCGTATCAGAAGCGTGAACCTACATGAGGTTGCTGCCCATATGACCAGTGTGAGTTATCCTAAAGACGTTACCCACACAGCCCGAACGAACCGACTGCAAGGTGTTGCCCGCAGATACTGTGTGAACCGGTCATGAATTGTTGCCCTTGTGCAAGACGTGAGTCCGAATGAGATTGATACCCATCCTTGAATTACGAGGTGATGACGCCACGATACCCGTCGATCATAAACGAACTGTGTAACACTTGATACTCATAGGTGGAAAGTGAATCAAGAAGAGTGTGTTATCCGTCGCTGGAACGTGAACCATATCTCGATCGATGCCCGGATGAAAAATGTGAATTATGCTGGTAGTGTTCTCCGTTAGACAGATATGAACCAATGATCGTGTGATACCCCAAATGGCAGGTGTGAACCTGATAATTCATGGTAACCGGAACGGGAATGCGAGTCGGCAGAAGTACGATAACCTGTATGACTATACGAACCTTCGTAGAAGCGATACCCCAGCGACACGCGTGAGTTTCCGCACAAGCGATACCCAGAGCACATGTACGTCAATTTGACAACCGTTGTCGGAAACTGTAACATTCCGACAGTTAGTAGCAGCCTATGTTTTCCGCATACTTTAGTTTCGGCAGGTTCCGCGGTTTTCGGATCGTACATGACGGTCCGGAGCTGTGGATACGGTTCGGCTGGATGTCTGTCTGCTTCGTGTCGACGGATCTCGAGCAGCTGATGCAGGACATTCTCGCGGAGCTGCGGGAATACGACCGGCGCAAGCCGCACATCAAGCAACTGGAAGAACGCATTATCAAGATGCTCGACGGGGAGGAGCAGGCCCACAGTCTCGAGAGGGAATTGCGGCAGGCTCTGGAGGAAATGGACGACGAGGTGATGGACGCGCAGGCGGAGCGGAGCGACATGGAGGAGCGGCTTACTGCGTTGAAACATCATCTTGATGATCTGTACGAATATTGGCAGTTCCCAACGGGCCGGTAGCTCAGTTGGTTAGAGTGCCGGCCTTATAAGCCGGTGGTCGGCGGTTCAAGTCCGTCCCGGCCTATTTCAAACAGGAGGAGTTAATGCAAGTCAAGTATAGTCTGGTTGTGCCCGCGGATTGCACGAGCGACCCGCATCCGGTCCGCTATGACGATGCGGACACAAAAGGTAAGTTGTTCGAGACGGTGCTGGGTGACATCGTTCGCGTTTGTGAGTCGGACATGGTTCAACATGTTCGTTCCGTTCGCGCTGTTATCGGAGAAACGTTGTACGATAGCGACCACTACGGCGAGAGCCCTATTGGTGATAAGCCGAAGCATACACGCAAGGTTGTATCCGATATGGCGAAGAAACATAAGATTCATGGCCTGTATTTCTGGAGCGATGCGGAGGAGGGCGCTAAACATTTGCCGCCCGGGCTTACGGGCGTGAAGGAAATCGCGAAGATACTGCTTGAGAATTCAGACGAGTTTGACAGCTTGGTGATCGGCGTAACATGGCGGTTTGTTGGCGATTCGTCCTGTTCGGATTATATCGAGTTCGGACCCGGTACGGAACACGGCGGTGTTACCACCGTAAATTACGGTTCACAGGATTGGTGGATCGAACACAAGGATTACGTGCCGTGGTGTGACGAGATGGAGAAGTTTCTTGGAAGGGAGTTTCCGCGTGATGGTGGAAGGCGTTGAGGTAGCAAAACAATTCGGGGCGTCCAATATGGCGCCCCATACAATTCATGCGCTGGTGACGACGAAATGCAGTTTGAACTGCGCCGGTTGCTTCTACAAACAGAAGGAGCCGGGAGAGTGGTCGTGGCCGCTGGCGGAGAGTATAGTACGTCAGGCGGCGGCGATGCGGGTTAAGTGGTTTGCAATCGGCGGCGGGGAGCCTACGGAATGGCGGCTCCTGAACGATCTGCTTGTATTCCTGTTTCGGCATCATATCCATACAGCGGTTACGACGAACGGAGTAGTGTTACGGCCGGTGCTGGCCGATCGCGTTCATATCAGTCATGATCGGATGCATACGTGCGCGACCGGTTGCATTGATAATCCGGAAGGCCGTATAATCGATGTGTTGCGTGCGATAGACTACTACAAGGGATTGGGTAGCTTGGTCGCTATCAATACGCCGTTGAATGAGGCGTGTGATATCGATAAGCGTATCCTTCGTGCCGTGGATACCGTGGTGGTATTGTTGCCGAAACCGTGGGAACGTACGGAAGGTTGGGACGCTTATTTGCGAACGACTATGGCGCAACTGTCTCTTGCCGGTCCGCAGATATGTGCAGATTCCTGCTTAACGCACTTGATGTCCGGTGGTTGTCAGCAAGGACGGACATCTATGGCCATCGATCAGCACGGTCACTATTCGGTTTGCAGCAACGGCGATAAAAAAGTTGAGGCTTCCAGCTTGCAGGTTGGTTGGGATCTGGTACGCTGTAGAGAGGAAAACGGATTGCCGGATGGGTGTATCCTGAAATAACGGTTTATGGGCCGGCAGGGTAGTACCTGCCGGCCTTTTTTTGGGGTTGCATTGTCGCGTGGTCTATGTCATAGTAGGTCAGTAGCTCAATTGCGTAGAGCATCGGTCTCCAAAACCGAAGGCTGAGAGTTCGAGTCTCTCCTGGCCTGCCAGGGGGTGCAATTGTTCAACGCGTTATAAACATTTTTTTTTTAGCTATCAGCCATGAACAAATCAGCCGGTAAACTTTCTCCACTTATCAGAGCTATTTCACGTGCGGTAAAGAGCAGGCCTGCGCGGCAGCTGGCGGCTGGCGCTGCCGGGTATGGTTATGGTAAGTTGCTTCAGGACCAAGCGGCTGGCGGCCTCGATTATCGTACTCCCTATGGTCGTGAGATCGGTCCTATGCTTCAAGCTCTTTTGTGGGCCCGTGCAGGCGGGGGCCGTAAGGCTTTACGTGGCGCATTCTCGAAGAAGCATCCAGTACTCGTTCCAAGTGGTGCGGGCGTAGTACCACGCAGTCAGCTATCCCTTCCGAAGTCGGTGATGATGTTGGGTGGTGCTCCTGCAATCTCCGGCGGTCTCCGGCGCATGCTTGGCGAATCGGAGCCCGGTGAGGTGGTTGATGCCGTGAAGCGACTTGCGGAAGCTGGCGGACAGATCTCAGGCGATCCCGAGGGTTATGCCAGTCGGCTGGCCGAGGGTGGTGCTCAAGGTTTTACCAAGTACGTCGAATCTCCTGAAGGACAGAAGGCAATAGCAGGCGCTGCGGGTCTCGTCGGTAAAGAGCTGAAACAGCCACTTACGGAGGCGGGTAAGGAGTTGCTCAGTGCGGCCAAGCCGGAAGCTGAGGGGTGGCTTGCTAAGGCAAAAGAAATTGCTCCTCTGATGGGGGCCGGCATGGGACGGACGTTGGGCGCCATGGGGCTCGGCGGTCTTGGAACTTATGGGTTGGCGCAGCTGCTGCTCGGCGGCGGTTTACCATCGGCGCAGAAAGCTTTTAAGGGTAGGACACCCAGCGCACAGGAACTGATTGGGTATGTCGCTAAGCGTGAGAAAAGCAAGCGGATCAGAAAAGCTTTAATTTCGTTGCTCACGATGTTGGGTGCTGCCGGCGCCGGAGCTGGTTACGCATACAGACCGCAAATCGCTGAATTTTGGCGGTCTCATGTCGGTAAGAAATAAATGGTGACAAATAGCACTACCCTGTTTATGATATGGTTTTGGTGGGAGGATTCCGATGCCGGATTTTGGAAACGCATTTAGTGGACTGGCAAACGACAGGAAGTTGACGGCGGAGGAATTGATCCGCGCGATCCGTTTCATGGTGTCGGCGGAGTACGAGGCCGTTCAGCTTTACATACAGTTGGCGGAGTCGACGGATAATGAGAATGCGGCTAAACTTCTTCGCGATATCGCGAATGAGGAGATCGTACATGCCGGCGAATTTCTGACATTGTTAAATACGTTGGCACCGGATGAGCAGCGACTGTATGATGATGGTCGTGATGAGGCGAACAAAGTAATCGGTACAGCCGAGAGAAAAACAGCGGAGGATATGACAATGGCTGACAAACCAACAGGAAAGAATATTCCTGGCGGGTTGGCGGCAGGCCATGCGCCGGCCGAGTACCCGGCGGATCAACTTGCGATGGGAACCAAGGTCGAGATGGAGCACACCAACGATCCGGTCAAGGCGAAAGAGATCGCGATGGATCATCTTCAGGAGGATAAGGAATACTATTCCAAGCTGAAGAAGATGGAAGGCGGCGGTCACTCGAAGAAGGCGAGTGGCGACGAGGAAGAGGTTGGGACTACGCCTACAGCCGAGCAAAAGAAGAAAATACGTGCGTACATCGCGAAGACCCCGAACTTGAGTGATGAAACATTTCATGAGTGGATGGAGGGAGAGGGGATTAACCCGCACGCTGGGGAGGCCGTAGTGTACGCATACGCGCACGAGCTGGCCAGCAAGTCGGCTGCAGTTCTTCCCCCGGAAACTCCGGTATCGGCGCCGAAGCCGAAGGTGACGGCCGAAGACGTCGAGAATGTGAAGTTGAACGATACGGATCCGGAGAAGGCCATACAGGCTATGTCTGGGGCCGTGGGTGAGGAAACGTCGCCGGACACACAGCACGGTGAGCAGACGGAGGCAGTTGATCAGACTTCCGCCATCATCACCGAACGCGGGTCTGTCAAGGGCGCGAAGGAGGAGATGCGGGTCATGAGTGTACACGAAGAGATCCTGATGAAGGTTGCTGAGCTGCTGGTAGACGGCGACATCGATCGTGCTGTTGAGTGGTACGACGTCCTCGAGAAGGATGCGAAACCGGCGTCTAAGGACGCTCCCGGTGAGGGTGGCCGATTCAAGGCGCTCAAGAAGAAGCTGAGCGGCGAGAAGGGCGTGGAGGATCCCGGAGCACTCGCGGCCGCGATCGGCCGGAAGAAGTTCGGCAAGGGCAAATTTCAGAGCATGGCAGCTAAGGGTAAGAAAGCAGCAGCGCTGACGAAACTGGCGGAGTATCTGGACAAGGTAAATGGCTAGACCTCTGTGTAAGCGCTGTATCATGAAGTGGGTGCCGGAAGCCATTCGATCCGGCAAACTGTCATGGGCGAGAATGCATCCCCGCATTAAGGCCGTGTGCCTGAAGGCGGGATACGATCACACACGGGACACGGAGATCGCTGCCGCTCGGCGGCGTTCGAGGAGGATCAAGCGATAATGAATAACAAGACAGGACAATTACAGAAAATGGCACTCTGGAATCTTGCACAGCTGAGCGGGGAGCCGGGGGAGACCATGGACAAGGAAGCATTTGAGCCAATGCCGGCTGGAGGAGCCGGCGCAGCAGCAGCCCCGCCGATGGATCCGGCAATGGCGGCTGCTGGCGGCGCACCGATGGATCCGATGGCGGCTGGGGCGGGCCCTGCAGTTAGCTTGCCTCCTCCGGCGGCTGCTCCAATAGCCCCAGCTGCTCCTCCTCCTGGCGGAGGCGGGGATCCGGCGTACGACATGATCGTACAGGCGGTGCGTCAGGTTGTACAGGAAATGGGCGTTGCGCCCGGCGCAGCTCCCGGCGGTGAGAGTAAACCAGCGAAGGATATGGAAGCTCGACTTGGCGCGGTTGAGGGCGCTCTGGCACAAGTGCTGGAAATGATGGGCTTGGCCAATCCTGAGCAGGCTATGTCTCAAGCCGTCGAGGAGGCTGCACCTGCTCCCGGCGCGGCAGCGGGTATGGGCGCCGGTGCCGGCCAGCCGGCTGAGGGTGCGGGAGCCGTACCACTCGGGGCTGGTCCGATGGATCCCGGTTCGGCACAGGCTATGCAGGGTATGGCACCTCCGGGCGCCATGCAGATCGCAGCCTCCGGCCCACGACCACTTGACGGAGAGAGCGTAACGGACAGGATGGCTGAAATCCTGAAACGGAGCAGGCCAGGTAAATGAAAGTAAGAATTCAGTCAGGTGGCATAACGTCACCTCCGGAGGAGCGGACTGAAGTTGATTCCCTTGTCGTGATGACGGATGAGGGTGATCCTGTTCTCGTCGGACTCAACCTTGAGGGAAGAGTCTGGTTGAAGACGGCGGATGACCCCGGCTTCGCGGAAGCGATGGAGTCACTCGGTTTCAACAAGCGGAATCTTCCGTTAGTGGACGTCGTGAAGGTTTAGATGTCCGCTACCCGTATCCGTCGTTGAGGTGATTACAGTGTCGCAGTCCAACACAATGCATGTGGACTATTGGCTAACCGACGACGACATTCAGAAGTCTGCGGCCGCCGAGTTTGCGCCCGGGATAACTGATCCGAAGGACCTTGGCGAGGCTACCATGCTCCAACCGGGAGCGCTCGTCCCGTGGGTGGTACAACGGCACATAGCGCGCCGCGCGGGCCCCCACCATGATATCCGGCTGGGCAAGGACAAGATGCTATCCTTCGCTACGAAGAAGGACTTACCCAAACCGGGTGAGAAGATCACCGTCTTCCAGCAACCCCTTCACTCCGAAGCGTACTCCAAGTTCCAAGGTCGTATACCATTAGGCTACGGCGCCGGCCGTGTCCATCGTACCGACCTCGGTGAGGTATTGATCAGCGAGGCCACGCCGAAGAAGGTCAAGTTTACGATCGCGCATAAGAAGAACCCGGAGGATTTTACGCTCGTACGCCTCGGCGCCAAGACGGGGAAGAAGCCGGCGTGGTACCTGTTCAACACGACGGAGACGAAGCCGGTGTCGTACAAGAAGGTGCACTACAAGAAGGTGCCGGCGGAGCAGGTCGACAAGCTGTTCGATCCCAGCTACGTCATGTCCGCGAAGATCGACGGTGCGGCCGCCTTCCTCCGACTCATGAAGGACCACGTTCAGGTCCTGAGCTACCGCGCGCGGAAGGGGACGGGGGAGCCGATTATACACACCCACCGGATGGGACTCGCTGGGAAGAAGTTCGACATCCCAAAGCATCTTCAGGGTAAGACGCTTCGCGGTGAGATATACGGGGAGCGTGAGGGGAAGGCGATACCCGCGGCCGAGCTGGGCGGGATTCTGAACGCTGCGGTGGCCAAGAGCTTGCGGGAACAGGAGCGGAAGAAGATCAAGATGCGCATGGCCCTCTTCGGCGTGCAGGAAGAGGATAAGGGCGTGGAGGCGCACAACCTGCCGTGGGAGCAGAAGAAGATGGTTGTGGATGATGCTCTTCGCCACCTGCCGAAGAGCGTGTTCACACAGCCTCCGTACGCCACCGACGCCAAGAGCAAGAAGCGGTTGTGGGAGGACGTCGTTACCGGTAAGCTGCCGGTGACTCGAGAGGGCGTAGTCGGTTTCCCGGAGATGGGCGGCAAGCCCGTTAAGGTGAAGCAGATGGAAGAGGGCGACGTATTCATCCGTGACATTTTTCCCGGCGAGGGTAAGTATGAGGGCGTCGGTGCCGGCGGTTTCCGTTACAGCCTGACGCCGGAGGGCCCGATCGTGGGTAAGGTCGGTACCGGTTTCTCCGATGACGAGCGGAAGAAGATGTGGACCAATCCTGAGGATTACATCGGCCGAACCGCCCGCGTCAGTTCACAGGAACAATTTCCGAGCGGGGCGTGGCGCGCCCCATCCTATATTGCACGTCACGAGGACTACCCGCTGGCGAAGGCGGCGCAAGCGTTGAAGACATCGATGAGGAAATGGGCGAACAAGCGCGTACTGGAGAAGACCGGCGCGCTCGACCCGCAGATGCTGAAGTATCTACTGCTCGGGACCGGTATCACTGCGGACGTCGCGTTGAACAAGTGGTTGGGCAACCGTGTCGGGCGACAGCTGGAGCGCACACCCGGGACGTACCGTCCCTATATTCCGCGAGTGTATACGCGGATGGGTCTGGACCCCAGCTTCACGACGGTTGCCGTACCCGGTTTGGGCAACGCGGCGTTCGTCCCTCCTCGAGAGGGGAAGAAGTTCATGGGGCAGATGCAGCAACTCGGGCTCGTCGACAATGCGCAGGCGAAAAGAGCTGTACGTCAGGGAATGATATTGTATGATCCTCAATATCTGAAGCCGGGGATGATCGCGCACGAGGCGGGTCATGCCAAGATACACGGCCGGCCGTGGTACAGTCCGTCACGTTTCGTGCAGGGACCACTCCGTTCGGCGGCGAGTGTTGCGGGGCTGGCGAAGACGATGCCAGGCATCTTCGTGGGTATGAAGACCGGCAGCCCCATACTGGGCGCCCTGACGGGGATGGCTTCGGGTGCGGTAACGAACCTGCCGACGTGGATCAACGAGTTGCAGGCCAGCCAACTGGCCAACAAGTATATTACGGAGAGCATTCCGAAGGGGAGGAAGCCGGAGGAACAGAAGCGTTTATTGCGCCGGGCATACGCTACTTACTTACTACCCGGCATAGTACTACCGGCGCTGTTCGGCGCCGGAGCGGCGATGATGGGTCGCCGCAAATAGGAGGAGGAAGGAACAATGGATTACGTTGAAGCGGTAAACAAGTTGGATGGGATGTCGCGACCGTTCGTGTTTTTGGCTGGAGGTATTACGCAATGTCCGGAATGGCAGCAAGAGTTAGTAGCAATAATACAGAAACTTGCGCCGGACATGGTGGGAACGTTATTGAACCCTCGACGCAAAGATTTCCCGATTCACGATCCGAACGCAGCACTAGAACAGATCACATGGGAGTATCAGGCGCTGAACATCTCCGATATCTTCAGTATGTGGTTCTCTGCCAGTGAGAGCGTGCAGCCGATATGCATGTACGAACTTGGCCGGCATCTGGCCAGATTTCAGTGCGGCGCTATGCGGCCGATGAAGATCGTTATAGGCATCGAGCCCGGGTACAAACGAGAACAGGATGTAAGGATACAAACGAAACTCGTGATGGGCGGCTTAAACGCGCCGGCTATCGAGATCGTCGATAGTCTGGAAGCGCATGCGAAGGCCATTATTGAGGCAGTAGACGAGTTAAGCTAATGCAGACAACGGTCGGCCAAGTTCTTATAAATAGCGTACTTCCGGCGCACCTGCGGGATTACAACAGGGTACTGGACAAGAAGGGCGTCAAGGACCTGTTGGAGCAGGTGGCGCAGGAGGGCGACGCTGAGCTGTACCGTGACGTCATACACGCTCTACATCAGGTTGGTCAGCAATCCGCGCAGTCGACCGGTTCCAGCTTCTCAATCTACGATCTGCTGACGCCACCGAAGACCAAGCGGATGATGGATGCCCTCCGCGCGAAGGTGACGGAGACGGTGGAACGTTCGGACCTGACGGAGGAGCAGAAGGAGGCTGCGGTCAAGAACATGGTGATGAAGGCTGCCCCCCGAATTGACGAGACGCTGTTTGCGGAGACGAAGGCCATGGGCAACCCGTTTGCTACGCAAGTTATCTCCGGATCTCGCGGCGGCCTCGGCGATCTTCGTTCCATGCTCGTCGGTGGCTTGATGGTCACCGGTCACAAGGACCGTCTGATACCGGCGCCGATGCTTACGAGCTTCGCCGCCGGCACCGATCCGTTTGAGTACTGGGCCGGAGCGTATGGGGCGAGGAAGGGGACGATCTCATCCAAGTTGGCTACGGCGCGCACCGGCTTCTTCGGGAAGCAGATGGTGCAGGCCGCCCACCGGCAGGTGGTAACGGAGGATGATTGTGAAACGGATCGGGGTATCCCCGTTGATGCCGACGATCCGGACAATATCGGTACGGTGCTCATCCAGCCGGTCGGCTCCATTCCGTCCGGCACCGTTATCGACCCGAGGATTGCCCGGCAGTTGAAGCGGGCAACGGCGGCCAAGAAGGACAAGACGGTCTACGTGCGGTCCCCGCTGACATGTGAGGCAAAGCACGGGGTCTGCTCACGCTGTGTGGGTATCCGCGAGCGCGGGGACTTCCCGGAGATCGGTGACAACGTGGGGGTGGCCGCAGCGCAATCCCTGTCCGAGCGGCTGAGCCAGGGCTCGCTGAACGTGAAGCATACCGGCGGCCGTGTACGCGGCGGCGAGATCGAGGGAGAGCTTACGGGCTTCCCGCTGATCAACCAGCTCGTGCAGGTCCCGAAGAGCTTCCGCGGCGGTGCGGCAGTGGCGCGTATGGACGGGACGGTGAAGGAAGTGCGGCCGGCACCTCAGGGCGGTACGATTGTCGTCGTGGGTGACGAGGAACACTTCGCGCCTCCGGGTCTTGAGGTTACGGTGAAGTCCGGTGACCGTGTGGAAGCCGGAGATATGCTGTCGAAGGGATTGCCGAACCCGGCGGACCTCGTTCGCTACAAGGGTGTGGGCGCTGGACGGCTCGACTTCATGAGGGTATTCCAGAACGCCTATAAGAAGAGCGGGATGTCCCCCAACCGGCGGAACATCGAGCTGCTGACCCGTGGACTCATCAACCATGTGCGCGTTACAGAATTGGACGGGATCGACAACGCGCTGCCGGACGACATCGTCGAGTACACGACCATCGAGCGCAACTACCGGCCGCGATACGGTTTCAGAGTCTTGAAGCCGACGGCCGCCGTCGGCAGCTACCTCGAGAGGCCGATCCATCAGTACTCGATCGGCACCCGTATCACGAAGAAGGTGTCGGACGATCTGCACAAACGGGGCGTGAAGGAGCTGACCGTGCATACGGATCCTCCGCCGTTCGAGCCGGAGATGGTACGTGCCATGCAGCAGATGACGGTCATACCCGACTGGCAGGTACGCCTCGGCGGTTCCTACCTCCAACGCGGGCTTATGGAGGCCCTCCATCGCGGCCGAACATCGAAGGTGCGGGGCGTATCGTACGTACCGGCGCTCGCACGCAGTAAGGGCTTCGGTGAGGAGCTGGAGGAAAAAGGTGTATACTAAGGTTTTAACGCTTGGCAAACGCGGATTTTTATATAACAATGACAGCAGTGTGGTATAGAGATATATCCCCCTGCGTTGTAACAGGAGGCCATACAACACGATGACAACCGAGAAAACAGCACAGGGCGGCGGCCAGAATCCCCAGTTCGAGCGTTCGTTCGCGGACTTGGCTTATGCTTATCTGAAAGATAAAGCGCCCCGCCTGCTCGACTTCCTCGTCGGGTTTCAAGTAATCGACAAGAACGAAGATGAGACAAAGGCCGCCGGCGTCTACGGCTTCAAGGTCGGCAACCAATGGTTCTACGCCCCTGTGTTCTTCCTGAACGGGGAGTTGAAGGGTAACGAGCTTCTGTACATCAAGGAGCAGGACGCATTCGTACCACTCCAGGAAAACTGGGTGAACTACCTCATCAGCCGGAAGCCTACTGTGCTGGGCGAAGGCACGTCCCAAACCGAATCCGACCTCGGCGTCGGCATCCCCGACTTCTGGGTATACCAGCGGTCACCGCTCCGGGGCTGGGACAAGACGTCCTCGGCGCCTACCTCTTACGACCCGTCGGACGAGAGCCGTTACGGTTACTGGTGCGACGGCCAGAAGTTTGATATTACTCCTACGCTCCGCGTGTTCCTCCGCTCACCGAACCATCCCATTTACAAAGAAGCGGCAGCGCGTATGGACTTGGCGAAGGTGATACCGGAGCTGGGGGTGAAGGCTGCGCAGGTGATCGCCGCGCAAATCCGGACATGTCCGGAATTCGGCGAAGCGCTCGGCCGATTCTACAACGGCAGCGATTTACTCCCGCCCATGGAGAAGAAAGCGGAGCAGGAGGTACTTCCACCATCGGATGTTCTGCTTCAGAAACATGGGCTTGACCGACAACTGTTCCGTTACTACGCGACGAAGCTGGCGGGGGCCGGCTACAATAAGCTGGTCGGGACGGATAAGACGGTGGTGCGTGTTCTGACGTCACTGGGCGTGAAGTCAGCTGCGCACCTTCGCGAGGTCCTGCCGACAATAGTTTCTGCTCCCATGGTGGAGAAGCGCGCGGCGGACGAGGTAGGCGACGTCGAGATCGTTACGAGGCGTGAGGGTCTTGATGGGACGGATCTGACGTCGGAGGAGCGAAGTGAGTTGATGGACGAGGGTCTAGTTGTTCGGGATTCCCGAACATCTGACCAGCAGTCAAAGGTCTACGACGTGAACATGACGCAGGAGCTGACCAACCCAGACTGCTCCGGCCTCTTCGAGATGATCAGCAAGGATGGGAAGTCCCATCCCGTTATCATCATTAAGGGCCCGAAGACCATCGGTACCGGCGTGGCCAACGCCGTGCTCGTCATCCAGCGCGACGGGAAGGGCTGGGGCTATTTCGACCCGAAGAAGATCTTCGTCCGTACCAACCAGATCACCGACTGGAAACCTTTCTACGAAAAAGAGCTTATCGACGCATCCAACATGGAGGAGAGGGGTACTTACGCCCTCATCAGCGAGGATGCGGATGGCAGTTTGGTATTCAATGTTGTGGAGAAGGCGGGGAACGACCTATATGTGCACGTGCCATATGGTTGCGTTCAAAGCGATGGGAACCTGATGAGGAGAGACGACCCCTTCAGCTATCGATGCACTATCGATCATGACTTTCCGTCTCAGGATCTGGACAAACCGGATCTTGATTCGGAGCCGAGGGACTGGTGGAAACACAATGTCCGTCCGGTTGTCATATCCGATAGCGTCGGTCGCCTGAAGTCGGTCGGCGACACCCTGATGGTTCCTTCAGCATGCAAGGCATTCCGGATATCGAAGGCCAGCGATGGTTTGGACTTCGTGCCCGGGTGTATTACGGATGCTGAGCTGGCGCTACTGAAGAATGCTGAACTCCGGCCCATCAAGGTCTGGAGTGACGGTCTCGGCTATCAGCTGGATTCGGGTAAACCGGGTCCGCGGCTGCAGCGTGACGATGCGATGCGCGACCTTATACTGCGTCATGGCGTCACGAAGGGTGCAGCGCGTATGATGCTGAAGCGGGCCGATGAAGCAGGTGCAGATACATTCCTGGTTAAGTACGCGCAAGGCTACACCGGTGCCGGAGGTCCATTGATTCCCGGGCCTACGGCGCCGTCTGTAGCGATGTTGGACAACATCAAATACTACGACCAGAATATCGGTGCGCTATCCGAAACGGACCAGTCGCATTACGAGGACGTTCGGCTGCCATTGGCGGGGATGGATGTATACGATCCACAACGTGGTGATCCCCCAACGGCGCGGGCGGCTGTCGATGCGGCGCGGACGGGTCAGAAGGAGGTGCTGGATACTTCGGTGCTCGGCGGGTTGGTGAAGACGATGGACATCGATCCCGTTATCGAAAAGTATTTGGCGGATCTGGTTGTCGGTTTGGACAGGATCGGCAGATTGCTGTTCATGTTCTACTGGCACAACGAGAAGTTCGGTGAGCGTTATGGTGAGGAGGAAATGCGTGAGCTGGAAGACGCTCTGCGCAACACATTCAAGAGCGTCGGCGACTTGGTGCTCTTCCTGAAGAAGAAAACCGTTGAGCCGGATGCCGCGCTACTCGGTTCGGACGTCGACCTCGACAAGCTGAGTTAATCACATGAACAAGCATATCCTACGCACGGCATGCGTGTGTATTCTGGCGTCTGTATTCCTGCTGGCCGGCTGTACGACACCGCTGCATACGCCGCCGACACAGGCGGCCAATGCCGCATACTCCTATTACCTCAAGAACAGGCAGAACGTCAACGTGAGTACGGTGGCGGCACTTCTGTCCTACACGTCATCGCATATCAGCCGCAACCCGATCAGGACGTGGGAGGGGTACGACGAGTACTTCGAGAAGTACATCCAGCAGGTCCGGAAGCGCGGGATGGTCCACGAGAACTATCCGGCCGTGGCCAGCAAGTACGATATCCGGGCCTATCGGCGTTTCGTACAGGAGTGGAGGAAGGAGTGCCGGGCGCACCGTATGAAGCCGGCGGCCGCCGGCAGAGACTTTGCGAACAGCGCAGCGTCGCTGATCTATCAATTACTGGAGAAGGAATATGACCGAGACACGAGATAACCGCATTCCGCAGATCCGCGTTGACGATTTCCGGATCCTTGAGATCACCATGGAGCCGTTTGCGGCGAAGGAGCATAAGGACTGGGCCATCCGCCACGCGGGTATAGAATCTATACCTTTCAAGGGGAAGGGTCAGCGAGTGGGCGTACTCGACACCGGTTGTGATATCCACCACTGCGATCTCCGGAAACAGGTCAAGGGCGCCAGCTTTATCCGCGGTAACAGCCAGGAACCGGTATGGCGTGACGATTGCGGCCACGGTACGTTCTGTACCGGAGAAATCGTAGCGAAGGCTGACGGGCACGGTATCGTCGGTGCAGCGCCGGAGGCTACGGCACTCCACTGCCGTGTGATCTACGGTGACAGCCGTGACCATCGTCGCACGGGCGTCGCCGACGACTTGGCGAGCGCTGTGAACGCGTGCGTGACTGGCGGCTGCGGTGTGATCTCCATGAGCATCGGAGGCCCAAGCTCGAGCCCGGAAATGCGCGAGGCGTTGGAAAACGCAGTATCCGCAGGGGTAATACCCGTGGCGGCCGCCGGCAACGAGCGGCTGGAGGGATCGATGTATGCGTCGTATCCCGCCGCCTACAAGACCGTAATTTCAGTTGCGTCGGCGAACAAGGATGACCTGCCGGCGTGGTTCAGTACCATAGGCGTCGGCGCGGTACGCAAGTCGGCACAGCCGGAGGTGGCGATTGCGAGCCTCGAGTTCTACTGGGGCTGCCTGCCGGGCCGGAGCACCTACGGGAAGATGATTGGCACGTCGATGGCGACACCACTGCTTGCGGCGGTGGCGTTGCGATGGAGGGAGGCGCGTGAAGCACAAGCTGTAGCCGGTGGGGCGAAGATGCCCACGGGCGAGGATGTACTGAAACAGTTTCGTAAGTGGCTCAGGCGTGTCTCCGATGATACGAACAAGAACGGGTGGGATCCCGAACTGGGGTACGGCGTCCTGTTGTTGGATGCGACGGAGATGCCGTAATCACGCATGAGCGGACGAAAGACGGAGATATGTGTGCTGATGGGGCCGCTGCGGCCGCGCGACTGGCGCTGGCAGCGTGTTGAGCAGCTGTACATCAAGTACAAGGCGTCCGGCCGGAAGAGCGCAGGCTTTACAAAGCTGGATGACGACGAGGTCAGGCGTGGCTTCCGTTTCTTCGTCGCACACGAACGGTATTTGGATGCGATAAACGCCAAGAACCGGGATTCGGCGCCGGCGGCTATGAAGCTGCATAAGGAGTGGCCGGATCTCTTTTCGGCGTTTACGATCTCGGAGCGGAGAACGTTCCTCCGCTGGGCCGTCGAGTCCATGATATTGACGGGCGCGACTCCGGCGGAGATCGCCGTGGATATTGGTTGCGAGCCTGCTGTCATAGCGGCTTACGAGACGTTCTTCTATGACGTACGGGACCGGCTGAACAATCAGCTGTACATCATCAACGAGCTGTTGTCGCCGGCGGCGATGGATGGATACGCGACGAACGATTGCGATTTTTTCTGGAAGGGGTTGGGCTACTGGTATGGTCCCAACATACTGAAGGCGTTCTGGACCTTCGAGGTCCTGCCTGATTGTGTGAGGAAGAACATACAGAACCTGATCGATGCTCAAGTGAGCAGGGGTACCGCGCGTGCGTTGCTGGTGCGGTCTCCGAACCAGTTCAATGCACACGAGATCATGGAAGAGCACGTAGCGATCAAGAGCATTTCAGACGAAGAGGATGCGAGCACGCCCGAGGGGCAGATGGCGGCGGGGGCGGCGGTGATGCTGCAGGCACTCCAGTTCAGCTTGGCGGCGACGAAGGATTCGAACGTGCCGGCGGCTACGGAACCGCGGTTGCGTGATACGGTAGCGGAGCTGGCCGGCGAGGAAGTGAAGGAGTTGCCGGCGCCGGTGATGAAGAAGCGGCAGGTGGCGAAAGATGCCATCGAGTTGGCGAAGTCACTGAAACCGGGTAGCACTGCTACAAAATTGCCGGAAGTGGATATGCTGCCGGATGCGCAGCAGAAGCGTGCCGAGGTGGCCCGTGTAGATCGTGAGAGAAAAAAGAACTTGATATTGAGTCGAATTCACGCTAAAACTGGTAGGAAAGGTAAATAGTCTCCGCCTACCTATAGGAGCTTGACCATGGACGTTACGCCTGTACTGCAGAAGCTGGATGAATTTGAGAAGGCCGCGGCAGCGGTCAAACCGTTTGTAATCACCCTCGACACCTTCATCGATCATGTCGACGACTTCTGTAAGTCGGCGGACATGGATGACGAGACCTACGCCGCTCTGTGGGGCACCATCGGAACCTGCATGGAGAAAGCGTCGGCCGGGCCGCAAGCCGTTCCCCCTATGGAGATGGACGAGCCGGCTGCGGTCAGTCAGCAATACGGTGCACCGCCTCCTATGCCGGCAGCGACGCCTGCTCCAGCGCAGCAGCCCGGATGGTGGCAACGTTTTACCGGGGCCATCCCGCAGGTAAGCTGGGGGGATCCCGGGACGTGGGGGAAGGCACTCGCCGGCGCGGGTGCGGCGGGACTCGGCGGACTTTTGTATACGGCCCTTCGTGGCCGCGGACGTGATGAGGAGAGAAAACCGTACCTTCGCAACATGTTGTTGACGGGTCTGCTTGGTGGTTTGGCTACGCCGTACCTCCAGAAGCCGTTGGGGCAGTTGTGGGGCCGGGTGAGACAATATGCAGGAGCGTAACCATGTCAATTGAGGCTATGACCAGTAAGCAGGAATCGGAACTCGTTGATTCCGTAATGGAAGCCATCGGGTTTGCGAACGAGGGCGCCCATCCGAACGACGCGATCGCGAAGGTGGCGGCCAACCACGGCTACAATCAGAACTTTGTTCGCCGGATGGTTGAGGCGTTCAACGTATCGAAGTCGTTGAAGCACCAGAAGGAAGCGTCGGGTGAGGCGAAGGCCGACAGTTTCGCTATCGCTGATCCGGACGTGATCATCAAGCAGATCTGGCCGGAATCGGTGGAGACGCCGGTGGAGAAGAAGTCGGCGGAGTGGGAGCCGGCGGGGACGAACATGGAGGAGAAGCGGTTCTTCAGTCTCGATTCGCAGCCGACGCTCGACAACAATCCGGAAGAGCACTCGTGGGATAAGCAGAGCTTCGATATCCTGCTCAAGCGCGCCTACAACGAGCTGTACCGGCGCGAGCGTATCGTGGAGGAGATGCGGCACAAGATGGCCTCGGCCCGGATGTCCCTCCTCGACAAGGTCAACAAGTTTGCGGCGTACTTCCGGTCCACCGTCCACGAGCCGTTCGAGCGCGTGGAGCGTGCGGCGCTCCAGCATTGGGGCGAACCCGTCCGGCCGCTGATGAACGCGGCGTGGGAGATGTCGAAGGGCGCATCGTTCGGTGAGAAGCGTGCGGAAGCGGCGACTCCCGTCAAGTACGAGGACAAGGAGCCTTACGCGCTGTTGTCCAACGTCATGGACCAACGGGACGCGTATCTCACCGCACTCCGTGATTTCTCGAAGGAGTCCAGCTCCACGAAGGAGTATCGGGACGCGCTCGAGATGCGAAGGCGGATCTTCACGAAGTTAGGGGCTGGGGGTCCCCTTGCCCCTTTTTTCGGCGGGACGTTGGGAAGCTTGGTCAAGGCTCTCCCGAAGAGCACGGTAGCTGAGGAGTTCCCCAGCGCGGCCGCGGCCACGTTACCTCCGGACTACGAGGCTGAGCGAAAGCTGATCCAAGCGCAGATGATGCTCAACGACTTCCTCACCACCGACGAGGTGTTGAGCAAGGCCGAGCCCGGTCGGGTGGTAAACACCTACAACGAGATTGCGGCCATTGCACCGAGGATGGCGGAATCGCCGGCGATGATGCGCGGCGTCCTCCGCAAGGCGGTGGAGAGCGATATTCTGGATCCGTATGAGCTGGCTAACTTGGTGACTACGGAAGTTGGTTTGAAGAAGGAACGTGAACCGCTGGCCCCGATGGCGATGCCTGGGGCGCCGGCTGCCGCGGGAGCATAGACATGGATATCGAGAAAGAAGCTGAGCGATTGGCAGCACAGATGGTGGCGCAGGAGGAAGTCCGGCGGGCCATCGGTGATACCCTGCAGGTGAAGGAAGCACAGGGGCCGGATTGGCGATCAATCCTGCTTGGCGCTGGCGTCGGCGGCGGCCTCGGCGGCTTGACAGGCTGGCTGTCCGCCACCGATCGTGAGAAGGCACGGAAACGCGCGCTTATCGGTTTACTGCTCGGCGCCGGAACCGGCGGTGGCCTCGGTCATCTGGCCGGACGTGCGGCGGCCGAACCCGAGACCCCAACTATTCCTGAAGCTGTGAAAGCGGTAACGAAGCCGAAAGGCGACACACGGCGCGTAACTCCAAAGGGCGTGCCCGGAGCCACGGAGACAGATTACCGGACGCTCAGCCGTGACCCTATATTGGCTACCCTCGCCGTGTTGGGATTGGTGCCGGAAGAACGTATCAAGAAGATTATCGACAAAGGTGGTGTCAGGACTACCGAAAGCGCTCGACGGTTGAATATTCCAGCAAGCGTCGGCAGGGCTGGCGGGAAAGGTGTCGGCGGCGCGGCTGGTATACTCAGGCATTGGGTGCCAGCGAAGTTCAAGCACGAGAAGGCAGTCGCGGAGGCGATGGGTCAGCAGCGCGCCAAGCTGCGTACACTGAAGCGTTTGAAGAAGGTTACGGAAAAGCAGCGTCCGGGGGCACAGCTACCAATACCGGCGAGCCTCGCTACCTTACCGAGCAAAGCTGTCAGGGAGAGCGTTGTTGCTAAGGGCAAGCCGGCGGTACGCGAAGCGATGCAGCGTGCCAAGGGCACGGCCGGACTCGGTGGTAGGATCGGCGGCCGCGTTGGCAGGTTCGGTCCGCTCGCGGTCCTGTTAGCAGCCCAGGGTATGGATCCCATCGGCGCGGCCCTTGGGAGCAAGTGGGGGCTACGAGGCCACGAACCTGCTGAGCTGGTGAGCCCGAGCGTACCAATCAGGTAAATACTATGGAACCATTCGTAAAGACAATCCTGCCCGCATCATTCGGTTACAGCGATCCGCTGTGCGCACTCGTCGACGTACACAGTCGCGGCATCGATTCCTCATGGATGTCGAAGCGCGCGGCCGCCGGCGTCTTCCGCGGTCTCGACATCAAGCCGGAAAAGGGTCACTCCTTCATCCACCTGATCGCGATGGGCGACGCGGAGGCCTACGGATTCAACCGGAACGGCGACGGCTTCCTCAAGCAGAGCCGGTACGTTGATATCCCGAACCCGAAGGACGGGAAAACGCGTCGGGTCAAGATCGCGAAGGGCAACATCGAGACGCACAAGACGTTCGAGAAGTTTGCGAAGGTATACCGGCATCACGTCAATAAGGATCCGAAGAAGGCGGAGGGTGATGTATTCAAGTCCGCCCACAACGACGCCATGTCCCGCGTCGAGCTGATGATCAAGGTCGTGAACGACAAATGGGGTAATGAGATTCAGAAGCTGGCGTCGGGCGAGGACGTTCCGTTCAGCATGAGCTGCAAGGTCCCCTTCGACGTCTGCACCGAGTGTGGCAACAAGGCGAAGAGCCGGAAGGAGTACTGCGACCACGCCAAAAACCACATGGGCGAGATCACGAAGCAGGGGAATAACATCGGGGTCCTGAACGATCACATGCTCTACTTCGATATCAGTGAGGTGACGGTGCCGGCAGACCGCATCGCTTTCGGGCTGCTGAAGGCAGCATCCGACGATTCGAGGATTGTGTCCGGTTCGGAGCTGTCGGAGCAGTTCACATTGTTCCCTCCAGTGGAAGCGCCGGATCCGTTGTACGGCGGCCCCGTACTTACGAAGCTGTCGATGATCGGGAAACTGGCGGATATTGAAAAGGATATTGAGGCGGTAGCCGACGCCGGCCATCCTATCAACCGGACCATCCTCGCATTCGATCCGGACGCGCACACTGGTATCGATGACGATGACATGCGGAGGATGGACGTTCCCCGCGGCCAGGTTCACGATCTGCTCGGTTCGTTGGCCGACGCGAAAATAAGCTTGTCATTGCGCGATTTTTTGAAGATCATACTCGGTAGACGATTTGGTGAAGTGGAAAATCACGTTGAGGAGGCAAGTGATTTGCTCCCCGGCATCTTCGGCCGTATTGCCGCGAAGCCGATGGGCGCACTTTCCGACTTGGATGATTTCGACTTAGGCGATGGTATTCTTCCGCGCGCCGCGCGTGACACCATCTGCAAGTTGATCCCCGGCAATTCGCTGGACGATGAACCTGTACGTCGGCGTGTGACGATTACCATCTTACGAGGCAAATCTCCGCTCAAGATGAAGGGGCCGCTGGAGTTGGAGAAACGGAGTGAGGTAGCGGCTTCCCCGTTGGCGGAACGTATGGCTACTGCGTACGCGATGTACAAGGTAGCCTTTTGTCAGCGGGTAGGTATGAGTAATCGGGTGTTGACAGAAAGGGCCGTTTTGCAGCATTATATACCCGGCAATTAGATGGTGAAAAAAGCCGGTTGAAAACGGTTGACGCTGTTGCACAAGGTGTGTTACTGTTACTATGAACAGTAAGGAATCGGTTAAACAAAGGGAGAGAAACGATGAGTAGCTTTCTTGACGATCTGGACAAGTGGCTTCTGGAAAGTGTGGAGAAGAAGGCTGAGGAACCGCCTACCGCCCTTCCTAAGGTGGATGACGGTGACCGGCCAGCTCCTACTGGCGCTCGTGCTGCAGAGAACGAGAGCGATGTGAAGTCCGAGATCCCAGCAGAGTCAGTCGACGAAGCTTCCGGGGCAGCGGCAGAAGGGCCTGGTCGGGGCGAGAACGTTCCGTCCAATTCCATTGGCACCAAGGCTGCGCCCACCGGTGAAGATCCGTCGGTTGAAACTGCGAGCGTAAAGGCGAAGCCGGATGACCCGGGCACGTCGATGCCAGCTCGCGCTGACATGGGCGAAAAGTACTCCGCAGCCCAGTTGCGTGACATGGGCGACACGATCCTGGCAGACATCGCGGTGGCCACGGCCGCTGCGGAGAAGCCGGCATCAGCGGAAAAACCAGCCGAAGGCGAAAAGCAGGCCGAAGAGGGCGAGAAGTCCGCGGAAGCTGAGCAACCAGCCGAAGGCGAAAAGTCCGCCGAGGAAAAGCCAGCTGCTGACCTTCCCCCAGCCTTAAAGGAAAAGGCCGAGGATATGAAGGAGAAGGCCGAGGACAAGGATAAGGACGACGAGTCGGAGGCGGAGGATAACCCCTGCCCAAAGTCCGCTGAAGCGGAAGACAAGTCCGACGAGTCCGTGAAGCAGGCCGAAGAGGCCGGCAAAGAGGCGGCATCGCTGGTCACCGACCAGTTGCAGATGGGTGAGGAAGCAACCTCACAGGCATCAGCGGAAGAAATCGTTGGCAGCGTGCTGAAGAGCGCGGAGGTCGACGCTATAAACGTGGACGAATTCTTGAAGGGATTCAAGAGCAAGTCGGCCATGCCAATGCCGGTCGAAGATGTTGCCCCCGAAGCGGCGGGTGACGCGGCGCCGGTAATGGAAGACGCTTCGGACGTTGGGGCGGTTGCCGAGGGGCCCGCCGAGGACGATCTCGCACAGATCGTGCAAGCGTTGATCGAAGCCGGAGTGACACCGGAAGAACTGTTGGCACTGGCCGAGGGTGGTGGCGAAGCCGTCCCCGCGGAAGCGGCAGCAGCGGTTCCGGCAGTAGCCGAGGAAGCAGTCGCCGCCGAGGCGGAGGCACCGAAGGTTGCTGAAGCGAAGACGGAGCCTGAACAGAAGGCTTGGAAAGATATGTCGACTGAGGAGAAGAAAGCTGAACTGCGTAAGGCGGTCGAGAAGATCGCTGCCGCGCGGAACGCCGACGCTCCGAAGGAAGACGACAAGAAGGGAGAATAACTGATGAACGTTCTTTATGATCTTGACAAGCTGCGTAAGGTTGTAGAGTATGTTGGTGGTGCACAATCCATTTTGGAGAAGGCATCCCAGCAGACGAGTACGCTCTCAGAGAAGGCTCCGGCAGTCGTTGACGCGCTGATACAGCAAGGCCTCGTCAGTCCTCATCTGAAGGAGGCAAAGGTTAAGGCGCTGAGCGAAAACCCGGTAGAAATTCTCGAGATGCTGGAGAAAACGGCGGCACTGGTACAGGCCCCTTCCATCGGACAGGGCGACGAAACCAAGGCCAACGATAACGAGAAGCCGTCCGCTGATCAGGTCTTCGTTGACCGGTTGATGGGCTAACGGCGAAAGGTACAACACAAAGGAGTAGGGAAATGAGTACACCTGCACAAATGTACGATCACGAACTCAATCCTGTCAAGGGTTGGCCAAGCCCGTACGCTGTGGACAAGCACGCGGACTACAGTGGCGACGACACCGCATACCGCGGTCAGGTCGTGTCGCTGGACTCCAACGGCAACTTCCAGCTCGGTTTGGAATGTGCTGCAATGCCGATCTTCCTGCTGAACACCAGCACGAATTACGATGTGGTCGGTGACGACTACAACCTCGTCGGCAGTGGCAGCGGAATCCCTCGTATGTCCGGTCTGGTCGCAGTATCCGGCCTCGAGGTCGAGTCGACGGAATACGACTCGGATCAGAACTACAACCCGAACGATACGCTGACAGCGGGCGCCCCTGGCGCAGCCGACGCCGGCGTCATCAAGCCGGGGACCGCCTACACGGACACCATTTGCGGTGTTGTCAGTGACGGTGTTCTGACGAACGAATTCCAGCGTACAGTGATTCGGTTCTGGCCCGTGTGGCTGCCGCCACTGGAGTGCCCTCCGGTAAGCAGTGACTAATTGTGGCCAATAACGTGCCGGTTCCGGCGGTCGTAATGGCCGCTGGAACCAAACAAGGTTGTGAACAACCAACAAGAGGTAAAGTCATGAGTGAGCAAGAATACTCAACCAAGGCAATCAACCAGGCTTTCTTCGAGAAGATCACGTCGGATGACAGTGCCCTTCAGAAGGACGCCCAACAGGCCGTCAACGACTTCACCCGCGTGAAGATGCGTGAAGACGGTTTCTGGCGCAAAATTCTTCCTCCGGTGCCCATCAGCAATGATGAGCTGGATCGCCAGGTCGACACGGAGAAGAACGTGAAGGTCGTGGATAAGGAACCTGACAGCCCGGCGGCTATCAGCATTCCGTACGCCACCCTTCCGATGAACCGGTACATCCAAGGTCCCCGGTACCGTGTTATGTTCGACCGTATTGTTACGCCGAACTTCACGACCGACGTGGGCCGGCTGCGTACATGGGACATGGACATTCGTCAGGTCCTGTCCGACAACGCGATCAAGGATATGCTGGCAGAAGAAGACGGCAAAGCCATCCGCGCCTGCATCGCGGCCCTCGTGGGCCTGAATCAGGTCGTTCCCGAGACGGGCACCATCCAGTGGCGCACGTTCGGTGGTGGCGTGACCCGTGAAACAGTCAACGACGCGCTGAAGATCATGCCTCAGACCCCGAGCCATCTCGAAGTCTCGACGGCCCTGATCAACAACGTGTTCGTGAAGGACCTGCAGAAGTGGGGCCGTGACGAAGTCGGTGGTGACCTCTCCGAGGAAATCGTCCGAAACGGCTTTGCGGAACGCACCTTCCTCGCCGTCCGCTGGATCATCACGATCAAGCGCGATCTGGTGGGTGACGGCAGCATGTACATGTTCGCGGAACCGAAGTTCCTCGGGAAGTTCTTCATCCTCGAGGACACGACCATGCACATCGAGAAAAAGGCCTACATGCTCAACTTCTTCGCTTACGAAGAGCTGGGTAGTGCAATCGGTAACGTCGCCGGCGTGGCGCGTGCCGACTTCACGGGTACGGTCGAGGATCTCGACGTGTGGCGCTACTAAGTCAGTGCCATCCGTGAAACGGAATTGAACACAGCCCTTGGGTGTCCGGCTCGTCCGAGCCGGGCGCCCGGTGGGTTTTCGACCATAAGAGAGGAGAAATCAACATGTCAGCGGAAGATACCAACAAGGCGATGGAACAGAAACTTGCTGTGATCACCGAGAAGGTGTATCTGCCTGCTTTCATGAGCAAACTGGCCGAGCTGGGCGTGCAGGTGCAGAGTGAAGACGAACTTCAGGACCTCCTGAAGATTGCCGTCATGACGCGGATGCATCAGTCCAATGAAGCAGCTCCCGAAGCGGGTTCGCAAGCCGACCTCGTCAAGGCTGCAGCTGCCAGCTTGGAGAGTATGACGTTTGGCACACAGGATCAGGTAGCCGCGTTGCTGCAGGATCCTGAGGTCGCTGGCGTGTTTGCTCAGTAAGGTAGGAACCGATTCGGAGGTGTTTTGTGGCTGGTAGGAACACAACTTTTGACATGACCTACCTGACCGAGCGGGTCGTTTATCGGCAGGGCCTTGTGGCCGCGGATGCAACCCCGGATGCTGGTAGCATCCCCGAGATCAGGTTGGACATCGACAGCTCGAAGTTACACTACTCCGAGCAGATGACCGCGATCTCCGGTGATACTCCGAAGCATGAGGTTGCTGCCCGGGCGTATAACGGGCACCTTGAACTGTATGTCTACTACACACCGCCTGAGGACGCCGGCGATCCCGGCGTTTGCGCGGCATCCTTCCAGGGACTGGTTGACGGTTTGCTGGGCGAAATGGATGAGCGGTGCCATGCGGATATCCGCGTATGGGCGTGGGGCGGTCCGCTGGATACGACCGAGATCGATGGTCGCTGGTGCCTGATGCACGAACAGAGTGTTTTGACTGATACGTTGATCACCCTGCGAAACATTCCTAACACCAAGTACAAGGTCACGGTCAACTTCATCAACGGCGGGCAGATTGACATACTCGAGGAGCACACCGTTTAGGGTCGTGTCACGGGGTTATGAATCATGACGGCATGCGATCAGGGATCGATATCCCCAACAGGGAGCCAGGATCAGTTTGCGGGTAACCGCGGGTCCGATGACCTTGCGCACGAAACCGTCGACATGGGCCGGAGCAAGTGTTTCGGCGATCGGCCCGTTGTTCAGACATACCAATGTCAGAAGACCAATTTCAAGCTCTACGTGATGGATCGTAATGGAGCCGCTGTGGATCTTTCCACCGGCTCCTTTACGGTCAAGTTCATTATCAAGGACCGCGAGGTCAGCTCCCTCCCCATCTTCAACGTTACCTGCGAGATTACCGACGCGGCGCAGGGTATCGTTCTAGCCAAGCTGACGCCGACGCAGACCCGTTTCGCCGGCATCTTCGTTGCGCAGGTACAGGTATTCAACGCAGCTGATGATCTGATATGGAATACGCCGTACTGGGCAGTGTTCAACCCGTCGCTCAACGTGACCTCCACGGGCCCGATCACGATTCCGGAGGTGCGGCTCATCCTGCGCGATTCGTGCCCAGAGCAGAACTTCCTGCTGGACGATTTCGAATTCAACGACTCTCAGATCGTGGCGTGTATGCGGCTTCCTATTGACGAGTTCAATGAGAAGTACCAACCGAAGACGACGTACTCGCCGAGAACATTCCCATGGCGTTTTCACTGGCTGCGGGCAACCGCCGGCTACCTCATGGAGATCGCGGCGCGCGGGTACGCCCGGGATCACCTGAACTACGTGGCGGGCGGAGTAACGGTCAGTGACAGGGACAAGGCGAAGATATACGTTGAGCTGGCGAATCAGTTGCTGGCCGACTGGCGCCAGTTCGTGAAGGAGCGCAAAATCGAGATGAACATCGAGGGCGGTTTTGGTACAATGGGCTCCGGCTACACGTACTCGACGCGCTGGTAAGCGACGAACCGTGTAGCGTGCTACACAATTTACGGGCGGGTACGATGGCAGACATTCCTGTATTCAATAGGTTTGAAGTATACTACCGCATGCGTGGCGGCGCGCTGTTGGCATGGGATCTCCATCCCATGTTCAGATCGACAGGTCCTCTCACCTTCCGCGTAATGGTCTCCCGCACCACAGCCGGTGCCTGGGAGACCGTTACGACGGTAACCGACCAGTACATCGCTGAGGACCCCAACTGGCGTCTGTACGGGAAGGCACCGCGGCTGTACTACCGGATACGTATGACCGCCGATGGCGTGAATTACGATTCGGAGGACAAGCAGATGGTCGGCAACTTGTCGGACCATGACCTACCCATCTACCGTGAGATCATCCGGAAGGAGACCCTCCGGCTTCAGAAGTACGCCGGTATGTGCGGCTACCTCTATAAGAGGAAGCGGTGGGGTACACAATGTCCCACCTGCCTCGACTACGATACCGGCGAGGTGAAGAACGCGCACTGCCCGGACTGCTTCGGCACCGGCTTCGTCGCCGGCTACTTCGATCCCCTCGTTTACTGGGTCGCTGACAGCACGCAGGGGGTCAACAGGCGGACGACGACGCAGCCGGAGGGTCAGGGGGTCATCGAGGACCGTGTGCGGCCTGTGAGGGCCTTGAACTGTCCTTGGCTGGACACGGGGGACGTGTGGATCAAGTATGATTCGGATCAGCGGTACATCGTGCAGCGGGTGAAGGAAATCAACTTCCGGGACATCCCGTTCATCTTCGATCCCGTGGAACTGAGGCTTGCTCCTACAACGGATATAGTGTACAGTTTAGAGAGACCTGAAGATCATGAATCAAGCTCCAGCTAGGGGGAGATAGGAATGAAGAAGTTTATCAGTGTTGCTGCCATTGCCGCCCTGTTGGCCACCGCCGTATGGGCGGTCAATTTCGAACCGATCCGTCCGAATGATACGATGACGCAGGTTCGGAACAAACTCAATCGGAACTTCAACAAGGTCAAGGCCGGCGGCGTGGCCACCGAATGGTCGACGAAGCCGGCGATCCAGAACGTGAATATGGCCAACTTCCGGATCCTCAACCTTGGCGATCCGGTGAACCCGACCGACGCTGCCAACTGGCAGTCCGTTACCAACGGTTTGACGAACGCTGTTGCCCAGTGGGCTTTCTATCCGGCACTTGCGCCCGTTGACATTAACTCACAGGGCATCACCAACGTTAATGAACTGTACTTCACGGACGCGGACAGCGTCATATGGGGTCCGGTGGGTGGCCGCCTCGATCTCAAGTTTCCGCCGGTGGGTGCGGCACAGAACGCGGGAGCATATATATTCCTGTACTCTGCTGATCATACGGACCACGGCGACCTGTACTTGGGTACGAGTACGAATGTCGACAGCGAGATACGCCTGTTCAATGCGAACGTTTCGGAGTACATGACGATATCGACGTCCGGTGTCTTCCTGACGGGGATGAACTTCTTCCCCGCTACGAGCAATACGCTCAGCGTCGGGCGCCGTGACCGGCCGTTCAACGCCGGTTACTTCAACAACCTCTTTCTCGGCGGCGAGAGCATTATGTCTCTCATCACCAACAACGCTCACGGCATCAAGATCTATGCCCATACTGGCGACTTCAAGGCTGGGTATGGAACTAACCTCACCAGCGCTCTGAACGCGGCTGTAGCCAACGATATTGTGGCCGTCGGGCCTGGCATATACGGAACACTTACGCCTTCCATCGGTGCTGACGTGACCGTCGTAGGCGCCGGTCGGGATGCGACAACTGTCAACCTCCCGGCGCCGGCCGAGTTGACAATCAACTATACGAACACCTTTGCGTACATGACGATCAACGGAGCGACTGACTGTTTCTCACTATCTGATAACGGGTCCCTGACGTTGATCGAGTGCACGCTGAACGGCCATATCTTAGGCCTCGCCATCCCGGAGAATATTAACAGCGATCTCGTGATAAGGGATTGTGAGATAACGGGTGTCATCACCGGCTTCCAAGCAAGCTGTACCATGGATGTCGGGTATTCCATGTACAACCCGCGACGCGTGGACCCGGACCTGCAGGTTACTTATGCGGACTCCAACTCTATTTATCGCGTGCTGTACGTCGAGGGGCTGGATCTACCGAACAAGACGCTGATCGGGACCAACGGGGCTCCGATGCTGTCGTGGACGAACGATACGTCGATCACACTGCACTCCAACCTGATCCCGTGGGCCAGTAACGTCGTGAACATCGGCTCCATCGATAACCCAGTGAAGCACGTGTATGTTGGGCCCGGTTCCTATTACATCGAAGGCCTGAACCTGACGAACCGGATGGATCCGAAGGCGATGACGTTATATACGGCGGGCGGCGTCGCCACGTTGGACTGGAACCTTGGAACCGCGTTTGATGCTGGCGGTGACATCGTGCTTGACTGGCTTACGATGGTCCTGAACGACGGGGATCAGGACGTGTCCTTGGACTGGTCACAAAGGCAGTTGTCAGATACTACCCCTGCGCTGTCCATCGATTACGGCTTGCGTAGGATGTACGAAACGGACGGGACAACCACCATCATAGACTGGGGTTTGCAGAACCTGCTGGATGACAACGGGAGCATTGTCCTCGATTGGGATATCATGGCGTTGAATGACGCTGGTCAAGATACGTCGCTGAATTGGGACGGCCGGGAAGGTTACGCGGAAAACGGCACAACCAAGATCTTCGCGTGGTCGAATAATCTCTTCCAGGTCTTCACAGATCTACGGCTTACTAACGGCAGCATCTCCGTCGGCGGCACCAACTTCGTTCTCGATACGCCGCTGAACGTGGATGCGTCCAACCGGAAGCTTTACACATCCGTCGTTACCGAACAGTCACTGGACTGGGAAAACAAGATACTCTACCGTCTCGGGGTCGCGGTCGGTAAGGCCTACGACTGGCAGAATGGAATCATCTACGACGATGATGAGGACTACAGCATTCACGTCATCAACCGGCGCGCATTCAAGGACTCCGGCGGTTACACCATCGACTACGAGAATATGGGTCTCTTCGACGGCTACACGAACGAGATGGTTGAGTGGGATGATGGCTACCTGAACGATGCGTCCGGCAACTTGGCCATCGATTGGCCGAACAGGACGGCATATGACGCAGGCGGCTTCAACTGTTTCGAATGGGATGAGCGTACGTTCTACGCCGAGGATGGTTTAACTAAGGTGTTCTCGTATTCGAACAGCGCCGTACAGCTCAACAAACATCTGCTACCTGCAACCAGCAACACGCTGGATGCGGGATCCGTTGACAGGCCCTTCCGGCACGTGTACGTGGGAGAGGGCTCCTATTACATCGAGGGGCTGAACCTGACCAACCGGATGGACCCGAAGGCGATGAAGCTGTATGACAGCGTCGGGGTCGAGATTGTAGATTGGTTCAATGCGGCCGCTTACGATACGTCCGGCAATACTTCGATCTGGTGGGAAGTGCGTGAGCTTATTGACAGCTCGGAGAATGCGGCAATCGATTACCAGAACCGGCAGGCAATGGATGCGGACGGCACCTCCATCGTGCTGGATTGGGATACGCAGGTGGCCTACGATACAGCGGGCAACGACGCACTCGATTGGCAGAACCGCGAGTGTTACGATGCGGACGGTACGACGATCGTGACGGACTGGGATGAGCAGCAGAGCTTCGACGCCAATGGCGTTGCCTCTTTCGACTGGAACAACCGGTACCTCTACCAAGTATCGGGCCCATCGATCGTCATGGATTGGAACCTCACCACCGCGTACGATGACAGCTTCAATGAATCGATTGAGTGGGATAGCCGTCATCTGTCTGACTCCACGCCGGCGATTGCTATCGACTGGGAGGACCGTGAGTTGCGTGATACTGATGGCTCGACGGTCATGCTCTCGTGGAGCAACGACGTGATCGATGTGAAGGGCAAGAGCATCATCAACATCGCGCCCTCGTCCTTGGAGTTCACGGACGGCTCGAGGATCACGTCCGATGGTACGAATATCAGCATGGTTGCGACAAACGGCGAGACCAATGCGTATATCGTGGTCGGTACGGCTGGGACATCCACCAACCTGTCGACCTACAACAACGACGCAGGATTCCTTACCAGCGCTGGTGGGTCGGTCAGCAACCTGCAATCGTGCTTAGACGGCGGCAATATCGCCAGCTCCAACAGCGTAATCCTGCTGCGGTCGGCTGGCGGCTCCATACACGCGAGCGCCTTTGCGATGGTGATGGCTGGGAACACCCTCACGGCGAACAGCGGTGCGAATCAGGGGCTTGTGGTTGGGTCCAATCAGAGCGTTGATTCCAGCCGGAACGTTATATGGGGTCGCTTCGTCACGTTCACGAGCGGTGGTGACAACAGTGCTGCCGGTGGTGATACCATTTCAATGCAGGCCACCGACTCGTTCGCGAGCGGAAATACCATTACTATGACCGGAACGGCGGACAGGAGCGCGGCGTTCGGAAGTCGTATCTACGACAACGGTACCGAGTCGTTCATGGTTGGCCGTGGACTTACCAACCGCGGGGATAACGTGTTCGTCGGCGGCAGGGGCGTTGAGGTTCTGAACAAGCACGACCGTGGTTTCTACTGGAACGGCGACGGCGGGAACTTCATGACATCGGTGCAGGATTCAGAGTTCCTCGTGAGAATGACCAACGGCTTCTACTTGGTCGGGTCCCCCACGGAGGTTGAGGACGCGTCGAGCGGCAAGCAGGCGGTCAATTACCAGACGCTGACCAACGTCTTCGACATATGTGAGCTGGGTACGACGTACGTGAGCACGCAGAACGTTGGGGCGACGTCTACGATCATCATAACGAACTTGTCAGCGGGCTTCTCCGACGGGTATACTGTCAGCACGTCGAATATCACTGTGAGCGCTACGAGCGCCGGTCAGAACAGGTTGACACTGTCGGGCAGCTTGGATACGGATGCGACCACCGTCATCGAGGTGTATGCGTATAAGGACGGTGTGAAGCTCGGACGTATAGGTGGGCGACAGTTTATTGATACCGGTGAGGCTCAGTGCATTTCTGGGCAACGCATTGTTGACCTAGCAGATGGTGACGTTCTTGACATTCGATTATACAATACGTTTGCCGGCGCACGACAGTTGGAGTTTACTGATCTGTCGCTGATCGTTGAAAAAGTTAAGTAGCTACGGAGCAAGACCATGATACGGCCATTCAAAGCACTGCCGCTGATTGTCGGTAGTTTGATCCTGTTCGCGCTCGCAGGCGCTGTGTCTGCGACAATGCAGCCTTCCACCGGCGGCGGCTTCATCTACGTTAATGGGCGACCGATCGACACCGCGGGCGCTGGCGGGGGCGGTATCAGCGTCGAGGTGGATCCCGTGTGGTCCACTGCCAAGGTCGATTACGTGACGATCGCCGGCCTTCCTGGACTCGAGACGGATCCCGTGTGGGTTGCTGCCAGCAATCGCTACTCCGTTGAGCTGAAGGACTTCTCCGGCGTTATCAACGATCGCGACATCGGGCTCGAGACAGTCTACGTGACGAATGATACGCCTGTGGGCGATGCCGGTTACTCCCCGGCGGTTGCTGTCGACACCAACGGCTGGCTCGTGCTTGCCTACTCCGACGCGAGTACGATCCGGTACGGCGTCTACAACCTATCCTCGTGGAGCCTCGAGGATACTGGGCAGACGAAGGCATATGATTACAAGGGGAAGACCGTCGACATCGATATCGATACCAACAATCAGCCCCACATCGCGTGGAACCTCGATGGTGTTAAGGGCGATACCTCTATTCAGTATACGCGGAAGAGTGGTGCGTGGCTGGCGAAAGAGCAGGTGGATGACGGGAACCCCCGGCACGGTACACGGCCGCAGATCATTCAGGTGCAGACCAACGATGACGTGTTCGTTCTATACCACGTGGGTGAGGATAACGGATACAACAGCGGAGCCACCTACAACAGGCGCAATGTGCGCTCCGGCGGCGCGTGGGGGACCCCTGAAGTGTATGGCGAGAACGACGGTCGTGACTCGCATGCGATCGATATGCTGATCGATGAGAACAGTAACATCCACGTCGCCTATCAGAAGCGGAATACCGGCATCATGTACGAGAAACAGCCTGTCAGCGGAGGGCGGCCGGCGACTACTAACGTGATCGTCTACAACGGCGTTTCGCCGTATCAGGCCCCGTTCGGCTTCAGCGCCGTCAGGCTGGGGCGTAACACTAACAACGACCAGATGGTCGCGGTCTTCGAGGGCTTCTGGTTCCGTAACGGTATTACGGCCGATAACGCTAACCTCGGCTTCGCCTTCCAGTATCCTGGTGAGGGTACGAACACGGCATGGGAGTCGTTCATGATCGCTCAGAACGACGCTGGGCTCGCTCCCAGCCCCTATAAGGGCCCCAAGGACTCCGATCCTTCCGACTCTGCTACGATCTCCGTAAACGTACGTACTAACGGCGACGTCCTCGTTCTCTACCAGCCGAACGACGGGACCGGTGCCGGCACCGTGTCCGACACCGACCTCGTGCTGCTTACGATGCCGCGACTCGCGGGTGGCGATTACAAGGTGAGCGCCATGACGTACGTGCGACTCCCTCTCGACTGCGACAACGAGTTTGATTCGGTACTGATTGACGACGTGCTTTACATCGTCTATCAGGACAGGGTGTCTGGGGACCTCCGGCTGTATACGCGGAGTATCACGGAAAAGACCTATTTCGACTACTGGGCCAACCGTCCTGCCAGTACGAATATTAACGCTGGCGGGTACAGCATCACGAACGTGGCCACGGAATCGATTGAATTCGTAGACGGTTCGCGGCTGTCCGTGGATGGTACGCAGATCTACTACACGTCCTCTAACGGCGTGAGCACGAACCCGTTGGTAGGTGTAGAGGTCGCGGTGACGAACATCAATATGTCGAGCTACGGTATTACAAACGTGTCGACTAACCTGATGCTGGTGTGTGACGATAACTCTCGCATTTTCTCGAGGGGGACGGATATCTTCTACGTGTCGGCGGACGGGGCGAACACAAACAGCATGATCTCAGGCGGGGGCGGCGGCATCACGAACCTTCAGCCGAATGTTACGCTTACGGCGCCGTTTACCGTAGCAGGCGGATTGAGCAGTATCTCGACCAACCAAGGGGACCTTCGCGTCCGGGGTGGCGATCTGTATGTCGGAAGTGCAAGTGTGCCGGCTATTGATTGGAGCGGCATTACCGTGACGCTGGCCATGAACGTCTGGAACGGCGGCCTCTACTACCATTCATACGGCGGTGGCTTCCGGGGCTTGGCGTGGAAAGGTGACGGCACAATGCAGGCTGGGAGTCAGCTCTGGTTTGACGGCGTTGCTGGTACGACAATCACGCACGGTGACACCGGTATCGAGAAGACTGCCGCGAGTGGTGGCTACTGGAAGTTCATGTACGACGGCACAACTATGCTCCAGATTACAGCTGCATCAGGTTTCAACTTCATGTCAAATACGCTATACAACATAGCGTCCAACTCGCTCGTGTTTGAGAGCGGGGCTAAGATAAGTGACCTCGCTACAAACCTTCTGTATGTCTCCGCGGACGGCACCGTAACCCAGTCGATGGCGGTTGCTGGCGGCGGCGGTGGCGCTGGGACACTTCAAGAGGTTCTCGATGCTGGTAACTCGGCAACCAATAACATGATCTTGGGGCGCGGTCACTCGGTAGCTTCTGATGTTATTTTCTCTCGGATAGGTGGTCAGAGTAATGCTGTTAGCAACGCAGCGGAAGAGTGTGATGTCTTCGGGCATTCCAACGTCGTCAACGCTTCCAAGTGGTCATGGATTCGTGGTTACAGAAACGAAACGACCTCAAAGGTGAAGTTCTGCCGGATCAGTGGACGGTACGGATCGGCTGACGGTAGTGACAACAACTACCACGGACGAAGCTGGTCGAGCGGTATCAACTCCGACTACAACTTCATCGGCTCAGGTCAGTCTATCCAGATCGGCTCAACAGCCGACTACCTCGTGATAGGCGGCGGTCGTAACCACAGCGTGGGTAACGGCTGCACTGACTCTGTCATTGGTGGTGGAGATGATAATGACATGGCGGCAAACTCAGACTATGCCACGATCATCGGCGGTCAGGGGAATGACGTTGACGCTTCTTATCAGATCATGGGTGGCCGCAGATCTCAGGGCGGCGGTTTCGTGGGTGCGCTTGTCCTGTCGGACAACCACAACGCTGATTATACGGCGCACGGAACCAACACCGCCAACTTCCGCTATGAGTCGGTGTGGTTCGATGAGTTCATGGTGTGGACGAACGACAACCATCTTTTGACGGCCGACCCGACAAACGACCTCGAGTGTGTGAATCTACGGTATCTTTCAGCTAACTCGACGTGGGGGCAGAACTCATTAGGACATCTGTACTATACGAACGCGTACGGCACATCACCGACGAACTGGGTGGGTATCGGAACCAATAATCCGAGTTGTATGCTGCATATCCACAATGCGGACCCAGCGGTGAACGAGGTTTTATTGAAGGTTACGACGGGTTCTGGTTCGACTAGGATGAATTGTGATAAGGATGGTGATGCGTGGATATACCAGTCGTTGCTTGTTGGGTCGATATACCTAAAGGGCTATGGCATTCGACCGGACGGAAATAACTCGCAGAACAGCCTCATACTCTATGGCGGCAAGGAGAGTCAGAACCTCGGCGTTACTATGTCGCTTCACGGCCACAGGAACAATATGCCGAACGCCTTCCGTGTGATCGCCACCGACGGGTATCACGATGAGGTTCAAAGCAACTTCGTGTTCGAGGCCGCAGATGCTTGCCCGACGGCTACAGTTTACACAGCAGGGGCACACATTCACATGGCTCCCGGTACAAACACGGGGAGCGGCTTTGGCCACATCGCCTTGAACTGGGACGAGTCAGCGTCACAGGCGCAGGGGAATACTGGTGTCGGAACAACGAACGCACCAACCCGTCTAACTGTAAACGGGACAGCTACCGTGCATAATGTTATATTCCAACTGCCGCTTCCTAGTGCTGCCGGAGCATCGGGATTGCTTTATACAAACGCTACGGGAACGTTAATGGTAAGCCCGTAAAGAAGAAGGAGAAGGTTAAGAATGAAGATCAGATATGCAATTATAATGACGGTAACGGGGCTTATCGCGGGGATTTCCCTTGGTACGTCCATCGACTACAACACGCCGCAAACTTACGACCAAACACCGGCGAAGATGGTGTTCGCTGACGACACAAAGCTCGTCTACGACATTAACGACTGGAGCCAAGAGTATGTCGTCCAGCTCCAGAAGGCTGACGGGACGGTGGTCAAGATGACCAAGCTCCCTGGGGATCAGGAGTTCTACGCGGTGACGCCCACGCTCTCGAACCTTAAGTGGGGTTTGAATCAAGAGGGTTACGCGGCGGCTACGAATGACGTCGGATTTCTTCTGACGCTTAAGCGCGCGCATCTTCGTGTGGCGAAAGCACTATACGATCAACTATAATACGACAAGGAGACGGTAAGATGAAGAAACATCTGATGATATTGGTTCTGGTCGGTGTCGTTGGTATTGCTGTTGTTGCGTGGGCGGCAGACATCGATCTTACGATTAAGATTACGATCAAGAGCCTTGAAGTTGACGCGGTCAAGGAACTCCTAGACGAGAAGATCGATCCGGACAACGCTGGCGGCGACTACCAAGCACGGTTTAAGGACGCGTCGACCGCTGCCGTTCTGGAGTACTGGCGTACAGCGTTGGCCGAGCATAAGCGGGTAGACGCCGTCAACGCCGCCATCGATGCGGCTAAGGCGGAGGCCGATGCGGCGTTCGAGGAAACGGAGCAGGAGTAATATTTGAGAAAAAGGAGACGGTAAGATGAAGAAGTATATTACAGCAGGCGTAGTCCTGGCACTGTTGGTGGCGACATTCATAGTTATGGGAGCCGACCAGCAGGAATCGTACACGACGGAGCAGACCGTATCGCGGACGCCCGAAAGCATACGCCTCGAGAAGAAGCGCGGGATCTTCATAGATCTGAACGAGAACACCTTCGAGTTCGCGGTGATGCTGCGCGACGCGGCCGGCGACCGTGTACCAATAAACGTGGACGGCGAACTCCTTGAGTTTTTGGAGGTCAAGGCCACGCGGACCCAGTGGAAGAACGCGCTTGAGGCGCTTGGTTCGACCAACGGCATTCAGGAGATGGTACGCTGGAGGCGCGCTGCTATCAAGGTTGGCAAGAGCCGCCTCCCGTAAAGGAGTATACGAACATGAAGCGACAAAAGATCATACGGCTGGTATTGGTGGGGCTGCTGATCGCTGTTGCAGCGATCGCCGGCGACACCTTCATTTTCAATACGGCTCGAGCGATCTCCGGCACGCTGGAGATCCCAGTGACAGGTACATCGGTTCGTCCGTACTATCTGACGTCTGTACTGTTGAGCTTCCCGGAGCCGGTGACCAATGAGTTTACGGTATCGTACGTCCGCAACGACGTGACGAACGTGTTGCTGAACGTACCGGAGACCAACATGACGCATGTCACATGGTACATACCTGGGCGGGTATACTTCCGGGACGGCGACACCCTTCGGTTCGTGAACAGTACGAACGGTGCAGCCACCCTGACACTCAATGCAGAGTTCTAGGAAACGGGCGAATTGGCGACGGGCACTACACGGCGCCATCTCACTGCTTGTATGGAGCAGCGTAATAGCGTTTTGCCTTTTATTTTGGCTAGTCATATGGCGTGCCGTTTGCCTATTTGATAAGTTATTTTTTTCCTTAATTTGTTGCTTGACGGCTTAGTTATTTTGTTGTTTAATCAGCAGCACCATCGGCGGAATAGTTCTGCTGGATGGAATAGAAGGAGGGCATCACGATGGGTGGTAGCCGTAAAACGAAACGGGTCGGTATCTTCTCCGACTCACATTGTGGCCACTTGGTTGGTCTAACCTCACCGCAATATCAGATGACGTACACGAAGCAGCGTGGTACGTGGCGGGATAAGGCGGCGGATCTCGAGCGCGAGTCGTGGAACTGGTTCGAGAAGGAGACCAATGCAACGGGGCCTTTCGATGTCGTGATCTTCAATGCGGATATGATTGATGGTCGCGGCGAGCGATCGGGCGGTACAGAGCTGATTACAACGAACAGGATTACGCAGGTGGACATGGCGCTGGACGTGCTTAAGCAGCTCAAGGCAAAGCACTATGTGCTCACCTACGGCACCCCGTATCATACGGGCGACAAGGAAGACTTTGAAGACATCATCGCCGATCGGTTGCGCGACGTGAAGGGCGTCAAGTCGGTGAAGATCGGGAGTCACGAGTGGGTGGACGTGAACGGTTGCGTATTCGATGTGAAACACCATATCGGGTCGTCGCAGATTCCGCACGGCCGTTACACGGCACTGGCGCGCGATCGCCTGTGGAACTGCCTGTGGTCGGACCACAAGGAGCAGCCGAAAGGCGACGTCATCATACGCAGCCACGTACACTATCACGTGTTCTGTGGCGAAGACGACGTGCTGGCTATGACGACGCCGGCGTTGCAGGCGATGGGAACCAAGTTCGGTGCACGTAAGTGTTCTGGACGTGTTAACTACGGGTTTGTACACTTCGATGTCAATCCGGATGGAGGTTACGTATGGCAGGCGCATCTCGCAGATCTAAAGCGTCAAAAAGCCCGCACCGTGAAACTCTAAACGTGAAGATGTCACAAGATGACATCGAGGCGTGGGTGAGCGCGGCGGCGGAGGCGACTATGCCGGACTTGGATGAAGTGCCACCTGATTGGCATCCCATGCGCGAGCTGGTGGCTGTGATGCAGAAGAGTCATTCGGTAGTGAATCGCTACGTGCAGACGATGGTGAACAGCGGTATGGCGGAGATGAAGCAGTTCAGGATCATGGTTAATGGTCGACTGAAGAATGTTCCGCATTACCGCCTGAAGAAGAAGGCATAGTGTTTACAACGTTGGAGACACGGAACTGGTCCTACGTGGTGAAGTACCCCACGAGGACGTGGAGGGTGCGTAAGGCATGCAGGCAGCACATCGAGAAGGAGCCTTACTGTTGCTGGTGTGGTGCGATAAAGAAGCTGCAGGCGCATCACATCGTTCCGTTGTGGGCGGACGAGTCGCTGGCGTTGGATCCGGACAACTTCATAACGTTGTGCCGGCGGTGCCATCTGATCGTCGGTCATAACCGTAGCTTCGCCACGCGGTACGTGGAGAACGTCAGGGAGTTATGCGAACAGCGAAAGACAGTGGAGCGTAGTGATGAAAGGTTTAGCACTAGACGGGGGCGGGGTGTTCGGTGTGGGGCAGGCGTCGATCCTGAGCCAAGTCAAGGATTTGGATAAGTTCGACTTCGTGGCCGGCACGTCGGTGGGAGCCATCGTCGGCGCGTCCATCGCCACGAAGATCGATCAAGCGCAGTTCATGGACTTCTTCCTCGAGAAGGCGCCGAAGATATTTGCCGGCTATACGTGGAAGCGGTTCAACCCGTTCACGCCCCGCTACTCCGACAAGGAGCTGAATGCGGCGCTGAAGTCCCTCTTCCCGGGGAAGTTGAAGGACGTGAAGGTGCCGCTTTTCATTACCGCGGCGGATTTGAATCGAGAGACCCTCAAGGTCTTCTTCTCCGGCGACTCGGAGGACGGCGAGCTGTGGTTGTGGGAGGTCGTGCGCATGGCCGTGGCCGCCGAAGGCTACTTCCTGCCGTGGAAGGGCCTGGCGGACGGTGGACCGTTCGCGAACAATCCGGCCATGGTCGCCACCGTTGGTTCCATCGCCAAGCTGGGGGTGTCGCTGTCGGAGCTGGAGCTGTGCTCGATCGGAACCGGTGAACGCTGCAAGAACAACACCGTCGGGTCCACGAAGTGGTGGACGGTGCTGAAGTGGGGGCGGTTCATACTAAGCATCCTGTTGTCGGGTGCGGCGAATAAGATGCACGAGTACTTCGTGACCAATCTTCCGCTGAAGAAACATCTCCGGATCCAGTTCGAGCGGAAGAAGGGGTGGGCGATGGACAACGCTGCGCTGATCCCGAAGGCGCTCGAGGAGTGGGACCACCTCATTTTCGATGCGATCGTGAAGGTGGACAGGTTCTAAGATTTTGTATCATTGCTAGACAATCTTTGGAGAGTAAATGGCGCGCAAGACTTTCAACCCCGGTGCCAGCCCGTCACCGCCCGTGAGTGCGCCGGCTTCGCCCGAGCCGGCGCCTCCACCCTCCCGCAGGAGGGAGCGTAGGCGTGAGCGGACACAGGGGACGAGGATGTTGCCGCTGATTTCATTGAACTACGAGCCGGAGTGGGAGGACGTACTACATGAGCTTGGCATCCCCAATAACAGGCGTAATTGACCCGCAGTGGGTGGATAGCGAGTTCAGCGCACTGTGTACCATCGGGCACCCTCCGCTGGTCATGACGGGTGTTTTACTGTGGGTGATCCGCCGGCACTTCTCCGATCCGGCGCAGATCGTTGATGCGAGTCTGAAGGACTACATCTGGAACAGCGAGACGGAGGCCTCGCGGATCGCCATTGAATCCGTGACAAAGTGGCCTAAATCACCCACGCAGGCGATACAACGCCGGCCTGGGATATACGTCAAACGTAACCGGTACGGACGCATCAAGCTGGGTATCGGGGACAAGCATATGCTGGGCACACGTTCGAGCATTGACAAATCGAACATTGTGACCGATAATGCTGTTGACAATGGATACCGTTATGAGGTAATAATAGCAGGAAGCCATACAGTGTTCTGTATCGGCGGGACCGGGGCGGAAGCCGAAACGGTCGGAACAGAAGTTTTCTTTGAGCTGGTGGAGTTCGCTCCGCTGATCCGTAAGGATACAAACCTGAACAGGTTCGAGGTCATGGAGTTAGGGGGCATCGGGAAGCTCGAGGAATCAAGAGAACATTGGGTCGTGCCGGTAGTTGTGACCTATGCGTTCAATCACGTATGGCAACTGACTCCGGAAGCACTGAAGTTGAAGGGTATAACACTAACCGCATAAGGGAAATCTGACGGAGGAAAACGATGCCTACATCATACGTAGTACCACAAGCACTTGTCTACCAGGAGTTCACCCTGTTGCCTACGGCGATTACGGAACCGCTGCGGGCGTGTATCATAGGGCCGAATTATGAGCTGGTGACGACTGCTGCACAGGGAGCACTCGGAGAGTACGATCCGAACTCCGAAACATGTTACAGCTGGCCGAATCGTTCGGCGGGCGCGGTGGTGGATCAGGACTGGACCCGGGTGTTTATTGATGACGCGCTGCTCCAGTACTTCCACAACCCAGCCAGTACCGGCGATGAAATCCAAGCTACTTTCTGCAACCTGCCCGACGTGGTGGGTGATCCTCAAGTCAAGAACGCCATTCGGGCTGCGAACACCAACTGGGTGACCTCCGGCGCGTACGCGCGCGCTGCGGCCCTCCGCAACCGTGACGTGACCGTCGGCGATATCGCCAAGGTGGAAGCCGTCATCGGCGCCGAGACCGTGACACTGTGGACCTACGTGGCCGGTTTCATGGCCGACGAGATCCCCGGTGTTGTTGGGGATGCCGTAGAGGATCCGAACAACGAATCCGCACCTCTCGACGAATCTTCGTCTATCAACCCCTCCATCGTCATCGACAAGATCGGCTTTGCCGGCAATTCCGTGGACATCACGGATGCGGCGACTCCCCCAGACCATCCGGAGCAGGGATACATTGACGGTGTTCAATCCGATGAGTATACGCTGGAAGTCATTGTCGGCGGCGCGCCGGCGGATGCGATTATCCGTGTGACGAGCGCCAGCGGTACCGATGATACGGCGGAACTGACACCAAACGACTGGGGCGTTGCGACGCCGTTCGGTAACAAGAGCCTCAGCGTGACGTGGACCCGTGCAGGCGCGGACATCTTCGTCGACGGTATGAAGTGGGAACTGACGGTCAACTTCGGCGCCGTGGACGTGGATCCTGTGTCCGGCGGTACCTACAGTGGGCCCTCCGACACCACGTACGTCATCGAGGTTACCACAGGTGGTATGTTCGGCGGTGCGAGCACCCCGCAGGTCACCATCTCGACGACAACCGGTATCGACTCCAGCGGACCGCATTCCGTGGCCGCACTGGACACGAATGTTGCGATCGGCTCCTACGGGGTCACGATCCGATTCACATCGCTTATCGGGGCCGGCCAAGGTCTCTACAGGGGCGACAGGTACTACATTCCGGTTACGGCTCCAGCAGCCGGTGCTATCCGGACGCTGGTGCTCGGTCACAACCTGCCTGACGACCTTATCGGCCTGAACGACGCCGGCGTATGTGCGACGGTGCCCGACCTCTCCGTTACTCTGTATATCCAGAAGGATATCGAGGTGCCGGAAGACCGGACCGGCTTCGCACCTATCGTCAACTGGACGACCTCCGCCACAGAGATCTGCCTGGCGGACGGCATCCTCTCCTACGATTCGACGTGGGTGGACGACGACGGTGTCATGCTGCCTCTCCCAGTAAAGGGCGGGGATGCATGGGTCTATTACAGGGCTCTCCTGCAAGGCTGTTGCACTGCCGTCGGCACCATCAGCCTCACCAGCGCCCTCGCAGCAGCGCTCGGTACGCTGTCGGTCGACAACCCGGTTGCGTACGGTGTGTACATGGCCCTCCTGAATTCGAACGGGACGGACGTCAAGTACATCTGCGTGCCAACCGACGATCTGGCGGGCTACAACGCCGCGCTGGGCAAGCTGACGCAGCGTAACGACGTGCACGGCCTCGTGCCGATGACCTTCACGACCGCTATCCACGACGCGGTGGCAGCTCACTGTGACGCCATGAGCGCCGCAGAGTTCGGTCGCTGGCGGCGTATGTGGACATCCACGGAGCTGGCGGAAGAGAGCGGGATCGTGACCGCGGATTCGAGCGGCGACCCCGTCCTCGCGACGATCACCGACGATCCGGGCACAAGCGGACTGCAGTACACGCTGGTGGAGATCACGACCGACGTCGATATCATCACGGCGGGTGTGATTGCCGGCGACAAGGTCCGGGCACAGTACTCCACCGACGGTTTCGGGAACGTGACGTACAGCGAGTACACGATCGATGCCGTACTGTCGGAGGACAGCGTCCGGCTCCTGACCGGTCCATCGTCCCCGATCAGTGTCGCAGCCAAGATCGAGATCTGGCGCGACCTCAGCGACGCCGAGATGGCGGCCGCGGTTGCAGCCGGCAGCGCACACTTCTCGAACCGGCGTGTGTCCAACGTCTGGCCTGACTACTTCGAGAGCGGCACCGATCTGGTGTCTGGCTTCTACCTGGCAGCGGCCCTCGCGGGTTTGCGGTCCGGTACGGCCCCTCAGAGGAGCCTGACCAACGTTGCAGTCGCCGGCGTCGACTCCGTCGAGCGGACGACCGAGATGTTCACGGAAGACGAGCTGGATACAATGGCCGCTTCCGGTACATGCATCGTCACCGAATCCCCAGCTGGCGAGATCTATGTCCGACACGACCTTACAACGGACATGACCGATCTCAACAGCAGGGAGGAAATGATCAGCGCCAACTTGGATTCGATCAGCTACGTGATCCTCGCGCAGGTGGCACCGTACATTGGTATCTCCAATGTGACGGAGCAGACCATGAACCAGCTGCGCGCTGAAATCACCGATGCGATCGATTACTTGGTGAACAATTCTAATCTGCCGACCGTGGGTGGTCAGCTGATTAGCGGAGACATCGTCAGCATCCAGCGACATCCGACACTGCATGACCGTGTGGTGATCGTGTTGGATCTGGATCTGCCGGAGCCACTGAACAACGTGGAAGTCCACTTGGTGGTATAAGTAGCAGAAGGAGATGAATAATGGCTGATATATTTGGTCGCAATCTAGCATATGGCGGCGGCTTCCAGCCTGAGGGGACGACCGTTAACTTCTCCGGTATCACCGGTGGGGCTATCGTTCGGAACATCAGTATCGGTTATGAGCAGGCACTCAGCCGAATCTGGGATTTGGGGACCGGCAAGTGTTTCTTCATCGCGGGCCATACTAACGGCACGTGGGGTATCGGCAAGATCGCCGGCCCAGGCGTGTCCGTAGGCTCCTTGGCAGAGTACACCGTGTGTAACCCGGGTACATTGTCATTCAGTGGTGAGAATGGCTTGTGTGATCCAGGCAGCGGCAGCGCGCAGTACACCCTGCACGATGTCGTGACGGCCACGGTGAACGTTGCAGTCACATCCGATGATATGATCATCAACGAGGGTGTGGGCGGAACGTATCTGTATCTGACCGTCTAAAGCCGTCGATAAATCGACGTGTAAGTTGGCGGGGGCGCACCTCACGGACGCCCCCGCCGTTACACGCGCGCAACAGTAATAGTATGAGGAGCAGGGAAGGCGACCTATGGCCGATCCTTCTACCATTCGCCCAACGCCTGTACACTTGGCGATAGGGCAGGTGGTCGACGTGTTGGCCGGACCGCGTTGGTACAATGTCCGGCTGGGCGCGGAGGCCCCCATCTCATGTATAGCCGGTGCCAGCATCGGCTCATACAACCCCCTTGGACCCTCCAATTTCGCCGTCTACGAGCCTGGCACGTTCGTGCTGGTGTACATACCCCTTCGGACCACTTACGACCAAACAGGCGGCGCGAAGAACTACAAACTGGAGCCGCCTGGGTACATCCTCTGCGGCGTGACCGACGTCGTCGGCAGCAACGCGCGGCGTGTCTGCGACTGGATCGCACCGTTCACCGGTGCGGACTCCGTGAACGACATCGTCCACCACTACCCAGCCGTCACCTTCGCCAACCAGTACAAGGACTGGAATGTCAACCAGCCAATGGATTCCGTCCCCGGATCGGACGCGGGACTGATCAACGAGCTGGGCGTCGGTTACGGTATGAGCCGCTTCTTCGCGTGGATGCGGGCGTCCGATATCGCCGGCCTGTGGTTCTTCTACCTCGACAACCTGACGCGGCTTGCGGCTTACAACTACGAATTTTGGCACTCCGGCGGAGAACGGTGGATCAAGAACGACGAGGGGGAGGTCAATGATGTCGACTTGTTCACACCGTATCCGTGGGAGGCCATGGGTATGCTCGCACCCGATCAGGCGAGTATGGAGGAGATCACTGACGGAGGCCAGTACAAGCCGGGTCAGAAGCAGCTGTGGTATGAGCCACGGCGGCAGGGGCAGCTCATACTCCCCCGGCTCATGCGTGTTCGCGGGTATCTCGGCGACGCCGAGCGGAAGATGGTTATCATCCCGAGGATCGACGGGGAGGCGTGGGGCGGTACGGCGGATGACCCGTTTACTGAACAGTACCTGAACAGGACGAACTACACGGGGGTTCTCGACATTCAGAAGCACACGGACGGCATGTACACCGTCCGGTCCGCGCGCGGCCTCGTCCACGAGAAGTACATTTTCATTCCAGTTCCAAAGCAACTGGAGCCGCCGGAGGGGTCTGACGAATTGGGGGATGGGGCCACCAACTACAAGCCGTCAGGCTACTGGGGTACGGACGAGGAGGAGGCGGCTACGCTGCACACGAAGAACTCGTGGGCGTGGTCGCAAATCGACGGCAGCGTGCAGCCCGACGCGTGGCTGGCGGAGCTGTACGACTTCAACGCCTACCTGTTCAACTGGTACGGTGTGAAGCCGATCGTAGCGCACGAGAACGATTGGTACCTCCCAGAAGAGGGATTCTTCGCGAATGAGGACGCGCCGGCGGGTGCGTATCAGCCCGACGAATCCCTCTCCGACACCTTCCGGTTCCCGCTCCCGCAGTTTGCGGACCTGCAGATTGACCACCGGACGGGAAGCAGCCGGTACTACTACTCACGCAGCATCATCAGCCAGCTCCCAGACGGATCGATTATCATCGAAGACGGTTACGGCAGCAGCATCCACATGGGCGGGGGCAATATCTTCCTGTCAGGGCCCGGCGATGTATGGGTCAAACCGGGCCGTAACGTCGTCATGTGGGCTCCTGACGACCTCATAGCGCGCGCCGGTAGCTCCGTGGACATCACGGCGGCGAATGCGGACGTGCGCGTCAAAGCGGAGCGGAACCTGCACATGCTATCCGGTAACGGCGGTGTCGTGGGCGGTACGTTTATCGAGAATCGCTCGGTGTACGGCTTCGGAGGCACCTTCAAGTTCCGTGATGCTCAGGGTAATCCGCTGGTGGGTGAGGACGTGGATACCTACGGCATGGTCATCAAGGCCCCGAATGCGCCGGTGATGGTGTACGGACGCGACGTGTATACGAAGGCCATCAGCTACACGCAAGGAGGCGGCCAGGACGTCGGTGGTCATATTGAACAGGAGGCCAGCCGCGGGGTTGTCGTCTCCGGCGAGCAGTACATCCGGTACTCGGAGCAGGGCTTCACGGACGTCATCGGGCAGAAGGTGGGCGACGGCAGTACCCTCTCTGGATCCATCGTCAACCGCTTCGACAAGGAGAATACGGTCCTCAGCAGTACGCATCTGTGCATGATCCAATCGCGCTATGTATGCCTCACGTCCACGGAGGCGGCCAGCGGGCTGTTCGTATCAGGTTCGATCGGTGTCGTATACGGCGTTGTCCCGTACCCGAGCAATACGCTGGCGGGTATGATAAGTGCGTGGAGTACGGAATACAACCAGTGGCTGACCGGCGACCCGGGGGATCCGGACACCCTGCCGGGCATGCTGAACTTCTACTATACGGACATCTACGAGCAGGGTATCAAGGGGAATGCCACGTTCATCTCCGTGGCGGGCTTCACATGCCGGGATCAGGACCAGTACGGACTCGGTGACGACTTCCAGATCTCGGAGACGCGGTGGCAGCAGGTATACCGTCAGAAGGATATTGGCCTTGTATGGTACGAGCCGACGGTTGAGATCCCGGGCGTGGCTGTAGACGCCGCTGTACGATACACACGGCCACACCCCGGACAGCGGATGTGGTTGCAATCTCAGCAGTATATGGAGTGCGATACGGTACTCTGGAGTCAAGATGACGCGAAAGCGCGTGACCGGGCGGACACGGAGGACGACGTACCGGTCTATGACGATGTGCGCAACAAGCACGCCGATGACACTGAGACGTCACTTCGGTATCGCTTTTTGAGCACAAATTATCTAATATCAAAGCAGTACGGTTCAACGGCGCCGAGCGCCACACCATAGGAGGAGGAAGGACGATGGAAGTGAAATCAGATCTGACGACGAAGAGCACCGGTGACGATTTTCCGTCGCCGCCGGCAGCAGAACCCTTTACACCGGATGCGATAGATCAGGAGCCGGAAAAGGACCGTTCACGGACCATTCCCGGGCTTCAGGTGGCTACTCCGGGGGCGGAAGCGCCGGATAACAAGGTATCCCCGGAAGAGGTGGGGCCTGAAGTTGGTAAGACGGTCAGTCTGGATAGTGAGCCAGAGGACGACAAGCCGGGCGACGAGGCGAAGGAGCCGGTTACGCACTGTCCGGCCTGCGGTTGCGACATCTACGCGAATGCGGCGATCATCCCCACGGATGAGGAGAAGACGCGTTGGTTACGGCATATGCTGGGAGAAGAGCGTTTCTCCAGCGAATTTGAGTTGCTCGGTGGTCGTGTCACCGTCAAGTTCCGGACGCGGTTGACGAAGGAGAACGATGAGATTTTCAATCAGCTGGGCGACGATATCTCGAACGGGTTGATCCCGGAGGCTCCGGCATTCGGGAGTCCGGCGTATATCGCGCGTATGCAGCGGTTCATGTTCGTGTGTAGTCTCGAGCGATTGGACAGGCAACTGGATGAGAACACGGCGCCGAAGAGCATGACCTACCCGTTGATTACCGCCGATGCGTATCCGGCTGAGGACGGCACCCGTCCGATCCTTACGGCGCACGATAGGATTACGGGGGAGATGGACGAGGGCTTCCTCGGGGCGTTGATGGCCGCACATCGACGTTTTGAGTCGTTGACGGTGGAGCTGTTGCGGCACAGTGAAGAAGCGGATTTTTGGAAGCCGGCCGGCGAAACTACTTAATGATTCGAGCGTCGGCGACCGGCCGGCTCAACTATAAGGATGCTGACAGTTTCGACAGCCGCTGGCTGGTGCGTGAGCGGTTGATGCTTCACGACATGGAGCGTGAGCTGAAACTTGCGCTGTTCAAGCGGAAGCAGTTGCAGCAGGCGGCGACGACGGTATGGCCGGACGTAGATGGTGGACAGGAAGTTTATCAGTCTCACTTCAATACGTCGAACGGGCACTTGTTGACGATCGGCAAGACGCTGTTCCCGTACCTCGTATGGGATGAGAAGGAGTACTACAAGTCGGAACTGCAGCGTATGCGCGAAGAGTACGTGTCCAAGTTCGGTGATCCAAGCTCACCGGAAGCGAAGGCGAGGGCTAAGCGGGACGCAGAGTCGAGGAAACGGCAGAAGCTGGAACGGGAGCAGCAGAAGAAGATGGAGGCCTCGGAGGTCAAGAAGCGTGAGGAGCTGCTGCGGGAGATCCGGTTAAGGCGTACGAATCGGCGTAAACGATAGAGGACAGAGACGATGCCAAACGGCGGAATGAGTTACCCACATCCGGGCAGTTATATACCTATCCGAGGGGCGTATACACCTCAGATGGGTGCGATGCCCACCATTCCCGGTGTTCCGGCGTGGGCCTCGGCCATGCTCGAGCACTTTGCGGTGCGTCCGGCACTGGAGAAAATGGGACTCCCGCCGAACTTCGTATTCGGCCCGACGAGTCCAATGGAGGCCTACATGGGGCAGACGTTCCAGCAGCAGATGCGCTTGGCGATGGGGATGCAGCGTGTTCCTGGGGCTGCGGAGAACGTACGCCGGCGTTACGATGAGGCAACCATACGGAAGGCGTTGGAGACGCAGTACCGCACGCAATACGGGCCGGGGGAGATTCCAAAGTCGGTGGCCGAGCGTCAACGCGATGAAGCCAAACAGATCAGCGAATTTCTCGGCGGTCCGCTTGCCATGTTCGAGCAGTTGATGCCCGAAAACTGGCAGCGGGCACTTCAGAATATTCCTGGCCGGGCGCAGCAGACGATAGGTCAGGGCGTCTTCTTAGGCCTGCGCGGTATGGCCGGCGCGGGTCCGCTCGCACACTGGGGTCATCTATCGCGACGTGTATCGGGAGAGTTGGCGGAGACGTTTACAGGTCCGGGCTCAACCATGTTGGCGTCCGATGTCGGCGGCCTCGTACAGGGGCTTGGTATGCGAGGGCTACTCCCCGGCCGTATGGAGGGGCTGGAGAACGTCGATACCTTCAGGAGTACCGTCAGGCGCATTGAGAGGCGCATAAAGGGCTATAAGGACCTCATAGAGCCGATGAAGGCCCTCTTCGGCCGTGATAAGGGGATACCCCAGCTTCTAAACGATCTGGATCAGGCTACGCAGGGCGGCGTGACGCAGATGGGGGCAGGTCAGTTGACGTCGCTCATGAACCGGGTCCGCGGTCTCCAACTGGGTGCTGGGATTGCCACAGAGTTTTTGCTCGGTACGATGCAGTATGGTGCGCAAGCGGCGCGTCATTTAGGTTTAGTACCGTCAATGGGCGCCGATTTAGCGATTAGAGCGACGCAAGTTGGTCTGGGACACGTGGAGGCTCGAGGCGGACAACAGTATTTTGGTATGAGGAATGCCACCGAACTGCAGGGGATGATGAACCAGCGTATGTTATTGGGCGCTGCGTCACGAGTAGGTATCGCCACCGGCGGGGTTATGAATGTTATACGTGAGCGTGCGCGTATGCAGGGCATAAATGTTGAGGGTATGAGCCCGAGCGAAATGGTGCGCCGAATGGGCGGATCGCGCGAACTACGGCAACTGATGCGCGATGTAGAGACTGGAAGGGATCCAGCCGGCGTTCTTCGTGCTTTCGGGCCGGAGGGAATGGCGGGTACGGCGGGGCTGTTAGGTACAATAGGTGTCGGACGACAAGAAGCATTTACAGCAATGACGAAACTAACACGCGGCGGCCAAGAGATGTATAGTCGCTATATGTCCGAACAGATACTGGACGTTCAAGAGCAGGAACTGTTCAATAAGAAAATTGTTCCGAGACTGCGCGGCGTTATCGGCCGTAGGATGGGTGGAGAGTTTCGCGGCCCGCGGGGTCAGCGGATGGCAGCAGCCGCGCTTAAAGCGCTTCAAGGTATCAGCGACCTAACTGACGTAGAAGCGGCACATAAAGCTATGGCTACTGCGATGGCACGTGCCGCGGGAGGTGGCGTTACTGCTGGCGACAAACAACTGCGCGAAGCAGCTGCCGACATATATACTACAACTTACAGCGTGCTTGAACAAGAGGGCGGCTTTTACGAGATTCTTGGCGGTAGGCGTGCGCGTGCGGTTGCACGCAGCAGAACGATACAAGTGGATGCGATGATGCGTGCTTCGGATCTGATGAAGGAAGCATTGGGGACGGACACTATTCTCCGGAATATGATCACGGACTTCATGACACCGGATATAGATCCAAAGACCGGCAAAGTCCGGAAGCGCAGCTTCAAGGAGACACTCGGTAAGTGGTTGGGTGCGCCGACCAAGGAACAGATGGAGAAGTTCGGAACCGAGTTTGAAACGATCTTCAAGGAAGGGCAGATCATGGCGCAGGCGATGGTCGAGCTGAAGGATCCGAACATTTCCGCTGCGCGTCGGCGTCGGGTCCTCAAGCGGGGCCGTCAAGCCCGTCAGCGCATCGAAGAAATACTGTCGGGTATGACGCCAGAGTTGCGGGCGAAGATGGAGCGCGGCGAGGAGCTGACGGAATCCGAGAAGGCGCAGGTTCAGAAGCGTAAGGAAGAGCTAGGGGAAATCGAAAAGGCGTTGAAGGAAACGGTTGATGAGAAGTCTCGCGAGGAGAAGATGACCAAGGTCGACGCCGAGAACGCCGATATTACCGCCCGGAATGTTACTGTAAATGTCGATGTCGGAAAGTCGAAGGGAGAGGTCGGCGGCGATGTTGCCCATAGCGTAACCGTCATCGTTCGTACGGAGAAAGAGGAAAAAAATACTGGTGAGAATACCGGAAACGGTGAATCGGTAGAGCACGGTACGCGCCAAGAAAACGGTGGCGGCGAGGCAGTGTAGGAGAGAAAAATGGCTATTTTTGGAACAGCACCGGGGACAGGAAGTCGGGTGTACACAATACCCGGCGCGTCAACGCCGGCGGTGATCAACGTGCCAGGACTCACACGGTCATCCACGCTTGCGATAACCTCCGTGGGTTTCGGGCAGGACGCTAATGTGCAGTTCATGCAGTCGCTCCGGAAGATGATCTACGTGTACTCCTTCGGCGAGCGTATGGGTACGGTAGAGATCAGCGGTGTTGCCTTCTACCGGCTGTGCGACCCAGTCGTAATCGGACAGACGGGCATCAAGGCGATACTGAACTACTACAAGGATAACAGCGTGTCGCGACGGTCTGATCCGCTGACGGTTACGCTGGGGCAGGAGAAGATAAGCGGATTCCTGCGCAGTATCCGGTCGACATTTCAGGATCCGGCGCGCGGCGTTATCGGTTTCACACTGATACTGTCGACGATGCCGGAGATGTGGTAAGGAGCGGACGATGATAAACCATGCACGTACAGTACTGATAAACCAGAACGGTCCGCATAACGAGCAGACGGACATCCCAGGGGACGTGTACATTCCGGAATACGAGACGTTGACACTGTCGGCGCCGTTGCGTGTACTGTGGGATACACTATTTGGGGGCGCGCCGGACTATGAAGGCGTCGTCTACAGGGCCGCGCAGTACATGGCGGTCCTGCACTCGACGGAGTACGAGGCGTATGTTACGGCGCTGGATCCGCGCATCACCTACGATACGAACAACATCAATATCCTCTCCGAGGGAATATACGGCCCTATCGTAACCGGCCCATCCGACATAAGCGTCACGGGTACGTGGGATGACGAAGGAATGTCCGGTCGTGTCAATACGCGGTGGCGCGTGCTCATGTCCGCGGCCGATCGGGTCCTCATCGAGAACCAGAATGACGGGTGGATTGTCGAGTACGATTGGGACGAGGTGAAGAAGCTCCCCCGTACGGACTTGGCGATCGCGTTCGCGGATACGTCGCCGGCCGCCGGCACCGAGTGGTTCATCGATTACAAGTCGCGGCCGCAGCCGGATATCGGTGCGGTACTGGCGTCCCTCCGGACACTTCCGCGAACTACGCAGACAACCATATTCGGATCGTCTCCTAAGCAGGAGCCGCAGCTTACGTTCTACAATCTGGCAAGGAAGCACTACGCGTTGCCGTACCAGCTGAGCGGGTGGCTGCTCGCGTTCATTTACGCACTGGATGCGTTGAGAGTTGAGTAATGAGTGAGGTAGTCAGAATAGGGGATACACCGGAAGGCGTTATCGAGATCGAGGAACGCAATCCGGCGGAGATAGACCTGCGCGGATCGACGCCGAGCCAGCTCGATATCGGTACTACGGCGCCTATACGCGGTACCGGTGACTACTCGTACTATGAGGTCGAGGCGTGGGCCGTACTTGACGGCTTGGGCACTATAGACATCATCGGTATGAACCTGAACTTCGACATCAACCAAGTGCCGAGGGGATCTATAACGCTTGCCGTGGGCCGTGAGGTGACGAGCAAGAAGGTGGGTGCCGGTACGTCCACTGCCGAGTTGAAGGTTCGCCGCGCGGTACAGGTGTACATTCGCATCAACGGTACCCGCTACAAAGTGTTTGACGGATACACATCCGGCATCTCGACATCGCGCGCGCCTAACCAAGTCGGGGTGATGGTGATGGTTGTTCACTGGTTGGACACGTTACGTGCGACATCTGCATTGTCGGATTCTAGGACCCCGTTGGCCTTATGGGATGTTGAGAACCCTATTACGCAACGAAGCTTAGTAGGGAATGACAAACCGACGTTTAGTTTGGACGGGTACTACGCTGAAGTAGAGGAGATTGCGACTTCAGACTTAGGCAGCATGATAAGTACGATGTCAAACCAGCTGGCGTCTGGCGAGATTGGCAAAACGGAATTATCCAACGAGGCGGCCAAATCAGTTTTCTCAAAGATATCCGCATCGTTGAAACTTGCGTTCGAAATGTCCGGATCGGTTGCGGGCGGCGTAGCTAAGGCGTTTGTCAATGCGTTCGTCATGGTATTTGCAGGCGGTGTTTTGTGGGATTCATATGTCAAGCTGGCAGGACAGTTTCTATATGCCATAGTACCCACGGTTGACTATGCGGCATTTGTGCCATGGGCGCCCGTGCTTGACAACGTTAGCAACGTTCTGAGTAGCGACGAGTATGTTTACTTGCGAATGAGCGATCAAGTCCGTAAACGCATCATAGGCCTTGTTCTTTACGACGAGGATACAATGGACTCAAGGCCTGATGTTAAGGCTACCGTTCTGAAATCTGCATACTTTGTTGAGACAGATGAGGTAGGTATGGTCGATGCCATGCCGTTGCCTCAATGGCTACGAAGCCCCATAAAGAATGATGCTGGAACCTATACCGATGTTTCAATTCGTAGTCGTGGTAGGGTACCGACGGCAGAGGAGAGACGTGTACTCGAGAGCGTTGCTACGCAGCGCGAACGTGAAAGTGATAGCGTTGCTGCGTTAGGGAGGAATTTTGCGCAAATGGTACTATTAGATCGTCAGTACCGTTACAATACTGGGACATTACAAGGCCCGCTCCGGTTCGACGTCGGCGTCGGTACCAATATCGGCATCGAGATCCCGGATATGACGACGGCAAGAAAAGTCGTGTGTGGACACGTAACTGGTGTTACTATAGACATAAACATTCAGCGCTCGCTGGCGATGACATCATACCGACTGACGCATCTCCGGAGTGCGGAGGACAGCAAGGGAGGAGTGGCGAGCAATCCACTGTATACGACACTGCTCGCGTCATCCGATTTGCTTGCGGCGCCAACGATTGAGAACGTGGATACAGATGAAACCCAATCCTGATAATCAACCGGATCCGACACAGCTGTACAAGCAGTGGAAGGCATCTCCAAACCCTGGGACGCTGACGCCACTGGTCTCGTCGCTGCGTCCGACTATTGACAGCGCGCTGAGGACCTACGGGTACGCCGATGATCCGAACATGAGGACGACGGCGCAACTGCATGTCATCAAAGCGTTACCCCGTTATGATCCGAAGCGGGCCAAGCTTAACACATTCGTGTTCAACGAGTTGAAACGCATCCAGCGGTTCGGGCCGAAGCAGCAGCATGCGATCCCGATCCCTGAGCAGGCGGCACTGGACCTTCGCTCCCTGCAGCGGATAGAGCACGACCTTGTACACGAGCTGGGCCGGGAGCCGACGCCGCCGGAGTTGGCGGACAAGTCAGGGCTATCAGTACGACGGATCAACAGTATCCGCCGCCGGTATGCGATACCGACGGTGACGGAGCAGGCTTTCGAGAGCGACATCGGTGTCCGTGACGTGCCGGCAACGCGCGGCAACGAGTCGGAGCGGTTGTGGTTAGACGCCCTGTACGCCGAGCTGGATCCGATCGATAAGAAGATCTTGGACTGGTCGCTCGGAATGCACGGGCAGCCGCGGATAAGCAAGACGCAGATGGCAACCAAGCTGGGCATAAGCATACCGGCTATCACGCAGCGTGCGCGCCGGCTATCCGCCCGCGTGTCCGAGGGTATGGAGTACGAGATACTATGAGCAACGACGCCACACTGCTAAAGCGCCTCACGGATCTGCGGGTCATGGCCCGCTACATCGAGGGGCAGCTGCTCAACAAATCCGGCGGGATCTGGGAGAAATTCTCCACCGGCGGCGTGGATAACAGTGCGCCGCCATCGGATGCCGAGGATGACACCATTCCCGCGGTGACGAAGACGGACGATCCGGACATACTGGACTTCGATGCGATCTATCCGCTGTTCGATCGTGAGGCGGTGGGGAAGGTATACAAGGATGCTGTAGACAAGAAGGAGGCTGCGGGGGTGGCTATGCGTGCCAAACGGCAGAGCGATGCCCTGTCGTCCATGCAGCAGGCGATGATCCTTCGGTACAGCTCGAGAATAAGGCACATTGGAGCCGCGCTCTCCCGGCGGAAATCGCTGGCGGATGCGGACATTGAACTGATGCAACTGGATCTATCAAGATGAGCACAACATACGACATAGGGCTGTTCGAGGGCAACGTGGCACTCTCCGGCTTTGGGAACATAACGTATGCGGTTACCGGGCCTCTGAAGGTGTCTCAGAAGTTCGCACTCGCCTTCCTCATGGAGGTGGGTACGCAGGAATACGAGCTTGATTTTGGTACGGAATTCATTACTGTACTGAAGAATGGTATCGTCCGCACGGAGATGGACGTAACGACCTATTTCAACGAAGCGGCGGACGCCGTGCTGCAGTATATGGCAACGCAGCTGACGGGCGACGAGCCGGACGATGAGGTCCTCGTATCCGCCGTACTGAGCAATTTCACACTGGACCCTCCGGGTCTGCGATTGGAAGTACTGCTGACAACTCGGGACGGTACGTCGCGTACGATCGTCCTGCCGACAAAGAATGTGGAGGGATAAGATGACCATCAATACAACTGATTTGAGCGAACTGGATCAAGCTACCGTTGAGGAGCGGGAACAACTGCTCACGACGTTGCTGTCCGAACTGTTTCCGGAGCTGGACCTTGGCAAAGGTGGTATTCTCCAACAGCTGTTGATGTACCCGAACGCGCTGTTCGACACGATGAACCGTGACGAAGTCGACGCCATGCGCCGAAGTATGTCGCTGCAGGAGATCAATGATGATCCGACACTGGCCGACGAAGATATCGTTGACTCCTTGATGAGCAACTACTTTATCACCCGCACGGCCGCAACCGCTGCGACAGGCGAGATGGCGATCGTTATATCCTCGCTGGCGACCACGCAAGTGCCGGCGACGACGGTGTTTACAAACAACGACCGTACGTTCGTGCCCAACCAAGATTACGTGGGGTTGATCAATGCCAGCCTGATCACTGCCGATAACGAGCGGGCGATCCAGCAACGTCCGGATGGTAACTACTGGTTCACCATCACGGTCGTGGAGCAGGTGGACAGCGGAAGCCGCGTCGACCAAGGAGCCATATTCACCGCCTCCCCGGAGCCAACAGGCTTCGTCGAGGCCTACGCCGTTTCCGACTTCCAGGCGGGTACGGTCGAGGAGAGCAACGCGGACTTGGTATCCCGTCTAGATGATGGTATTGCCGCGCAGGCAACGGCCGACCGCGTATCCATCGAGTCCATGCTTCGCACGAATTTCGCGTCCATTATCGACCTGAGCATCATCGGTTTCGGGGATGAGGAGATGCGTCGTGACCGGAACAACATATTCGGGATCAGCTGCGGCGGAAAGGGTGATATCTACGTGCGGACGGCGGCCGCCCCCTACACGACGAAGATATCCGTGGCCGCGCTGCCGATGTCCGTGCGGGATGCGGAGGCGACAATTCCCTACAGTTCGATGGATGTGACCACCCAGTTCTCAATCTCGCCGACGGTGTTGCCGGCGTTCTACCGCTTCGAACGCGCGGCGCCGATGGATCCCGCGTCGGAGACCACGATCAACCTGACGCTGCTGGAGACGGGCGAGCGGGGAATCTATAGCCCGCCGGACGCGGAGTTCGAGCCGACGATCAACGAGCCGTCGGAAGCGACGTTCAGCGCCTACCAAGGGAGCGCGACGGTCAACGTGCAGGATGCGGAGTCTCAGCCTGATCATCGTGAGCGTATACTTGCGGCAGTGCGCGGCCTCGATACCGTCAGCGTGTACATTGACGGCGTCCTGACCGCTATTCCGGTCAGTGAGGGCGATGTTACGATCGACACCTACCTGACGAACGGCTACCGCTTCTATGACCTCTACATGAGCTACATTCCTAGCATCGTCGACATCCAGAACTTTGTGAACTCGCGGTCGCGTCGATCGCCGGCCGCCGACTACTTGGTGCGCGCGGCGATCCCGTGTTTCGTATCGATCGATGTCGAGGTGGCGTACCCAGCGACACAGACGGCACCGACTGAGACGTCGGTCAAGACCGCTATTGCCAACGCGGTGAACGCGGTGAGGTTTACGGCACCGTCGTTGCCGGCGGCAACCATCGTGGACGCGGTGGCGGATCTGCTGGGCAACAACGGGTACGCTGTACTGCCGCTGACGATGCGGGGCTCGGTACTCAAGCCGGACGGCACCACGGAGAGTTTGGAGAGCCAGTCCGAGCTGGTGATTACGGATGATCCATCGCTCAGCGTGTCGCGACGGACGGTTGCGTACTATCTCTCGACCGACGACATCTTTCTGACGCTGACACCGGTTTCGACTATAAACGTATAAGGAAGAGTGACTTATGAGTACAGTGCTTCCAGTATTTCCTCGCGGTGATCTGGATCAGCCGGCGCAGATGACGGCCACACTCGGGTCGTTCTGGTCCGAACGATTCAACGATCGAGCGGTTGTCGACGGGTTGTTCCAAGGGCGGGCGATGCTCTTCGAGCAGGCCACGCAGGATGCGAACGAGATGCGTGACGTCGTCTCCCGATTCACGGTGCCGGTATATCATACGGAGCTGTGGAAGCCTCTCTACCTGCAGCAAGGCGTTACCAGCGACATGGCGGCGGTGCCCCTCCAGTACGGGCCGCGGCGCGCACTGTACGGGGAGGAGGCACTCAACCCGCCGTACAACCAGATATTCCAGTACGGTGACTCCCTGATCGATGATAACAACTATGCGTTCCCGCTCCCGACGGATGTGAAGCATATCAAGTTGATCTGCAACCGGCTGACGAACCCGAGCTTGGTGCTCGTGGAGGGTGTGGACTTCGGCGTGGATGTTGAGCAGGGGATCATATTCTTCACAATCGACGTATTCAACGATGAGCGGATCGCCGTCCGCTCCATTATCAACTCCGACGGTGAGCAGGACTACGAGGCATTGCTCTGGGCTTTCTCTTGCAGCGTGGACTACGAGTACATATGGAACCACTTCGGGTACGTGTTGGGGACGAAGGCGGATTCGAGTGAGCCCTACCGCGACTACGTCAACGCCATCTGGGACATGCATACCCGCACATCGTTCCAGAATGGTCTCCAGCGCACGATCGCCGCCGTAATGGATGTTCCTGTCGCACGCGGGACGGAGACCGTGGAGGCGATCCTCGAGGGCCGTAAACTGCAGATTGTGACGGATCAGAACGTGTACACCTATCATCTCAACTCGACGCCGATAGTTGCCGTAGGCGATACGGTCAACCGCGATGATCGGCTGGTCGATACCTTCGACGTCATCGACCCGAAGAACGTGCCGGACGGGATCACCGAATACTTCGTGGATGGCGACGGTAATCTGCAGCCGTCGGCATATCCGGATATCAACTCCAAACCGTACATAACACGTACCGAGGACGGGCCCACGAAGGGTGTTGATCCGAACTATAGGCCATCGGTCACCACAGAGTACCAGTTGAGAAATACCATCAAACCGCTTTACCTTGATGGCCGGCCATGGAGCGACTACTTCGCGGACGGGACATTCGATTACGATAACCCGCGTAACTACCTATTCAGCATCTCCAACCCGTTGGATCTGTCGTATGCGTGCTACGGTAACACGGGTGCGAAGGGGCTCATCGGGGTTGGATCCTACACACTCGTTGGTGAGGACGACATACCAGCTTCGTTCGAGGAGCAGCATGTCACACTGAGTCTCGGGTTGAAGATAGAGTTCGATCTCATTATCGTCGGGGACTGGCGGGGTAACGAGGACAATATCGTCTTCGAGATCGTCCACTTCGAGCCGGGGAGGGTGGAGGAGCAAGTCCTGTTCCGGACTAACTTCAGCAACGTGGCTGGCGCAACGCAGGCCTATCCAGACGAGATCGGGGGGAACAACCCGCGGCATACCGGCGCGGCAGTCAGCGAGCTGAATGACGGCATCCGCTGGCGTGCTTTCGGGGCGAACAGTGAGGTCAATGCCGCCTATCATTTTGAGTTCACGGTGGACGAGTTCGGTGACAGGGGCCAGATCTTCTTCCGCGTCAACGGTCTGCCGGAAACCAAATGGTGCGCGGTTGACCCCATGGCCGTGGATCAGATTCGGACGGAACCTCGCTTCAACGCGGAAACGCAGGAGTGGGAGCCGGAATCGACGCCCGGAACCTACCCCATATTCAAGGGTGGTCCGTTCACGGAAGCGGAGTTCCAGGCGGAGTTCGGTTACCCAGCGCCTGGCAGCTTGGTGACACCGCCGGGGACTACTCCGTGGGAGGTTCAGAAGTTTGTTACCTATCCAACGCCGTGCTGGATCCTCAGCAATGTTAAGTTCACGGCCATCATTGAAAACCGGCCGCCGTTGGTGCCCATCCCCGGACACCTGTTGCAGCCTGTGGGTATCGACGGTATCAGCCTGAGCCCAGGCCTGTTGGGCGGCGAGGGCTACAGCGGATCACTCTACTTCCCCAACAAGCTCGTGGACGTGGAGTACGTGGGGGAGGAGGAAGGCCGTGCGGTCGTACGCTTCGAGGTTGGGGGTTATCCGGGGGACGTCGAGCTGTTCTGGGACTACGTGCACGAGCGTGGCCTCGATCAGTGGTACACCCTCGCCAACTATCTGGACCAGCGATCGTCCTTCAAACGCTTGTTGGACTGGAGCGACCATGCGAATCCGGATGCTCGTTGGGACCCAACGGCTGCCAATCTGCCGGAGAAGATCAACCCGATGTTGTTTGTACTCCGAAGCATTCTCAGCTATAATCTTCTGATTGTCACCATGAAGGCTGGTCTGGAGGGTGACAACGCATTGGGCATGGAGATGATGGAAGAGTTGCGGAAAGCGCTTCCCGCGCCCATGACGTATATCGTCTTCACGGAGATCATCGTTGATGATAACCTGATCACAACACCTCTGACCGAGGAAGTGAGACTCGGTGCGGGGCCTGACTTCGAGGAGACTATCGGTGTCTCATTGACAGAACAAGTTGCGGTCGACGCCATTGAGGGCGCGGTCGTTGGTTAACAGGAGGAATAGGATACAATGATCATCTACGACGGAATCGATTTGCTGGGTAAACTCCTTGCAGGGGAAGACTACGAGATCAACACCATGTACATGGAGTTCCGGAACGGGGGGCTGCCGGCACCCGTAGTAACGCCGGATCCATCGGAAGGGCGTTCCTACTACGCGGCGTTGGATACCGGACTGTCCGATCGTGACTACATTCGGGTACCGCTTACGGCGGATCCTACGTTGGAGTCCTCGGACCCGACGAAGTTCTCGACGAACAGGGTTCAGTTTGTGGCCTTGAGCGGCGGGTACACCATCGGACGCGGCGGCCATGCGTTCTCCGCGGCAGCACAGAGCGTGGTATACGGGGTGGCGTTGGTAGCGGCTCCGGATCCGGACGACCCGACGCAGGATATCGTGTTCAGCAGGAGCTACGCCCCCGCGGACTTTACGGCTAAACTGAAGTTGGTGAATGAAGAGATCAGCATCGTATGGCCCCATACATTCGGGGAGTCGATGCTGTCCAGCAGCTAATAGAGTTTGTATTGCGTTACAGAATCTTACGGCTGCATATGGAGGAAATATCATGGCAGGCAGTGAAACACTGACATGGCGGACGAGCTATCGCCAGATACGGAACGGGGAGAACGTTGAGAGCGCGGTCGCGAACCGACCGCCGGACGACCTGTGGAACAACCTTCTCTACCTGAAGAACCTCGTTGATAACCTGACGACGGGCAAGTCCCTGATCCTGACGGAACAGCGTATCCTCGTGGGCACGGACTTGGCGTCTCCCGTCTATCTCGCCTCGAATGGCTTGTGGTATCCGGCGCTGGCAGAACTGTCGAGCGCGCCGAACAGTACGCTGTACCAGCTGACGTCGAAGGCGTACGTCGGCGGACTCGTGTTGCAGAAGAGCGATACCGCCTCTGGGTTTATCTCCGGCGGGATCTATTACACGACCGGCACGGTCATCATCCAGGGCGAGGCCGTATTCGGCGACGAATTCGCGGACGTGATCGCCGGCGATTACATTGACGGTATCCAGTACCTGTCGCCGTTCTACGCGGGGCAGATGACGTCCCTGCGGACGGTAGCGCCCGTCAGGGTATGCCTGTCGAGCCTGCAGGACGACGGATACCACGTGATTGTGAACCCCGACCAGCGGGCGTTACTGGAGAGCCACGGACATTATCATGTGGTGCTGGCGGATCAGCCGGCAGGCGGCGTCAACTGCGTGCCTACGAAGTTTGCCTTCATGTGGGGGGAGATGGAGCCCGAGGGGCCTTACCCAGGTATCACACATACGATCGTGAGCCCGAACACGGACGCGATCGGCTGGTTGCCGGCGGACAGCCCAGCCTTCGACGGTATGGATATCCCAGAGGGAGCCAAGTTCGGGTACAATATCCCCGCGGATGAGAGCCTCGCACCGTTGTGGCCGCCGATGCCGATCGATCAGGTGTACGTGGAAGTTGACGGCGTGGGAGAAGTTGGCGACCTCGTGATCGTGAACAATGACGGTATCTGGTGGATGGACGACAACTACGGGAAGGCCCCGTGGTCCGTCAACTACCCGTGTGAGAGTTCGGCAAGCGCCGAGTCCTCTCCCTCGTCCGAGGCACCTTATCCGGACTGGCCGGTGCGGATCGAGGTGTGGTTCACGAAGGTGATACATGGTACGACGCTGATGGCGTTATCGAATCATATCGATCTGGAGATCGGTGCGTTGCCGGACCTTACACCGTTGGAGGTGGGGAGCAACATCGAATCCGGTACGTTCTCGGAGACGGCCATGCGGTACCTTCGGTTCTTCGCGTCCGGTAGCTCATCCTCCTCTTCCAGTGCAGCCGGTGCCAACGACGTCATCTACCGTGCGTCGGCACGTGACTTCTCGACGCCGGCGGGACGGCGGTCCATGCTCCGGTTCGAGCTGGTGCTGAGCGGGAGTCCGACCTTGACAGCCGCAACGATTCTGGATATCGTTGGTGGCTTCACGATGACGCTCTCGCGCATGTCGAGGCCCACGACGGGGCTGACGAAGTTGCTGTCGGAGGTTGCGACATCGGAGCTGGCGTTCGATTGGTCTACGGGGCCGGCGGACGTCACGGCTATCCCGACGAATACGTATTTCATGATTCGGAGCGAGGAAATTGAACTCAGTGCGGAGGAGGTACTGTTCCTGAAGCTGTCATGGGACGGGACGGTGTTGACGGCACTCGACGACGAGGTTTACCTGTACGCCGTTCGGCCGACGATTACAGTACCGTAGTTGTGGTATGATCGTTCGACGAATTATCATCGCAATCCTGTTGTGCCTGCTCGTGTCGGTTTTCGTGTACGCAGGCGGCTGGAGCCCAGACTGGCCGTTGGAGGACCTGACGGGCGTGCCGCAGGATAACTACGCCGTATACATGAGCAACCTCTTCTTCGCCGCTTACGAACGTGCGGCGGAGACGGAATTCTCTTCCGGCATTGCTTTCCCCATCTACCGAACAGTTGACGGTAACCTCCCCCGTTACGAGACGTTCTACAACTGGCCGGTCGGTGTAACGAACTGGGACCAGCTCAATCTGGTGGTACGCAACCCGACGTACTATTCTGAAAATCTGTATTATCCCATAACCAATACGGTGGTCGTATCCGTAATTGGGGTGGAGACCGTCTACACAAACTGGACGTGGACGACCAACGAGGTCGTGGCCGTTATACCGAACCCAACGCCGGGCAACCCGGACGGTATGGTTACGTCAGTTATCCGCCGCGAGCTGGTGCGTACGGGCGGTGAGTACGTCACCAACTGGCTGTACGACATCGAGGGGCCGTCTATGTTCCCCTACTACGCCTCTGTCGAACAGGGGCTGGCGAGCAACGTATTCCACCCCCGTTTTTACCGCGGCGACAATACCTACCCTGAGGATTACTACACTGATACCGACCAGATGAAAGCGTTCCAGCCGACTGCGACAATGTATACGCAGCGCGTGGCTAAATTCTGGTACGAGATGGGCTCCGGTACCGTGCAGGCGCCGTGGAACATGTACACTCAGGTCGTGACGACGGTTAGCACGACAATGCCATTCCGGATCTACGATTACACCGCAAAGCAGTTTACGAACGTCGATGTCGCAGTCACCTACACGAACTACACGACGGAGCAGATCCCTGCGGTCTATGAGGGCCGGGGGCCTATGTCGATACTGGCCAGTAACATAACCACCCGTGTATACGCACGGGATGACTATGTGGTGTGGACGAACACTTACAAGAAGCTGATCGCCGATCCACGGTACGGTACGCCCACACCATTCCGCGGGATGCCCCCCACAGAGTTGCTGGGCACCCTCCTGCCGACGATAGCGATCATGATGGAGTACTACCTAGACACGACGTATGCCGACCCCGACGGTACGTTCGACACGTGGTACGATACGGAGGAAAGCTATGTGTGGACCGACATCGGGGGTACGCCGCAATGGGTGGAGATGACTAACGGCGATCGCTACATACCGTCCGGCGCGGGCGCGTACGAGATCGTCAAGGAGGTGCCGACGTGGACGCCCGAGAAGATATACAGCTTGACGGGCGCGGGCACGAACCTCGGATGGCAGATCGTCGAGATCGATAACACGGTTTACCCCGGACGCAGCGGGTGGGGGTACGTACAGCACGTCGGGCCTTTCGATGTCCTTCTCGGTGAGGGTTGGGAGTTTGGACAGCCTTACGAAGAATTCGTGTATGCGGAGAACGTCAATATCTGGACCTCACAGGTGTCGAAGGGGGGGATCAACATCCATCCGGAGCGGGACGTTGATCTGTTCTTGGGGGAGTACGCGATGCAGCCGATCTATGAGCAGACGCTGGTACCGTACGGCTTCAGCGACGTATTCTGGTTCGAGGAGACGAACGGGGTGGTTACGGTCGTGACCGGGCAGCAGTGGATCGCGGCCATCAACGGGCAATCGTTTACGCCGCAGGATCCGCTCACAATGAGCAGTACGCAGCCGCGCTACTACCGGAACGCAGCGAGTAATGCGTTCTTCGTGCAGATGCGGCGAGACGACAGCTTGGATTACAATGCGAAGGATACGTGGGTGCTCGTCAACGATTTCGATATCGCCGAACAGATACGGGACGATTGGGAGACCCTGCTCGGCTCCGACTACACGGAAGCGATCAAGAGGCTGCATCGCATGGGGTTCCCCACACGCGTAGAGGAGTACAAGATTGGGCGCCCCAGCTGCGGGCCCTCCGGCTACTACTATCCGGGGGGCGTCTTGCGGCCAAGCGACTACGCGATGGAGCTGTACTACGTTCGACGCGGACAGACCATCCAGTGGGGAGAGGGTCAGTTTGGTGACTGGGATAGCGCACCGTACAGGCTGGATTTTCTTACGTGGGACACGCTTACGAACTGGCCGGGCGTCGAGGTCGATGTGGTGGCACCCTCCCCGAATACGACGACGATACCGCCGATGCCTTTCGATATCCGCAGCCGTACGATATACGTTGACGACCTCGGGGCGTTGAAGGGCGGCGGTGATGATATCGCGTACACAACGCTGGTGTACACGGCGACGGCGCCGGGAACCAACACGTGGATACCCATGCTGGCTGTAGAGGAGTCACCGTCCACGCGGAAGACGACGAGCGTGTGGACGGCGGAGGAAGTATGGGTTACGCCCCTCGCGTCGGTGACTGACACCTACTACGTGGCCAGTATCGGACATTCGGTAACGAACGACGGGCGCATCGCCATCAACCCGCGACTCGTGCAGACGAACGACGTCCTGACGGTGGATCAGAGTAAGGGTGCTGGTGGCACGCGCATCCTGTTCTCGGTCACGAACCGGTTTGCCATGTATCAGGATTTCAATTGGACTCCTCCGTTCCCGCCGGTATCGTATGCGATAAACCAGACCTTTTTCGATGGTATGTATAGGCTGCTGAACAAGATGACCTGTATTCGAACGGCCGAGTCGTCAGAAGGGCGCTGGCTGTCTGATTACAAGGCACCGTCCCACCTAGGCAATGCAACCTTCTACGATTTCTGGAGCTTTACCAACTCGTGGTGGAAGTGGGAACATAAGGCTGGCAATACGTACCAGGGAGGCCCTGTCGGATCGTCGTCACGTGATCTTACGGAGGGCACCGTCTTCCGACGCCGTAACAGGCGTCCGTACTGGAGCGTTGGTGGCTACTACGATCAGAACCAGCCGCTTGGGCGTAAGGTGGAGTGGTACGGGGCCGGCATCGTCGAAGGGCGTGGAGTACGCAACTCCAAGCTATTCGGTATTCCTGACCCAGCGACAGGGGACTTGATTCCGAAGGTCCTGAAGGATCCACCAGCGTCATCTGATCAGGGAATCATACGGACGAGCTGGATGCATACCGGTATGAGCCGCGGCGGCTGGTGGCCGGCGGGTGACTGGCCGTCCGGATTCGTACGCGACCGGCGTCCGCGTGTAGGGTACTGGGCTATGACCGGCAATGTGGAGGTAGTTCGGTCAACCGTCGGTACGGATTCAGATGTTGACATCTATACGTTCGTTGATTATCGACCCGGCAAGTACACGTCATTTCCGCTGTACCCGAAGAGTATCGGTGAAGAGCTTGGCTTTGATGTTGGGGAGACAAACTTCGTATTCGTGCTGCCGGTCCCTCTAACTGGCGGTCGCGTCCGTTACATTGATGATATTCTCACAATGTACGTGACGAACACCACGTTCAAGCCATTGCATGCGTCGTTCGACAACACGATGTTTCGCCATCGGCGAAACACGTTCATCGATGCAGGCGGACAACGGTACATTACTAACTCGTACGACTACGCACAGATGAAGTTATCGCCCGGCGGGGTGTCATGGCATGACAACTGGCTAGGACCTTTTTCACGGACCGATACGTATACGGATGCGAACGCACACATGGAACACGAGATGCACCAAGCGTACTACCAGATGCGACCCTACCTATACGTCTTCGAGCACACTGAGATCATTCTACGGCCCAATTTCGTCTATTATGAGTAAGCAATTGATACTCGAGAACGTGCAGGCGCCGGGCGACTCCCTGATGTTCACCTGTGCGATCCGTGACCTGCACAAACAGTACCCGAACGAGTTCCGGACATGCATCCGGACAAAATGTCCGGATATCTGGCGGAACAATCCGCTGGTCCACAACGCGGATAGGAATAAGGACCGCGTACACCATCGCGTCGGCTACAGTACGTCGATCAACAGCTCCAACCAGCGGGCCGGCCACTTCTGTACCGGCTTCGCCCGCGACATGAGTGAACGGTTGGGTATCAAGATCAAGCCGACGGATATGCGGCCGGACGTGTACCTGACGGACGAGGAGAAGGATCCGGAGAACCGGCGCGTCAAGCGTCCGTACTGGATCGTCGTCGCCGGTGGGAAGGCGGACTTCACGGCGAAGATATGGGATCCGAAGTACTGGCAGCAGACAGTCGATACCTTGCGCGAGGAGGATGGTATCCTCCCCGTACAGGTGGGCTCCGCGAGCCACATGCACCCCAAACTGGCTGGGGTCAAGAACTTGGTGGGGAAGACACGCCTGCGGGACCTCCTGTGCCTTGTGTACCACGCTGAGGGCGTCATATGCCCCGTTACGTGCACGATGCATATGGCTGCGGCCTTCAACAAGCCTTGCGTGGTCGTCGCCGGGGGGAGGGAGGCGTGGTGGTGGGAGGCCTACACGCGCGCTACGTGGGCGACGAATATACTGAAGAACCCGGTGCCTAAGGACTTCGTCGACCATACATTCATACATACGATCGGTGGCACACTCGACTGTTGCAAGCGGCAGGGCTGTTGGCGCTCCGGCGTCGGCGAGCGGAAGAACCCGGCGAAGAACTGTAAGCGCCTTGTGGTGGGTCCGTCGGGTAAGCACCTGCCGGAGTGCCTGCGACTGATTACGCCCGATCAGGTGGTGGCGGGGGTCCGTCGGTACCTCAACGGCGAGAAGATACCGATCGATCCGGTGCCGAAGGGGTTGCGGCCGCCTATGTTCACGGAGGCGCTCCCGAAGGTTCGCCGGCCGATCATGCTCCCGCCGGGCCCGAAGCCTAAGCTGTCACGTGTTGTGCGGCGCGCACGTCGCGGTCGGGGCCATATCAACCGCCGGCGTTTCATCAAGGAGGTCCCGAAGCGGAGAACGACACCCACGAACCCCGCACCTCCGAAGCCGCCGAAGCCTCCGCGGACCATCATGAAGAAGATGCGGAAGCGCCCGCAGCTCCCGGAGCGCAGGCTTCCTCCTGTCGCATTGAATATGGCTCCCGGTGCCGCACCGTTCGATCGGCCGCTGAAGGGCCTGCGTACGCCGGTGACAATCTGTGTGCTGCTGTATGGGGACTTCCCCGCCCTCTCGCAACGTTGCCTGCAGAGCATCTACCAGACGGTCGACCCCTCCCTGTTCGAGTTGCGGCTGGGCCTCAACGCGGTCAGCGCCCGGGTGCGCAGGCTCCTCGACCACTACATCGTTTCGAAGGGGAATGTGCGGCTGTACGAGGAGACGGCGAACATCTACAAGTATCCGCTCATGCGCAAGATGTTCTACAAACCAGGACTTGATAGCCGGTGGGTGATCTGGTTCGATGACGATAGCCACGCAGTCTCCGGTAACTGGCTGGCCGGCCTCGACAAGTTCGTGACAGCCAACCCGGGGGCGAAGATGGTGGGCAAGAAATACTTCTACCATCTGACACCCGGGCAGCTCACGTGGATCAAGGAGGCCAAGTGGTACAAGGGTAAGCCGCAACGGACGCGCCGCGGCATGCCGAAGACGGACTTCCTGACAGGGGGATGGTGGGCCATGCGCACCTCCGCCGTCAAGCGCCTGCACTGGCCGGATCCGCGGATCAGCCACAACGGCGGGGACGTCATGTTGGGAGAAGCTTGCTATCAGAACGATATTATGATACAACAGTTCTACAATGGTGTCAGAATAAGCGATTACGTCCGGAGAGGCGCGTCACAGAAGCATCCGGGGCGTTAAGGAGGACCTGAGAAATGGCCGAAACATCCAACTTTGAAATGTCCAGCTCGTCTAGTTCTACGCCAGCAGATTGCAGATTTGGGCTGGAATTAACTAAGGAGCTAGGCGTCTACGACGTCCCAGGACGCCAACAAGCATGGCGTCTCCGTGTCACCGTCACCGACTACTATAACGTGGATCCCAACATCTTCGTATACCTACGTAGCGGCACGGACGATGAGGGTAATCAGGAGGACACCTTCGAGGCCGTGGCCTCCCCCACCGATCTCGAGGAGTACCCGTCCGGAGCCCCGCGGGAGTCGGATAGTCCGCAGTTCTTCCGCCTCGCGGAGGTCGATCTCCTGTCCCGCAGCGAGATCCTTCTGGAGGAAACGTGGGACGGTATCGTCGCCGACCGCGACGAGCTGATCCGGACCCTCGTCGGCATCTGTGAGCTGCAGTTGTCGGCCGTGGACCGGGGCGGCTACTTCCCGCCGACGCCGGCGCCGGCTGAGGAGGAAGATGAGGAGCCTGAGGGCAGCGAGGAGGCCGTTGAATGTCCTCCCGACGCCTACGCGTCCCTCACCGTTACGGAGAGCAACGATCCGGAGTTTCCGGTAGGTTCCGACTTCGCGGAGGTGGGTGTACAGGGTGACGTCCCACTCTGCCGCCGGACATGGCGGCTCACGGGCGTTCCCAGCGGGGAACAAATGGACTTGACTACTTCACTGGTAGATAATACATTTACGTGCGACTTGGATGGTTCGGAGGTGGACTCGGGCAATATCAGCGACGAGTACAAAACATACATCTACTACACGCGCGACGGCGTGGATCACTACACGCTGTTGATCGAGGGAGTGGAAAGTTCCAGCTAAAGGAGGAGATAATGATACGTAAGATCGCGGCGAAAGGTAACATGGTGGAGATCACTTCGGACGAGAACGGTTCGGAGCTGATCAATCGGAGAGAGGCGCTGAATCGCGCGCGGGGCATCATCGGACTGGACAAGGATTCCGAATGGCTCGTGGAGGCGTTGATCAAGGCGGCGAATCAAGCGCGCATCAACGACCCCGACGTGGGTAAGCCGTACTCGAGTGAGAGTATGGAGCTGTTCCTGAAGACGGCGAAGGAAGAGGCGGCGAAACTGCCAAGTTAAACCGGCGGCAATTTACGGCATAATACAATGGAATGATGTTAGCACGCAGCGCTCCGGCGCTGCGTGTTTCTTTGTATGTGCTTTACGGAGGAGGTTTCACATGACAACAGCAGTAGCGAAGAAGGCGCCGGTGACGAAGAAGTCGAAGTACCGCGCGGTGGACGACATACCAGTGGAGTGGGTCCTAACCTTTGCTCGGCATATGTGCCGCAACACCAGTACGGATTGCATCATGCTCGCGGCATACGCTGCGGCCAGCGAGCTGGGTATCGACACAGAGGAGATGAATGCAATCGTCGTAAAAGCTATACTGGAGCATCGTAGCCACGGGCTCGACGCAATACCGGGGGTCATGCCATGAGCTGGTTCAAACGAAAACCGGAGACGGATGTGGCGCCGAAGCCGTGTATCGGTTGCGGCTACTGCTGCCAGAAGGCTCCGTGCGCGCTGGTGCAGTCGATGTTCGACTACCAGATCGAACGCTGTCCAGCGCTACAGTTCGACGACGGGCGTTACTGGTGCGGGCTGTTACGGGGCACGACCGACGAAGAACGGAAGCGCCGTATGAAGATACTTGCGATCGGGGAGGGCTGTAGCTCCTCCCTATTCAACAACGCACGCGACCAAATGCTGAGGAGGATGTATGAAGAAGGAAGAAAGAAGGAAGTTGTTCAGTGACGTGACGGAGTTGCTGGAGCTGGCGCAGATCATTCAGTCACGACTGATCGAAAGCTGCCCACATGAGATCTTCCAGCACGGCGATTCCGTGTACTGCAACATCTGCAAGAAGGATTTCGGGTGGTGGTGTCCGGACAGTCCGGACCATACGTGCCACTACTTCAGTATGGATGGAATGGTCGAGCTACTCGACGGGACCACAATAGAGAGACCAAAGGGCGCGATTGATCCGCAGTACGAGACGGAAGATCAGTGCCTGTTCTGCGGTCAACCGGAGGAGCGGAAGTAGGTTAAAAAAAGGGGTGAATTGCGGCATAATAAGATGCAGACGGATTAGCGTTCAGCTGCACTCATTCTTATTCTTCTTTTCTTGTTTCTGGGACGCACGGCTCTGTCGTGCGTTCCGGAAAAGAACGGCGAAAGCCGCCGTTTCCCCCGTGTGCGTGCTGCCGTTTACTCCGGTGTCCCGGGTGGGCGGCAGTCACGTGCACACATTTTTCTCCCGAATGCCTGTGTGGAGTACATTCAATCCTTGATGAACTACCCTCTACACATTTTTCGTCGGGAGTCTTTTTCACATTAGGCGATAATACGCGAAATCGTAGGTATCGCCCGCCCCTTACCAGGGCGGGCAACGATCCCTTTTCGTTTAGCTATTGGAGAAGAAAGGAGGCCCTACATGCGTACGCGTATGCGCGGTATACACGTATATTCGGATCCTGCGAGCGATAGGCTGTTGGACGTACGCGACCGACGCCTGATCCTGCGCATAGGGAGCCGGTATTCATTTCACATAACACGCAAGGAGGCGCGAACCCTCCGTAACGAACTGAGCCGGTTCAATCTGGACTGAGATTATGGCTATCGATGATATTATTTGTCAAGTCGGTGTCGTCACCTTCGGGTGCGCGGCCATCTGGTTCGTGAGCCGGAAGGAGCGCTGGAGCCGCTGGGGTTACATCCTCGGCCTGTTCAGTCAGCCCGTCTGGTTCTACACGTTCGGGAAGCACAAGCAGTGGGGCATGCTCCTGCTCAGCGTATGGTACCTGTACTCGTGGAGTCAGGGAGTCTGGAACTATTGGATACAGCCATGGAGGAAGAGTAGATGACGGTGACGCAGGAGAAGTATGAGCACTTCAAGAAACTGATCCGGAATGAGTACCGGAACCACGAGGCAATTCACTGCGCGAAGATCGGTGGCGTGGAGCGGTTAGTGTGGGCCCATCCGGGCACGACTATATACAGGGTCGATTACATCCTGTATCGCAATACACTTTTCGTTAGTGGTGATTTGGGTGCTGCTGTCTACCGCTGGGGCGGAACGGCCATCACACTGGAGTGGATAGCGACGGAATGCAGCCTCGATTACTTCGCGGGGAAGTGCGAGGCGTCGGAAACCGGCCGTGAGTTCACGGAGTGGGATTCTCGCGTGGCCGCCGACTACGTGCGCGACTACCTGCGGGAGTGCGGGGACGAGGCGGAGGATGCAACGGAGGGTACCAGCGGCTGGGATAAGTTTGCCCTAGCACTCGGCGAGAGTGCGCTGTCGTCACAGTTCGAGTGGCATATGTGGCTCCATGATAACGGTTACGAGTTTTTCGGTGACTGCTATTACGAATGTGGAGACGTAGGTAAGATCATCAACTTCCGCTGCGTCAGTCACCTCGAGGGGCTGAAGGCGGCGTTCGAACAAATCAACAACAAGGAGACGAAGGATGCAAAATGTGACGCGATTGACATCGGAGATCGAGGAGAAGCTGAACACGCGGTACAGCCTGCTTAAGGAGTGGCTTCGACCCATAACACGGTTCGGCGGCATGAAGGCGGCGCTGCTGTTCAGCACATATCCCGGCGACGAGCGGGGAGAGTACCTGCGGGTACACCTGTATACGTCTACGCACGTGTACGCTATTGTGGCGAGACCGCCGCTCAAGCCGGACGAGATTGAGCTGGATAATGGGGATCACGGTTACCTCGGTGCTGCGGTATCCGGCCGGATGCCGCTGCCTGGTGAGGACTTCACGGGCGGTAGGGACCTGATGGATGGGCCCTATAAGGAGTCGACGTGGAACGCGATCGTAGCCGATATACTGGCGTTCGAAATCATCGACCTAGCCCCTGAGCGTCGTGGCCATCCCGAGCTGCCGACAGTTGAGGAACCACCCCCGAAGCCAAAGAAGCAGGCGACTACTAAGCCGCCGGTGGAGAAGAAATAATGGCGTGGGAGGTACAGACGCATACACTGATTGACGGGTGGGTCAACGTATGGACGGGTGGGGACGGCCTACCCGTACTATTCGATACCGAGGCAGACGCCGAGCACGAGGTGCGGGTGCTGCTGGACGACGTGAAAGCTGCCGTCGCGGACGGTTACATGGAGTCGGAGTATTCAGAGGACGATTACAGAGTTGTGGAAGTGAAGGAGGAAGGTCATGGGAACGCGAGGATCCGTTGCGTGGCGTGACGGCGATAACGTCGTTGGAGTATACAATCATTGGGATTCGTATCCGACAGTACTCGGAAAGTCCGTGTGGGACGCGGTACAGAAGGATGGTATAGCCAAGGTCCTTGACGGCCTGAAGTCGGTCGGGGACTGGCGGGAGTTTGAGTCCGGCGGTATCTGCGCGTACTGCGGGAAGAAGGAGGGACAGCCGCACAGCATCAGCGGACTTATTTGCGGATTCGACCTGCCGGACACCAATAAGCCGGCTGCCAAAACGGCTGAGGAGAAGGAGGTCGAGGAGAACATCAAGAAGACGGGCCATCCGGATCCGGAGGCGAAGTGGCACCAACATGGCGATTCCGCTGCTGACCATTTCGATCCCTTTACGGACCCTCTCTTCATGGAGTGGATCTACATTCTCGATCCGGAGAAGAACGTGATCGAGATCTGGGCACACTGTACGGCCAGTGAAGAGGCACGTGTGATCCTGAAACGGGAGAACAAGAAGGTTAGTAACCCTGTGTCGTCGGAGCGGCAGGAGAACCCGTGGACGTACGCGCACTACCTCGTGGACGAGATTGCTGTTGACGGGGAAGAGCCCGGATGGGACTATCTTCAAGAGCGCGACAGCGACTTCTGCGAGCGCCTGTACGCGTCGGAGGGGGCTGCATAAATGTATTGGGTGACCGCGGATCTACATCTCGACCACAAGAACATCATTCGGCATGCCGATCGTCCGTTCATCGACCTTGAGAGTATGAACGAATTGCTTATCAGCAACTGGAACGACTGGGTGGACCCGAAGGATACGGTGGTCATCGTCGGAGACTTTGCGTGGAAGCGGCATGCCCACTTCCTGCAGGCGCTCCGGGGGAAGAAGATACTGGTCCGCGGCAATCATGACAAGATGAGCCGTGCGGTATTCGACCAGTTTACGGCCGTACACGACATATGGCAGACGTCGATCGATAGTCAGATGGTCATCTTCTGCCATTACCCGTTACGGTCGTGGAATGCGAAGTGCCACGGCTCGTGGCATTTCTACGGGCATTGCCACGGCAGGCTCCCGGAATATCCGGATACCTGTAGTTGCGATGTCGGCATAGACGTATGGGACTATCAGCCCGTACCGTGGCCGGTACTGAAGAACAAGATGCTGTGTAAGCAGGATCCCATGCTTCGTGACGCTGGTACGTTGCGAACAGCCGTTGCTGAGCTGCGGGAGACGAACCGCAGCTTTCTGGAAGATACAAGCTGGATAAAGGAGAACTGAGGATGAAGATCATTAAGAAGGGACCGCTGAAGCCGTCGATAACGGATGGCTATCTGTTCATCGCCGTAGAGGGCGAAGAACCTGGGGAGTTGAACTCGCTGGATGCGAAGAAGCTGGCATGGAACGATCGTTTCAACCACGGTTTCGGTAACGCCGGAATCGAGGTGTGGCGCGCGCCGTTCCCGTTGGACCTGCCGAAGGACGCGAAGGAGGGCGACAAGCCCAAGTACGCGATCATCTACAGACTCGTTCCAGGTATCTAAGAGTTTGTAGCATCAATACAAAATCTGGAAGCCGGCAGTCTTTGGGCTGTCGGCTTCCCCTGTGTAGAGGGTGATATGGCTCGTATAGAACTGAAGGATTTGCTGAAAGTGATCGACATGGATGAGCGGACGCTCCGTCTCATTCAGCGGTTGGTCGGATATAAGGAAGAGCTGCAGTGTGGTACGATCAACACACACGGCGCACTCGTACTCGTGGTCTGCGACTTCCTTCGTGCGACGGGCATGCCGTTGGAGCATTATACGGCGTGCATCGAACCATTTGTGGCAGCTATACGTGCCTACGCACAGGAGCTGGAATCGGCACTGATAGCGCATGTGGACGGACTTGCGGCGAAGATACCGTGGCTGTTCATGTCCATCGTCGACAATCGATATGTTGGCGTGCAGAAGCCCGACCTGGCGCCGGTGGATACGGTGCCGTCCGCAAACGTACCGGAGCTGTGGGATATTTCATCTGAAGGGTACGTGCCCCTTCCAGAAGCGCCGCCAGTGTTTACCATATCGTTGTCGATTGGCGCACTGTATTTCAGGACGCTCGCGCGACTGTCGGGATTCGAGAAGGCGGCAGATGATTTTCAAAATGGCCGGCTCATCAGCAGGCCGCGGAAGGAGGGAAAGCATGTCGGGGATAAAGGATCGGACGGATGAGGAGCTGCAGAAGGAGTATCGTCAGCTATTCAACGCGGTGGTAAACGCAGACTGTTTTGGAATCAGCGATCTCGGTCGCCTGCGCGTACTCGAACAGAAACTGGTGGACCGTGGTTACGACATCGTGGAGCATGCGGTCATCGACTTTGTGAAGGAGGATCCGGATGACGTCGAAACAGACGAAGACGCTGTCGTTGGCAACGCTGCGGCGTGTGGTTGATTCCACCGAGCAGGGTATTGCCATCCAGCGTGACTTAGCGCGCGATCTCGGCATATCGTCGGCCTCGCTCGCATACCAGATTGCGAAGGCACGGAAGAAGGGGCTGCTTCCCAAGGCTACGAGCCGGGGACGTAAGCGGCTGATAAAGGGGATAGTATGAGACGTTCAGCGGACGTGGTGAAGGAGTACAACGAGCTGGCGATCGCGATGCCTGCGGGTGCGTGGAGCAAGCGGTTCGCCAACTCGAGGATGGAGGATGCGCCCGGCAGCGGCCGGATCCGGATGGAGTTCCGAGTATGGATCGCGTCCGAGAAGACGTGGGTGCCCGACCATAAGTACATGACGACGACGGAAGCGTGTAACGAGATCGAACGGTTGAAAAGCCGGGAAAGTCGTTACAAGGCCAAGCATAAGAAACGGAAGAAACGATGAGCAACAGCCGGAGTATGAGAGGCAGAGGCGCGATTAGCCGGCAATGCCGGAGAGTGCTTTACTGTGCTGGGCCCGATCGAGGAACTTACTCCACGTCTTCTCATCGCGATTTTGGAGGGGGAGCCGTTGTAGCTGGTTAAGCAGCGCAGCGGTTCTCTTTCTCACATACTGGGTGACGTCGTTCGCCTTCTCCTGGCTGAGCCGGTAGAAGCCGGCGAACATCGACGGATCGTCGGCGAACGTGACGTCCGCTGCCTTCTGCACCGAGGGATCCATCTCCGCGATACCGAGTACGTCGGGCGGCGATACGATACCCTCATCGGTGACTATGACGCCTACGTAACGGCGTACATCGTGGGAGAAGCGATCTTCGAAGGACTCCCGCGGCCGCGGTGCGTCGGACAGCGCCACCTCCGTGATGGCCCATGCCGCCTCGTCGGCGTCGACGGGATCCCACGTATAGAAGTCGGCTTCCGAATCATTTAGCGCGTTGGCAATATGCGTGAAGGACTCGACGGAGACGTAGAAGAGGTTGGTACTCAGGGCGGTGATCATCGCCATGAGCTTGTCCATATTAGCCTGCGGGAGGGTGATATGGTAGGTATCCTGTACCTCCATCCTGATGGTCTCAGGTTCCCATCCGAAGCATTCGGTACCAAACTCGTCGATGGCGAGCGCAAGTAGCGCGGTTCCGAATGTGTTGGGATTGGACCACCAGCCTGCGACTTCCTTTCGCTTGAGGTCACTAGCGAATGGCATGGTGGAACTTGCCTCCTCCCCGGCACGCGGATTAGCTGTTCATGGCTTCTTGTTTCTTACGGAGATCCTCGTGCACGTCCTCACCATGGCGAAGCTTGAAGACACCGCTGAAGTCGTTGTCGGGCTGGCCGAACACTTCGATGATACCCCGCATGGAGAAATCCCTTTGGGTATCACGTGCAGCTTCCTTCTCCGCCGGCGTCACGCCCACGGCCTTGAAAGCTTTTTCCAACAGCGTCGCATCGTCCCGCGGAATTGTGGGAAGAATGGCGGCGACCTTATCCATATCGAGATCGCCCTTATCGTTGGCTGCCAGCTCAGTCACGTAGTCGGATTTCAGAGCCGTAAAGGGCTCGAGGCCTGCGTCCTTGATCGCGTCGAGGGTGAAGGTCGTGCCCGTGGTCAGTTGGACAACGGGAACCTCGGCGGCTGCGGCCTTCTCGGCCATGCCGGCGTAGCATACTTCTTCCGGCATCGGCATACCGTCGTTGTACAGCGCGTACTTCTTGCACTGCCGGTCGGCGGCGTCGAGGAGGTTGCACAGTACATCGATCTTCGGTGACTGCCCATCCTCTACCGCATCCGCTGCCTTGCGCATCCTGTCACGGATCTCATCGGGGAATACGTGGGCCCGTATACGTAAGCGGAGTGCGATATCCTGTGGCTCCGCCATGTAGGCGCCGGAGGCTTTCAGGAGATAGTCGAGGTCATCGGCACCGACACTTGCGTCGAACGCCATTGCCTTCTCGAGGATGTTCCGTGCGGCCTTCTTCCGCCATGCATATGGGTAGCTGACCCGGTAGCGCCGGAGGTTGGCGGCTGCCTTCTTCACCGTTGCGGCGTTGACGATGGGGAAGCGTCGGACCCGTTCGGACCCGTAGTTGACTACCAGTGCGTAGTCGTCATCCGTGAGACGCCGGTTCGGTGCCTCACTCTTCTTCTCCATCACGTCGATGAACTGCTTGACGGCGGGAAGTACGCCCCAGAACTTGGCTGCCTTCTCGAGACGATTGGCGGCCTTCTCCTGCGGGTAGGAACTCTCCCACTGTTCGTCATTGTGTTTGCTGCCCCAGAAGTAGAGACAGGAAAGCCATGTCGCGACCTTCGTATGACACGGAAACTCCCGCTTGACGGGATCACCAAAAATGCCGAGAGGAGCGTTGACATCCGGCTTCTCCTCTGCTATATTCGCATTCTTAATGAAAGCTGGTAAGTCACCATCCAGAAATTGCTTGCGAAGAATATGCAGTTTCTGTAGACTGGTATCAGCGAGGTAATCCATGGCTGTTCCTCCTAAGTCAATTAACACCTTTGTGAACGATGATACTTTTCTACGCGCAATCGACGTAAAAGTCAAGACATCTTCAACACCAAATATAGCAAAGTGTCCGGCGTGTGACCAGCAAGAATTTCACATTTGTTCGGATCCGGTCGAGAAGCGCTGGCATCACTGCATGAACTGCCGCGTCGTAGGCGCCCCAGTCGAGCTGTACAAGACGGTCAAGCAGCTCCCGACGGTGGAGGCCGCCATAGAGGAAATGCGCGATCAGAACCTGTTTTTGCAGGCCGATCGGACCACTATCGACTACTACGTGAACGTGTTGTGGCCGGAACGTGAGGCCTACAAACGCTTCTGGGAGGCGGCACAGGGCCGTGTTGACGGTCTTGAGGCGCCGGTCAGAAACCTGTTGATGGCGTGGGGGGCGTATACTGGGCACCCCGTCAAGACGGAGGGCCTGCTGGGGGGCGCGCATAAGGAAGACGTTGCGCTGCTGCCCACGTCCTCGATCACGAGCATGAAAGGGTACGCGCTGGTCGTGCCGTTTCAGGACATGCCGGGGAGAGCCCGCGGCTATCATTTTCTGGCCAATCACGGCAAGCAGTACTACAAGGAACTGAACATCCGGCCCGGTGGCGATACCGAGTATCACGACGACGGGCTGGCGTTTCTCGACCGAATACGGCCGGGGACACCCACCGTATACGCGTTGGGAGACGCGTTGCTGGCCCTCCAGATCCACATCAACTACCGAGTGGTACGCGGTAGTTCGGACGCGCCTCCGGTCGTGGCGTGGGGTGCGAACACCGATTACGCGTGGAATGTGCTCGACGCCTCACGTATCATCTTCTGGGACTGGCGTCCGAGTGTGGAGATGTTCCAGAATATCTTCCGGTTAGGCCGGTCGAATGCCATGATCGCGACGGCACCCACGTGGCATCCGGAAGAGGACCCGAAGAAGATCACGGCCAAGCTGGCGCGTACGGGACCCGCGAAGTTCCTGGCGATGATGGAACAGAGCGCGAAGCCGGCCGTTGAGGTGTTCAAGGACTACATCAAGACCAATCCGGAGGCGCGGGGCCTGCTCCTCACCAGTGACCTGAACCAAGCGTATAGGGACCAGCTATTGGCACTTTGCGACAGTCGCGAGCGTACGATCTTCCACGACCTGATGCCGGCCAGCCAAGTTATACGCACCATCAATTTCGAGGGGAAGACGATCGAGGAGAAGGATGACGGGCTGTACCTGTCCAAGGGTACGTCGGACGCCTTTCGTATCTCGTCGGTGAAGATCATCCCCCAGCGTCTCCTGCGCTATACGAAGGCGGGTACCACACGCTGTCAGGGGAAGATCATGATGGGGGATAAGGAGGTACCGTTCGACGAGGACGTACGGACTATAACGAAGAAGCCGGCCGAGTGGGTCGAGAACACGGTATTGGACGCCGGCGCTGGGACATCCTACATACATCGCTCGTGGCAGCACAAGCTGTACGACATCGGGAAGCTGATCTACCAGCCGGCGATCACCATCGTCGACGAAACGATCGGCTGGAACGCTAAGCAGGAGTGGTGGTCGTTCCCCAACTTCCGCGTGCGGGAGGGCAGTGTAGAGCAGCTGCAGGCGTTTTCAGCGCCGCTGGATCTGCCCTGCTCGGGACTGACATACGCCGAGAAGCTTGCGCCGAAGAAGTGTATCATGTCTAACGACGGGGTGACGGCAGCTCATTGGGCGGTGTTGGCCGTCATCGCGCACAACCTTCTCAGCTCGTTGAAGAACTGGCCCATGATCAGCATGGGCGTAGCGACGCCGACGGCGCATAGGCATCCCGTCATACGTTGGTTTGTGGAGAAGTTCAACCTCAGAACGTTCCGGCTGACGCGCACGGGGGACGTTAAAGCCGCGGAGGCGGCGGCCGCGGAGCATCCGGTACCGGTGGTGGTGGATGCGGCTCCCGCATACGTGAAGACGATTCGTTCGTGGCTGAAGACGGGTACGCAGGCGAACGTCATCATCCCCGTGTCGAAGCAGGTCGTGACCACCGGATCCTTGTACGAGAACTGGGTGTTTATGTCTGGGATGGAGAAGCTGACCTACAACGGGAGCGCTTTCGACGGCGGTGACTCCATCATCAGCTACTATCTGAAGTGGTTACAGTATCATGACCATAACCTGCCGGTCCGTCAATCCACGTTGAAGGCCGTATTCAACAGCCTTAGCGCGTGGGCGGCTGATACGTATAAGGAATTCGATATCAGCGTGCTGGTGGAGGCTGACGGGCTTCTTACCTATGGTGATGACGACAGCAACTACTCGGCGTCGTACCGCCTGATTCTTACCCTCATGCGCTTGATCGGGAAGCATCGCGGACAGTTTCCTAAGTCACGATGGTCCATTATACGCTTTGCGAAGAAGAAGGGTGAGCCGGTGGGGCTGCGCCTGCAGACCCTGCTGAAGACGCTGACAAGCTTGGGGTACGAGCTGCCGGATAACGATGTGTTCTTGGAGGCGTTCGACAACGCCGGTGCGTTACAGAGCGTGCAGGAGCGCTACGTGTATATCCGGCCGACAGCGTGGAACCAGTGGATCGTTAAAGCGTTTCCGTCGCACCAAGATCTTCCGGACTCAGCTCAGCTTCTTGCGCCGCAGTAATCCGGATCCCAATCCTGGACGCCAAGTCCGGATATTTCCTCGTGACATGCCACTGGCACAGCGACGCGTAGTTGACGGCGTGTGCGAAGTCGTCTGAACGGTTCGCCTTGCAGGTGACGAGATAGATGTCCGCGCCGCGAGCCATCGAGTGCTTATCCTCCACCAGCGCGAGGAAGTCATCGGCCAAACTCTCCCATGTTTCAAAGCGCGGGAAGCGATAATGGCCGTGCTTGATCAGCTGGCAGAGGAGGACGAGACTCCGCGCCTTATCAACCGTATACTGCCAGCGCGCGGACGAGCCGGTAGGTGGCTTGAAGGTGACCATGGCGGCGGCCGTAGCCCGCACGTAGGCGGCGTTAAACACCTGCCGTATGGGGAAGCCGGCCTGAATCAGGAGCGTTTCCCGTATAGCGCCAGCCCCGCAGAAGTCGTGAGCGAGGAGGGAGCAGCGGAACGCGCGGTAGTAGTGGAGGATGAGTGCGACCTCCTCCGCCGGATCCGTTATATTGACAAGGCGCTCTCCGTAGATGACATCGATTTGTCCATTGGGCCTGTGGCCGAGGATGGCGATAGCCGTGTGGCTGATGCCCTTCTCTCCGCCACCGCCCCAGTCGACGCCCATTGTGCACGTGGTATACTGGTCCCGCAGCTTCAGCGCCGCCTTATACTCATTGGCGTGCCTAAGTACCGAAGCGCTCTGCAGGTCGGTCTTCGTGACGAGGCTGACCCGAACATCGCACGATTCACCCAGTTTTTCGTTGTACAGCTCGGCTTTCGTCAGCGTGTTCTTCGCCGCCCACAGGTCGGCCCATTTGTCCATCATCCCCGTCTTCGGGTTGGGGAGGTAGTGCATGGGCATCACCGGCTGCGGGACGTGGTAGCCGGCGTAGGTGAACCGCTTCTCCGGGAACCGGTGTTCCCAGTGACCGGTCGATGAGTCGATCAAGCGATCGCACTTTGCGCAGCTGAGGCCGTTCTTCTGGATCATCCGCAGGAGATCGAACTCGACGGTGGCGATGTTCCAGTAGCCGCAACTGCATTGGATGATCCACTCCGCCTGCGACGATCGCTCCCATAGCCCCTGCAGGGTGTTGTCGAAGGTCTTCGGCGTGCCGGTGTACTGCCGCATATCGTACTCACTGGCGGACAGCGTTTCGTTGATGATGGGGATGAAGTCCGTGTCCAAGTCCTGTACCTCGTCGTACCGGCACTGGTCGGCGGAGATACCACGGACACGGTCGGGATCGAGGAAGGCGAATGAGAAGTGGAGTGTCGAACCGTTTCTGAACGACCGCTGGAGCACGGATTGCTCGTCCTTCTTCGAGAGGATGGCGTCGCCCAGCGGTGTGTTGATGAGGAAAGGCTTTACGTAATTGTTGGAGAAGCGTCGCGTCTGCTCAAAGCGGGGCGCGACGTATAACGAAGAAAAGTACGGGATGACGGCGGCTTGGATACAGCCTTGTGCTCCGAGCGTGGTACTCTTTGATACCTGCCGCCCGCACTTGAACACGAAACTACGAGGCATCTTGAGAGAGAACATCGGCTCCATTGGAAAGTGGTTGCGCAGACTGTATGGTTGGCCCTTGAGCTTCAGCAACAGCGGGAGGATGGGGACCAGCGATGCCAGCTTGCCTGTCGCGTACAGTGTAGCCAACGCATCAACATGAGAGTTGTAATGAGTTGAGTTAAAATCACCATCGGACACAGTCGTTGCGTGTAGCAACGCTCGCGCGGCTTGAAATACCTCCTCCGGTGTTTCAGCCGATTTCTTGCTTTCAATATCGGCATTCATGCTATAATAGAGCCAAAATGACAGACGTAGAATTCTATCAATGCTGGCTACGTGCCCTGTGGAAGGGCATCATCGAACCCATAATACGTGCATTCGCCTACCTGATCAAGTTAATTCTCAACGGATTTGCTCGACTTCTGGGTGCTGCATAGGATAACCTCTTACCATAAGGAGGGACGTCATGAGCGTACATCTTAATCGGAGCGTTACGCATTATCTTCAACGGAAGAAGATCATACCAACACCACAACTACCCCGACCGACGTACCGGATGGGTACTTTGCATCCGCACACCCGGCCGGTTACGCCCGCGCCGAGACTGCGTCCTGTGGAGTCCCCGGGCACGAAGGTCGTTACAGAAGAAAGATGATAAAATGTTTGACTTGCCACCGCAACTGAACTACATTATCGCCATGCTGATGCTGATCGGCTTGGTCCTTCTTTTCGTGCCAAGCGCGCGAGCGACGGGAGGGCTTCTGTTATGCGGATCAGTCATCATCATCGTGGCTATCAACATCGTATTCAGCGGTGTTAGTAGTGACGACTGTGGAGGAGGAACCACACACCATGACCGACAAGACCGAGCGATTCGATCAAATCATCGTTCGTGAGCTGGAGGAGTCGGCTGATCGGTTAATCAAGCAGCACAGGGAAATCCGTTCCATTGCCATCATCGTAGACTGGGACCTTCCGCCCTCGGCGGGAGCGTCGTTGCCAGTCGGCGTCTGGCGGTGTCAACCGGATGGGGACGCATTTGTGACCACGACTGGTATGCAGGTGCAGTTGCCGAAGATGTCACACCATCTCGGCTCGTTGTTGCTCGAGACCGTCCAGCAGCTTCACAAGCAGACAGCGATCGATGACACATCTGATAAGAAGAAGGAGGAGGATAATGTACACAAGCAACCCTCAAGTTGATAACGAACGCCTTAGCGTACTGGTACTGCGTATGGCATCCGTGGCTCTCGTCATCGGATGGTTTCTGCAGTACGCCGTTGATTTCATAGCCATCCCCATCTTGGTGGCAGCCGTAGCCATGTCGACGTTTCCGATCCTCGTAAAGGTGGTGACGTACAGCGTGGTCGCTGCCAAGTCCATGCTGGCGGATGCACGTGTGATGGTACAGGCCGCGAGAGAGCGGTTGCGAGCATAACGAATGTCGAACGTTATCGTCATCGGCGTCAAGGACGCGCAACCATACCACCGGAAACTGCATCGAGCGGTTTACGGCCGGATTCATTATGGGCATGCGCAGGTAAAGCAGCTGGTAACGCATCCGACGGCTGAGCTGGAGGAGGCGGTGCAGATACACAACGGCTACTTTGCGACGATGGCACGGGAGCGATTGGTAAGCCGGACGTACTTCCGCAAGGCGGTCGGCCGTATATCCAAGATGCTGCCGGAGCATGTGGTGAGCAGGATGCTCGGCTGCAGTCTCCCCAACGTCACTGAACGCGCTGAGAACGGTAACGTCGTACATCACACCTGCCAGCGGTACTGGTTATGTCCAGGCTGCTGGTATCGAAGACTGTTGAAAACATACTGCACGCTGAGATCCGTACTCCAGTACGGGTCTCAGCTGGCGGTACTAAGGATCATAGCCACGCCGTTCGCGGACGATCCGATACCGTGTGAGGAGCAGATCGATGAGGTACGCGAGTGCCTTACACGGCTATACGATTCCCGATGGAATACGTGGAAGTGCGACAAAGTCCTCTCGCTTCCGCGGCAGCTGACCGCGGCGCCGCACATATGGGTGGCGAACGCGGTGATCGTCGCGCTCAAGGAAGACAAGGACGAATTGTGGGACGCCCGCGAGAAACTGGGCGTTGCAGGAAGCTGGAAATACTATCCGGCGACGGAGGATGCGCTGCAGCAGATCCTGGCTGAGTATATGGATTACCCGCCGGCACTGTTGTACAACACGCTCCCCGCCAGCAGCCTGATGCGGCTGCACACGGCGTTCGAGGGGCTTATTGCGCGCGAGCACGGATTTACCAAACTGAAACAACATACAATCAGGTTCCAGAAGAGGAAGGTATATGAGCAAGAAGATAGAAGGGTGCGTCTTCTCGGGTGACCAGCATCTACGTCCGCAGACGTGGGCGCGGCGTCCTGAGATACATGGCGATGCGTATAGTGCGCTCGTCCAGATTATCGCCTACTGCGTGCAGCATAACCGCGCGCTGATGATGATGGGCGACCTGTTCAACAGCGAACACCCGGACTCCCGGTCCGTCGAGGTATTCCGCGCCAGTATGGATACTATGGAGGAGAACGAGCTGCCCGTGTACGCGATTCAGGGACAGCACGACATGGCGACACCGCCGTGGCCTGTGTCTCTGCACTCATACGTACAGTACGTCAGCGGTAAAACGTTCCATCCCATCCCAGACGGCCCCGAGTTCTATGCGTTCGATCGTATAGCCAACCCGGAGGTGATCAAGAACGATCTCAACATCCCGTCGACGGCGGTTGGCTTGGTAGGCCATCAGCTGGCGCGCGAGGTGTTCCCCATGGAGGGGCGTTGGGATTTCGATGCCAGTTGCCTGCCGTCGACGATCAAGTATCTGTTCCTCGGCGACTTCCACGAGCCCGTGACCTTCGGCATACCGGGCGGACGTGGGTGGTATAGTGGATCCATGTACTTGTGTAAGATCGATGAGCCGACTGAGAAGTCGTTCTTGGACGTTAAACATCATGATATCGCGGGACTCTCCGTGGAGCGGATCCCGCTGAAGAGCCGGCAGTACATCAAGTACACGATCAATCAAGCATCGGAGCTGGACGCAGTGGTTGGCATCCTCACGGAGGCTAAGCTGGAGCCGGACGTGGACAACCAGCAGCCCGTCGTAGTCGTTGAGTACCTGGCGGAGGTACTGGATGTGGTACCACGTCTGGAGGCGGCCATCGCCGGCCGCGCCTACCTGTGGCCAAAGCCTGTCTCCTCCCGTATTGTGTGGGATGACGGCAAGGCGCAGGCGACGACGGAGCACCAGACGATGGAGAGCTGTATCCAGAAGTATCATCCGCCGACGTCGAGAGAGCATCAGTTCCTGACGGACCTGCTGAAACGGCCGGACACGGATAAGGTGCTCGCCGAATGGCGTGAGAAGATGGGAGTTACCCTTGCCGCGTAAGAAGGAAAAGAAGCCGGAGTATGAGGGCCCGCAGTGGCAACACCATACGCTGCTCAGGGACTTGGCGACGTTCATGTTCGACGACAAGATCGTGTTCGCGGAGTCCGGAGTAGATAGTCGGTGGCTGACACGGGGAGAGGTCTCGGTGCCTGACGTGCTTACGCTCAACAAGTCGTATACACGTCCGGCACCTACGATCTACGATATCAAGGTATCGCGGTCGGACTTCAACTCGAGTTTCCGGAAGGATAAGTGGATGCGGTACCTCCCGTACTGTACGCGGTTCTACTTCGCGGCGCCTAAGGGGCTGCTGAAGAAGGCGGATATACCGGAGAAGGCAGGACTTTTCGTGCGCGGTCCCGACAGCTGGTATACGGTGAAGACCCCCAAGGTCTTGGCCGGCGACGGTTGGGATACGATCAATGTGCAGGCGTTACTCATGTCCGGTGCTTTCACGGCACGGAAAGTCCGCCAGCTCAGGGACCGCGTCGATTTGGAGGACAACTGCGCTATCCAGGATCGCGTTAACGCGCTTGGGTGGGAGTTGTCACGTGCGGTTGCGAAGGTGACGGGTGACGAGGCAGCGGGGGGGCCCGGGGGCGCAGAAGTCCTCCGGGCGGTATCTGCTACGCTCAACATACCCATCCCGGCGTTGATCGGGATGCGTGAGAACGATATAAGGTCACGCCTCGTCGACCGGGACAAGCTCGACGATTTGAGTGACGTCGTTGCGCTGGTTGGCTCAGCGCTCAAATGGTACTCGCGGGACGACGACCGCGGGGATCTGTTGAAGAGGATTGACAAGGTCGTAAAGGACATGAAGAAAAATGGCTGACAGACAATGGTACAGTATTCATATAGGGGACGCGAAGTTCGATAAGACGCTCGAGCAACTGTGCAAGGCGGTCACGTCCGACGAGAAGGCGGAATTCAAACTGGAACAGGAACGCAATCGGATGTTCGTGTTCACGGATATCCCGTGGGATACCCTGCGGGAGAAAATGACGATGGCAACTGTGGGTATCGCGCATGATCGTATGCGTGAGTGGAAGAAACAACAGGAGAGGAAGAATGAACAGCTTTGAAAGATGGTGGTGGCGCATGTGGCTCGGATGGTTTGGGCCCGGCGAGATTAAGGTAAGCCGTGACAAGTGGGAGCGTGGTGGTGAACGCTGGTTCCCCCTCGGTAAGTCGATCGACTGGCCGGTACAGCCGAACAGGTTTTCTGACTTTGAGAAGTTGGTGGCCAAGGATAAGAAGCGTAAGATCACGTTGTACGTCGCGTACGGAAGTCCAGGACTGGGCAAACCGCTGTACGTAGCGAACGGTAGCGGCGCACCGTACAAGGACAACAATACTCTGAAACGGAACGACAAGTACTGGGAAGAGGTTGAGGACCGCGTGATTTGTGCGAACCGTGCCGGCATCAGCGTCGTGGTCGCGAATACGTTCGTCGATCAGGGCGTCCTCGGAAAGTATACGCATGGTTTGCTGGAGGAGGACTACCTGCGGACGGTGAAGCTGTTGAAGCGATACAGCGTCATGTTCTGCCCCCTCTCCGAGTATGACGAGGGCGGAAGCGCTGGCGTCAACACCGGTGTTGCTCTGGCCAATGCTACGCGCGGCCGTACGAAGGCACCAGTGTACCTGCATCCGGTTCGATCGTCTGTATCACATCGGCAGTACTGTGACCTGATTTGCCACCAGCGATTCGATTCGAATCGGATCCGCGGTGAGTTGGGTCACGGGATGGCGTTGATGGTCGCGGAGGATAAGGGCGCGAACGATCAGCAGGTCATGGACCGCTTCACGTTCTGCAAGAACCTGAACGTTCCGTACATCATCACCAACCGAAACGAGGACATGTCCCCGACTCTAGAGAACTTCTGTAAGGCGCAATAATGGCTGACTACTATACGGAGACGAGTTTCATCGTGGAGCTGCCGGAAGAAGCCTGTGATTGGCTGGAGGCACTTCGCGCTGCGGGTGATGGTATCGAAGATGATACCGATATCGCTCAGTTGGTTGCCGACGGTGAGTTGGAAGACGATGAGTTTGCGGCGGTCTTGAAAGAGCGTCAAGCGAATGTTTCATGGTGGAACGGAATCGAAGTCGAACGTGAGAGTCCGACGGAGTTGTGGTTCCATCACGACGAGTGTGCGAACATCGATGTTTGCGTCGAGTTGATACAGGCGACGTTGAAGAAGTTCGACCTGTCGATCGCTATCGGGTTCGAGTGGGCGAATACCTGCTCGAAGCCGCGTGTCGATGCGTATGGCGGGGGCGCCGTCGTGGTCACGAAGAATGATTCGAAATATGTCAATACCGGCAGCTGGGTGTCGCAGACCATACAGGATATGGAACTGGAACTCGCTGAATCGGGTAGCAACGCTACAAAATCTAAGGAGAAGTAATGTTCAGGCTGAACTGGCTGGAACTGACTGACTGGTGTCAGCACCGGAAGCGACGGATCGACTTCTCGCCGGGTACCAACGGGATCGTTGGCAACAACGGTGTTGGAAAGTCCAATGCGTTGCATGGTGCGTTTACTGCGCTGACGGGGAAGATGGCGCAGGACACTATCGATGAGAACATCAACTTCGAAGCGGATAAGACCGTCGTCGCCTGCGCGTTTGCGCAGGGCGACGTGGTAGGCGAAGTGTCACGTACCTTCACGGCCAAGCGCGTGGAGGGGGACCCGATGAACCGGGAGACCGGCCGCTCGACGGCCAAGCTCACGATCGGGGAGGATAAGCCCATTACGGGCGTCAAGAAGGTGACGGCGGCTTTGGACGACCTTACGGGGTTAACGCCGCGCATCATCGAAGATCACATCTTCATATCGCAGGATAAACTGTCACAATTACTGTTCCAGCAGAAGGCGGACAGGATGAAGAGCTTTCTGGCCCTGATCCCTGGCGTCGAGCGCGCGGAGCCTCTGCGCGTACTGCTACAGCAGGAAATGAACAGGTTTCCGGAGATCGCTGTTGCCGTCCGACTGGATGAGATGCGTCAGCAGCTCAAGGAGTTGAAGGACGGTTGGGACATCCTGCAGGGCGAGTACGAGACGATCGAAGCCGCGCGCGCGAAGATAGATGTGGAGGCGGCGCTTAAGCTGCTGGCCACGTACGCGGACGCGCAGGAGGCGGAGAAGAAGCTCGTACCGCTGACGACGGAGCTGGCGGAACGGGAGGCTGCTGTACAGGAGCTGACTGGGCGGTTGGCGACTACGGACACGGCACTGTCTAAGATGTTAGACACCGAGAAGGCGTTGAAACCGGAAGCCGAGGCGGCGAAAGCTGAGCTGGCGACGATGGATCAGAACCAGAACGTTTACGCCACGAGGCAGAAGACGGACGCGGAACTGAAGGAGTTGCTGTCGGAAATCGATTCCGCGGGAGCGCCCGATGACTGCGGTAAGCCGTGGTCGGAGTTGCCGGCGTTGCAGGCACAGCGCGATACTCTGTCAGCGGACGTGACGGCCCTGCGTAAGGTGCTGAGCGTTCTGCAACAGGGCGGCGTGTGCCCGACGTGCGGGAAGCAGTTCGACGACCCGGAGACGGAGAAGCAGGATTGTACAGCACGACTGGCGACGATGGCGCCGCAGCTGGATGACCTCAATGGCAAGATCGCGAGGTTGCAGCAGGCGGAACAGTCATTCAAGTCCGAGACGGCTAAGCATTTGGCATGGGTGGATCAGGCGACGAAGCGTCTGAAGTCATTGAACGAGACGTTGGCGGGGCTGCCGGAGGTGCCGGCGCCGGACCCCAAACGTGGTAATGAGCTACGGCTCAAGCTGGGAGAATACGATGCGTTACTATCGGAGATTAGGAACCTGGAAGATGATTCCGGTTCGCTACGTTCCTCCCAAGCGGCCTCGGAAGCGCGGGTCACGGCCCTCCAGGAGCAGTGCGAGTCGCTTGCACAAGTTGTGGCGACAATGCCAGCTGTTGAAGCTGCAAAGGCTGCTGAAGCGGAGAAAACTCAGCATACCCAGCTCACGATCGACAAGGCGACGGCCGGTGGACAGCTCAAGGCAAAGAGTGAGGAGATCCAGCGACTGACAGCCGACGAGGAGCGTACGGCGAAGCTCGCGGAGCAGGCGACAGCAGTCCGCGAGTACAGGGAACTACTGAATACGGTGAGGGATACCCTACACCGCGACAGGCTTCCGCAGGAGGTCCTGTTCTCCTACATCGGTGAGCTGGACAGACTGTGTAACAAGTTCCTGGACATGTTCGGCAACCCATTCGCGGTGCGTATCGCCCGCGATATGGACCTGCAGTGCATATTCCCCAACGGGTATGCGGCGAACAGCGCAGGACGGCTTAGCGGTGGACAGCGTTGTGTGCTCTCCGTCGCAATCCGTTTCGCGATCAACGAACTGTTCGCGAAGGATATGGGGCTGCTCGTACTCGACGAGCCAACGGCGTCTATGGACGACGACAACGTGGCGTACATGGGGGAACTGATAGAACAGATCCATCAGGTGAGCCGTGAGTCGGGGGTGCAGACGATTGTGGTCACGCACCACAAGGAGATGAAACCCTGTTTCGAGACGCTTATTGAACTGAGTTAAACGGTTGGGGCGGTACGCTATCGTGCCGCCCCAACGTCAGGGAGCTACACATGGATGGTATGTCACCAGCAGATTTTCAGAGGGACAAAGGAGAGTGGGCTGAGAAGACCTTTCCGCAGTCAACGAAGGCGGGCATCGTCGAACATCTTAAGACCGAGGTTGACGAGTTGTTGGAATCGAATGCGCCCGAAGAAGGCGCAGACTGTCTCCTGCTGTTACTGCATCATGCCCACAAATGCGGTTACGATCTGTACGAGGAGGCTCGGAAAAAGCACGAGATCAACAAGACGCGTAAATGGGGAGCCCCGAACGAAAAGGGTTTCTGTGAGCATGTGAAGTAATATTACGGGCGGGTAGCTCAGTAAGAGCGCCGGGCTACAACCCGGAGGTCGGTGGTGTGAATCCATCCCCGCCCACCATATAACAGGAGTTGAAGATGTCGGACATATTGACAGCGGCGGACCCGATGCCGTTCGGGAAACACAAGGGCGTCCCCATGGGGGAGGTCCCTACGCAGTACCTGCGCTGGTTTATGAAGCAGGAGTGGACCAGTGACTGGCCGGCGGTGGTGGAGTACATCAACGTCTCCGAGCGATTGGAGCAGGAGGAGGTCGTAACGCCTCTGACGGACGACGATACCATGCCGTTCGGCAAGCACAAGGGTACGAAGATGAGGGATGTCCCTGCATCGTATCTCGACTGGCTCCTGGGCAAGGATTGGCTGCATGAGGAGTGGCCGGCGCTCGAAGCCTACATCTTGGAGCACGAGAGCGTCATCGCCGCGGAACTGGAAGAGCAGGGGGTGATCTGATGCCGATGATGTGGGTTGACGCGTACGAGTTTCTAACTCATAAAGGCGTAACGATATACCATTCGTATAAGAACGACGATGTGGATCAGGGTCCTCGCGAGTTCTGGTACTGCCTGCTACCGTGGCATGGGGAGGACGAGGCGTTCGACGTACGTGATCTATCGACGTGGTACAACGATCCGGAGGGCACCGACATCAAGAAGGTGCTCCGTGACGCGATCAACAAAGGGGAGTTGAAAGCGCCGCCCGACGAGGGGGCATAGTCGTGAAGTGTAAGCAACAGAAACGTGCAACGAAACGACGCGGCTTATCAATCGCTGCGTCGTTGAGTAGACGCTTGGAGCAGATGCATAGTCGTGAGGAGGAGAAAGACGATGCCGACACCGGTGAAAGTGATTACGCGACGAGTGAAGCTCGAGGGCTTTGTCGACATCATGTTCGATCCCTACAGCGGGGACAACGCTGTACAACTCCCGCCTGACAAGAAATTCTATTTTGATGCGGACGGGAAGAGTTTGGTGATACCGGCATTGAACATCATGAGCTTCATATGCGCAGAGCATACGACGAGTGCAGCGAAACTGCTGTACCCGGAAAAGCAGTACAAGCGGAAGGCTACGAAGCTGCGGGGCGTCGTTACCATCGACCCGTTTCTTATCCCCTTGACACGGAAGGGCAAGCGTATAGTGTTTAAGGGATTCGACAAGAACGGGATCGTGCTAAGTCGGGCGACGCCGCGGCTGAAGCATGGAATACCGAACCCGAAACCACGGCCGGTAGTGAATCTGCCGTGGGCGCTCGAGTTCAACCTGACCATGTTGGAGTCGAAGGATATCGATGAACACGAGGTTAAGTGGTTGTTCGAGCAGGGGGGCGCGCTGATCGGCCTCGGTACGTACCGGGGCGTGTTCGGCAAGTTTCATGTAACACGCTGGTCGTGATTTTTGAATAAACGCTGCATAGCCAGGCGGGGCTAGGCCCGGCACGGCGAGGCGCAGCTACGCGATGCGGGGGGACGGTGGGGCGTCATGCCACGCCGTCCACACACCCGCGAGGGAGAAAGACGACAATGAAAGAAGTTGCAGTCAAGATCAAATTCATAACTCCCTGCCTCGGCGGCATCCGCCGGCCGGACTACGATCGGTTCGAGCGTGATGGAAGCGGCGCCGTCATATTCATGGCCAGTTGGTGGCGGAGAATCCTCGTGTACGGGGCCAAGGCGTTCGGCAAGCATCAGAAGCTGGTGCGACAGGTGCGTATGAACTCGCGTATCGAGGGGCACGTCCAGCGGTTCAAACGCTTCTACGCGGCGAACAGGTGGACGGAGCATGAAGCATTTATGACGGGCGACGAAATCGTGATCAGGGCGATGCTGCCCAACGGTCTGCCGCCGAATGAATTCAGGACCATCATCAATTTGGCCGGGGAGTATAGGGGTATTTCCCCCTACGGCTGGCAGGACGGGTACGGACGGTTTGAGGTTTCGGCCTTGACACAGCCCGCACCGTTTGCGAAAGCCGACCATCCGGCACAGGAGGAGTCGTAACCACATGGAGCCAGTAAGGATCAGGCGCTCGGGCAACGTCTTGGAAATCATTCCCGCCATGCAGGACCTGCTGGATCCTGTACTCAGCTACAACCATCGGTACATGAACTACGACCCACATGCTGCCGATCGCAGTATGCTCATTCGTAAACGTGACCTGTACCGCGTGGATGGGAACAAGCTTTACACCACGCAGGGCGCGTTGCAGCTCGTCATTGATACATTCAAGCGCTACAAGGTGCCATGCGTGTACGAGGATCTACGATCGGAGCGTAATCTGGAGCCGGATTACGAGCATCTGAAGATGTGCATGCCGGAGCTACAGTTCCGACTGAAGCAGGACGAGATTCTCGCCCATCTGATCGGGAAGGGGAGCGGCGTGATCGTAGCGCCGACGGCGTACGGAAAGACGTTCATCATGCTGGCGCTCGCGGCGTTGTATCCGAAGGCGAATATCATCATGGCCTCGCCGTCCACGGCGCTACTGCGCGGGACCTACCGACGTATGCTGAACATTACGACACAGGTGGGACGTGTCGGCGGCGGACAGAAGGATCCGCGGCGCGTTACGCTCAGTACCTACCAGAGTATCATGCACGCCAATCCCGAGCAGTGCGACATCCTCCTGATTGACGAATGTCACAGGGTGGCCGCGCCGAGGATATCCGGCGACATCGCGCGTATCCGGAATCCCGTCAAGATATTCGGGATGACGGCGACGCCCAAAGGCCGTTCGGACGGGGCGGACCTGTCGATGGAGGTGTTACTCGGTCCGATAATCTACCGGATCCCGTACGAGGAGGCGGCAGAGCACGGCCTGATCGCGAAGATCAAGGTAGCGATGGTGGATATGCCGTCCGGCTGCTGTCGTATCCGTAGCTGCGATCGGAAGACCAAGCCGGCGAAAAAGCGTTGGTGCTACTGGCGCAACGAGGTTCGCAATTCGCGATTCGCGAATGCTCTCCTCACATGGCCGGAGAAGTGCGGGATCAAGAACCCGCAGACACTGGTTCTGACGGAGACTACGGAGCACGCGTTCCGGATGGCTCGACACCTGCCGGGTTTCGAGGTCGTATACGCCGGCATGGACAAGGGCAGGCAGTCTGCGCTGCGCGCGCAGGGCCTGTTACCGGACGGTTTCAAGCCGCTGACGACCGCGCAACGCGACAATATGCTCAAGGACTTCGAGGATGGCAGGCTGCGGAGCGTCATCGCCACCGGATGCTGGGGCGAGGGCGTTGACTTCGTTCACCTAGACGTCGTGGCGAACATGTCCGGCGAGCCGAGTCCTATTACGGCCACGCAGTGGGGCGGACGCAACAGCAGGCTGCACGACGACAAGGAGTTCGGTTTGCTGATCGATTCGATCGACCAGTGGGATACGTGGGCCAATAGTCGCGCCAAGCGACGAATGACAACGTACAGGAAGAACAAGTGGGAAATCGTGAAAGGGGCTGATTTATGAGGAAGTATCCGAAGATACGTGGCTGGAAGTGGTCACGCGTTCGTGATATGGACGTGAAGCAGTTCCTGCTACACGTGTACAACGAAACGAAGCAAGCAGGCGTTACGCTGCAGCTGACCCCCACAAAGACAGTAGCTTGTGAGGGTGAGCGCATCAACGGCTTTTTCGATACTGAGCCGCCCCATACACTGGCGGTGGCTACCAACCATCGGATGTCATTGTGGTTGAAGGTCCTCGTCCATGAGTACTCGCACTTCGAGCAGTGGCGCTTCAATGCGCCGTTGTGGCGTGAGGGTTACGTGGGCGGCGAGGACTCTTCCGGGCTGCTGTTCGATTGGTTGGGTGGGAAGAAATTCTCACGGAAGAAGCTTCTGAAGATCATCAAGCGGACGCAGGCATGTGAGTGGGATTGCGAACGGCGTACACTGGAGAACATCAAACGCTTCTCGCTCCCGCTGGATACTGGAGAGTACGCGCAGTATGCAAACGCGTACGTCTATTTCTACACGTGGGTGGGCATTCGTCGAAAATGGTACAAGGCCGGCAGCGAACCCTATCGCGTGCCGCAGATATTAGCGGCTATGCCGAAGACGCTCAGTGCCAACTACCAGGAAATGTCATTGGACAGGATATACCTGTACGACGAATATTGCCGATAACAGGAGGAGCTGTTGGATACGAGGAAGCGCTTGAAGCAGCAGGCCACTATGGACGACTGGCTGATTCGGCACCAGATGGTGCCGGATCAACTGGATGAGGTTGTGGAAATCATCCGCAACACATTCATAGGCGTTCGGAGGGCGATAACGCCCGGGTATCGAATGAGCGCCGGCACACGCAGGATGAGCTGGCGCGAGGTCGCTATGATGGTGATCGAGAACGATATCGACCCGGAGATGTTCGTGTTGGCGGTTGCGGAGGAGTACGGCGCGCACGTGCGTTGGAACTGCCTTGTTGGTCAGAGCGCGCTCAGTATCTACCACCGCCGCGTCAACAACCCCAAACAGAAGGATGAGATCGAGGGCGATATTCAACGCAGCTTGCGTCGTATACATGACGAGCTGGCGCTCGACATCCCGCTGTCGAAGATCCTACTGGATCCCAAGGCTGGATTCAGCTCACTGTTCATCTGGTGCACGGCGAAGAAGGCAGGGCTCCAGGAGATAGTCGACCGGTTCGAGAAGCCGGCCATGGAATTGTACAAGCGTCCGATGCATCGTCAAGTATACACATCGGCGTACCCGGAGGTGTTCAGTCGTGGCGATAGTTGATGACCCTAAGTTTACGTTACTGTTCGTCGCGCACCTGATACGGTGTGCGCCGGTGATACAGAAGCTTCAGGACATTCTGAAGCCTGACGACTTCCACCGTGCCGGCGAGCAGGGCTACCGTATGTTGTGGGCCATCTCGCACGAGTGGTATGCGTCAGAGAACAAGACGATACCGAGAGAGTATCTCGAGATGCACGTGCGTCAGCGGCTGCACAACGCGCCGGGGGCGATGATGGATAGTGAGGTGCAGAGCCTGTACCTTGACATCAACGGCATATACTCATTTCCGGATGAGCTGTTCGTCCCGACGAAGATGATCAAGTACGCACAGGAGTTTCTGGACGAGCGTAGAGTTAGGCCCGCGGCACAAGGTCTTATGCTTTCAGCCGCCGGTAGTGACTTCGAAAAGCAGTTGGAAACGTTGCGGACGACACACGCATCAACACGGGTGGCGACCGCGCAGATCCTAGACGATATGTTCACACCCACGGGGATCACGTTCAAGAATACCGAGCGCGTACCCACACACGTGGAGTGTATAGATAAGTTGCTGGGCGGCGGAACATCCGCCGGCGAAGTGTATGGAATCCTCGGACCTACGGGCGGGGGGAAGACCACGCTGGGCAGCGCGATTACGATCGACGTGGCGCGTCATGGCCGGTACGCGGGCTTCTTCTCCTACGAGACTGAGCTGATCCCGCAGGTGACCAACAAGTTGTACGGTTACGCGGGGGATATCCCACGCAACGCGATGAAGAACATCAAGGACGTGAACGGCTTGCCTGAGTCGTATCGTGTGCAGTTGGCGGAAGCGTTGGGGGCATACGGCCATCGTATCAAAGCTTGCGATATGAAGAAGGATGTCATCCACGGCACCGGGTCTGGCGGCGTGCAGGAGCTACGTAGTCAGCTGAAGTACTATCACGACCGCGGCGAGCATATCGATGTGGTTATCATCGATCAGCTCCTAGCTATGGTTGACAGTTGGATCCTCGCACATAACGAGGACATTAACAATCGGCGCATCTTCATGCAGTTGTTTATCGAGCAGCTCCGGGAGATGGCGCAGACCAGCCAGATGAACTGCTGCGTATTCATCCTCCATCAGGTCCGGAGTGAGGTGAAGTCCGCGTCTCCGAGCCGGCGTCCGAAGAAGGGCGATGCGGCGGAGGACCGGTCGTTCGATAACAATCTTCACTTTTGCGTACAGCTGGGCACGCAGGACCACAACCGGCGTTGCTGGCTGGCGTCACCGAAAGCGCGCGAGGATGACGAGCAGGCGCTTATCGTTGAGCTGGATCCGGAGTATTGGCAGTTTAATTGGGCGGAGAACATGTTTGAGTTCACGGGCGGTATGTTCATCCGTCGCTCCAGTGAGGAAGCCAGCCGTAATCTGGAGTCGGTAGCAAAGCACGACGAGAAGAAGAAGCGGCGCAGACTGGCGATAACGGATGACGACGTAAGATGAAGGTACTGAACATTTCACTGTATACGGCCCTCCTCAACGTGTTCGGCGACGTGAGGGTCTCGAATCAGGGAGCGCCCCTACGCGCACGCGTAGTGCAGGATCTCGCCTATCAGAACAGGAAGCGCGTTGAGGTCGCTCCCGGCGGCGCCGGCGAGTACTATCGCGTCTCCTGTCCGTTCTGCGGGGATGCGCGGTTCCGTCTGTGGGTCAACCACCGGTGGGGCACGCATCTCAGCGGGGTTTCCCTGGATCACCTCGTCGTCTGCTACAATGAGCATTGTGAGCAGCACGAAGAAGGTTTCCGAACGAAGCTGAAGAATATCGTTGCCGGGTATACGGCACCGCCGGAACGTGCGATCAAGGCCGCGGAAGCGGATACTGATTTCGATCCGAACCAGCGGCCGGCCGTGGAAGGTAACTTCATACGGATAGACAAGCTCCCGGAACAGCACGCGGCGGTGCGCTACATGCGCGACGTCCGGCGGTTCGACATAGGGGAGCTGGGTAGCCAGTGGGGTGTGTCATGGTGCGACTTCAGTCTCGTCCTGCCGCCCGACAATCGGCTGTTCTTCCCGCTGTACGATGTGGACGACACGGGTGAGGTCGTGCTCATGGGAGGGCAGGCCCGCTGGATGGACCTGCGCGACCTGACGGCGAAGTCGCCGAAGGATGCGGCGAAGTACTTCACTGTGCCGGGAACGCGTAAGTCGCAGACACTGTACAACGGCTACCGCGCGCGGAACCATCCGGAGCTGGTGGTCGTCTGCGAGGGTCCGCTGGATGCGATACGGGTCGGTCCGGAGTATGGAGTGGCCCTGTTCGGGAAGGCGGCGTCGCATACGCAACGCCAACTACTGTACGAGCATTGGGGATCGAAGGGCGGTACGGCTGTACTGGCACTGGATCCGGATGCGACGGCGGAGACCAACGATCTCGCGGAGTGGTTGCGCAGCTGGAAACGGTATTGCGTACTGCCTCTTCCGAAGGGCAAGGACGTCGGCGATATGCCGTCTGACACCCTGTGGGAGATGCTTACCGCGCTGTTGCGAGGAGGTGGTCAGAATGCCTAAGTGGTACGAGCACTACGGTGACATCTATATACGCTGTCTCGCGTGCAAGAAGGGTTACATATACGAGAGCGTTAAGCAGTTCGAACGGTGCCCCGGATGCAATGCGAAGTCACGTAGACGTCCTCCGGAGGTACCCGATGAGGAGCCGGGACGATGCAAGCTGTGTCGTACCGAACCGATCGTGGAGGAGGTGGCGAAGGGGCCATGGACCGGCTGGTGGCAGGTCCGCTGTCCGAAGTGCGGCTGGATGGGCCCGAATCATGCGAGCCTGCAGCCGTCACGAAAGAAAGCTATTCACATGTGGATAGAAACGAGCAAATTCATACGAGGATAACATGGCTAAGAAGAAAAAAGACGAAGCGCCGGAGGCGGGGATAAGATACGGTCCATTGGTTACCGCCGGCGCTGAGTTGGCGGGCGTCGATATCGAGACCTTTACGTGCAAGATGCTGTACAATGCAGTCGATTTGCCGACGACGGACAAGATGGGGAACACGACCAACGTCACGTTCCTCCCCGGCAATACGCTGGGCGGCAGGCGCGGGCCCGACCTGAAGAAGCCTTCAAAAGTGGTTATCATCGGGAAGATGCCGTGGCGCGAAGAGCAATCAAAGCGTGAGCTATTCGTCGGCCCCAGTGGGGAGCTGATACGTGAGGTGCTGAGCAGCCTGAACGTCGAATACGACGACTGGTATACAACGAACGTGGTTCGGTTCATGCCGCCGTACGGTGCCAAGACGTTGAAGGCCGCGTGGCTGAAGGAGTGCAAGCCCCTGTTGGATGCGGAGTTGGCGTTGCTCGAGCCGGAGTTCATACTCCTGCTGGGCGCGGACGCGGTAAAGGCCGTGATGGGGAAGGGTTCTTCCCTCAAGAAGTTCCGCGGCGCGACCAACCTGACATACAATGGAGCGCGCGTGCTCGTGACCACGCACCCGGCAGCGGTGCTGAAGTCACCGGAGTTACGCCCAGGCTTTGAGCGCGACTTCCGTACATTCGTGGGCCTTGTGAGGGGGGACGGCACGGTGCCGGAGGCGGCGCCGGTCAATTACGAGGAGATCACGTCCGTTTGGAGACTGACGGAGGTGGTCGACGGCATTCTCGCGGAGTGGGAAGCACACCCCGATCAGCCGAAACGGCTGGGCGTAGACTGCGAGTGGGGCGGTCTCAACGGCGCGGATTATCTGAAGGGAAAGCTGAGGACTATTCAGTTCTCGCCGGCGTCACACAGATCCTACTGCGTGATCCTCCGGCGCTGCGGCCTGCTGTACGATCCGGATACGTGTTGCGAGGAGAAGGCGGCTGTTGAGCAGTTGAAGCGGATCATGTGTCTGCCCGACGTGCAGATAGGCGGCCACAACTTCCGCGGAGACTTGAAGTGGTTGAAGCGGTATGGTATCGATTGCAGCGATCAGTTCTTTAAGAACGGCGTGGATACGATGCTGATGTACCATATGCGCCATCCGGCGGCGGAGGGGCACGCGTTGGAGAACTTGGCAGTACGCTTTACTGATATGGGACGTTACGACCTCCCGGTCAAACAGTGGCTGTCGGAGAACGGTTACACGTCGCAGTCAAAGACCAAGAAGAGCGACAGCGGCAAGCGGAAGATGCGGAAGCATGGTTTCGCCTTCGTGCCCGATGAGCTGCTGAACCCAGTGTATGCGCCTGCCGATACCGATGTGGTAATGCGTTGCTGGGACCATCTCAAGGAGCAGTTGCAGGCCCAAGCGGTTACACACCCGTATGAGCTGTTGCCCGGCGTCCAAGTACGTACGCTGTGGGACCTGTATCAGTACGTGGTGCAGCCTTGCGGCATTCCCCTCCATGAGGTGGAGACTGTGGGTGTCTACAGCGACAGCGATCGTATGAAGCGGTTGACGGAGTTGTTCGTTCGCCAGCGCGATGCGATGGTCAGCGACTTCCAGACGGAGATCAAGTGGCCGTTGTTCAACTTCCGATCGGTCGACAACGTGCGGGAGTTCCTGTTCAGCCGTACATTCGGTAAGGAGCCCAAGCGTCCGGAGGGGGCGATGACGCTCTCGCTGTATCCGATCAAGACGACGGAGAAGCCGTCGCGTGACTGGGGCCGCGTCCCCATCGAGGACATCGATAAGAACCTCGTGTTCCCGTCTACGGACGCGGAGGTGCTGCAGATCTACGGGGCGGAGCACCCGCTGGCGGAGAAGCTGCAGAAGCTGAGATTCGTCGATCAGATCATCAAGAACTTCCTGCGACCGCCGGAACCGTCGAAGGAGACGGGGGAGCTGGAATGGAACGGCGGACTGGTGTACGAGGTGGATCACGACAAACGTATCCGCACGAGCGTCAGCCAGCTGACTGACACCGGCCGGTACAAGTCATCGGAGCCCAACCTGCAGAACCTGCCGAAGAAGCAGGAGGCGGAGCTGATACAGATTTTCAGCACCAACCTCCCGAAGCTGCTGGACACCCATGGGTGGGGTGGTATGCAGGTACAGGAACTTAAGGATCTCGGTCTGCTTAACCCGGGGTACTATTCGCTTCGGAGCTGCCTACAGGCATCGCCGGGGCATATCCTGATCGAGGCGGATTACGTTCAGGCTGAGTTGCAGGTACTGGCCCATCTGTCCGGGGATCCGGACATGATCGCGGTGATGAGCGACAGCTCGCGGGACCTGCACTCGGAGATGGCGGTTACAGCCTTCAATCTGGGCTGTGCGCCGAACGAGGTGAAGAAACTGCATCCCAAGCAGCGGGTGATGGCGAAGAACGTGAACTTCGGAATCGCGTACGGGCGGGGAGCTAACGCTCTGGTCCGGCAGGCGATGACCGAGGGCGTCGAAGCCGACTCGGCGAAGATGCAGATGTTGATCAACAACTTCTTCGAGAAGTTTCCAAAGGTCCGGGACTACGTGACCGACTGTCATGCGGCAGTAATCGACCCGGGCTATGTGGAAAACGCCTACGGCCGGCGTCGCTACTTCTATCCTACGAAGGATAGCGGGACGCTGAAGTCGCAGGAGAGACAGGCACAGAACATGCCTATTCAGGGGACGGTAGCCGACGCGCTTAGCGTGGCATTGTACAATGTATTCCTGTACAGGGCACAGGCGGGAATGAAGTTCAAGATCGTGCTCCCAGTGCACGACGCGATCTTCTTGGATACTCCACTGGATGAGGTGGATCAAGTACTCAACGAGGTCCTGCCGTTATGCATGACCAAATCCGTGCGGATTCCGAATACGAAACTGCATATCAATATTGACACTGAAGTCATGCGACGCTGGAGTGAGAAGATGAAGCTGAAAGATGCAATCGAGGAAGCGAAACTGGAACTGAAGAATGCGGCGTAACTGAAAAAACGGAGGAAAAGATGAAATCGTATAAGGACGCATCGCAGGCATACACGAAGAGAAGTACCCGGGGCATGTTGGTAACAACCTCGGAATACCGAGGATCGATCTGGAAACTGAAGTGGGATAAGAACGTAAAGTTGGAAACCCACTTCCGACCGGTCGGTCCCCTCACGGAGGACGGGAAGGACTTCCTTCCGTGGCGCTTTGGCCCGGAAGAGAACAACTTCGGTCCATGGATCGTACGCGTACCGATCTTCCAAGGCGGTACCGCGCGTACACTGACGTTCATTCCCGCGTATGGAGATCCGGACAGTCCGGGCGATGCGCTGGACACGGATATTCATCCGACACCGGTAACCGAGTTCATCGACGGCGCGAAGAAGGCGGCGTGGAACGACTCCACCGGACGGCTGAAGCATATCCTGCTCGAAGGAGCACAGAACCGAGGGCCTGCACTTCCCAAGAAGTTGAAGGCGTTTGGCCTCGTGCAGGCGGTCCTGCTCAAACACGGGACGTACGACTACTATACTCGGCCGCAGTTGCCGACACTCATGATGCTCAGCGAGTCCGCGTGTATCGCGCTCGAGGAGTCACTGAATAAGGAAGTTGAAGGTTACAACGGCAGCCCGGATGATTTCAATAAGCGCTTCGTGTGCGGCGACATCCTCGGGGCTGATTCCGGCCGGATACTATCTTTCTACAACGCCAATGCCGGCACTGAGACGTCGAACGAGAACGTCGACTGGGGTAATGCCGGTAAGGGGAATGGCCAACAGCAGCGGTCACAGCAGACGTTGGCGCGCTATGCGTGCGAACTCAGGCAGCCGTTGCCACTCCCGAGACTGCCGGATGGTAGACTGCGGTTCGCCGTGGAAAGCCAGGTGTTCACGCCATGGGAGAAGACGATCCGATTCCTCTCCGAGAAGGAGATGGTGGACATGATCGTTCGCGCCTATGAGGATCTGCCGGCGCTGCTTCTGCAGTGTCTGCGTCCTTACGCGGCGTACCTCCCGGACTTCGTGAAGGGGAACGCGACTGTGCAGGTTATGGGTGGCCCTGAAGCGGCTGCCGCAGGCCCGCAGTCGCCGGACGAACCGGCACAGACAGTACCACCCCCAGCCGCGCAGGGCGCACAGCCAGCAGCGGACGGTGCGGCGGTTGTCGATTGGGACAATACGAACACTCCGGCACCTGAAGGCTCGGAGCCAGCCGACAACGGCTTCGCTCGCGACATCAGGCCGGATGACTTGCATGCAGCAGGTGGCGGGGCACCCGCGCAGGCACCGGCAGCAGCACAACCCGCGGCGGCAGCGACGAACAACGACGCTGACGTGCAGGGGGCCATGGAGAAGCTGAGCCAGCTGCGTGGAGGGACACCTGCAGCACAATAGTCAGTTCAAGTGACTATAACCGCATGGGACCGGCCTTCGGGCCGGTCCTGTGCATATTTTGCACAGGTTGGAGGTAAATAAGATGGCAGCAGCCAAGAAAAAAGTAGCATTGGATATCGACGACTTCGTGGACGCGGCGCTGGCCGTGGCGGAGAGCGAGTTCGGTACGGAGCGCTGCTACGTGGCAGCGGAACACGAAAAACGGCAGGTGGTACTGCCGATCAAACCACTGGCACTGCGGTGGCTTATCGAGTCGAACGGCTGGCCGCTTGCGCGCGTGACGCAATCGGGGGGCGCGTTTGGAACGCAGAAGTCCAGTTTCATTTTCGAGCTGATCTCGTGGTATCTGGAGGCTGGCGGCTTCGCCTGCCTGATCGATACCGAGTACAAGACGAGTGGATCGCTGATGCGATCGATCATCCCGCCGGAGTTTTTCGACGAGAACGATCCGAAGCATCGCCGGCTGCTCATTCTGAACGCGACGACGATCAACGAGTGGCAACGGCTGCTGAACAAGCAGTATGAGAAACTGAACGAACTGGTGGACAAGATGGGGAAGAAGCCGTCGTTTCCGATCTTCTGGGCCGTCGATTCCATGCTGGGATCCGGCAGCGCCGAAGGTTTGGAGCACATCAGGTCGGAGGGGGAAGCGGAAGGAAGGACTTTTTCAGACGCACCAATCCTCATCAGCCAGTTCATGAAGTCGTTTCCCAACACCCTGCTGGGCTGGCCGATCACGTTGCATATGTCGCATCACGAGAAGCCGAAGATAGGCGGCCAGGGGATGGGTCGCGCTGGCGGTAAGGCGCCCGACTTCTACGCGACACTGGATATCCAGTTCAAGAAGGGCGGCGTAACCGCCATGGGTAAGTCAGTGACGTACAGTAGAACTTCCCTGCAAGCGAAGAGCTTGACGTTGAGCGTTCGTAAGTCATCGATGGGCTCGGACGTAGAGAAGAAGCTGCCGGTGACGTTCTGCTGGAAGTTCGAGGACAACAAGCAGATATCGTGGTGGGACTGGTCGTCGGCGACGGCGATGGTACTGTCCGCCAACGCGCGATACCTGACGGATATCCTCGACATCAACACGACGCAGAAGCAGGTTGTCGGTGCCGTGTTCTGGTCCGATACGCTGGGCATCAAGAAGGATAGTCCGCTCAAGGCCGCCGAATTCGGCGAGCTTATTGAGGGGCACGAGCTGCGTCCGGCGATAGAGGACGCACTGCACATCCAGCAACACCCCGTATTCAACGGGACTATGGAGCCGACTAAGGATGCATGATCCGGAGATGGAGACATTCCTCGGCCTGCAGAAGAAGAGCGACTTCAGGCAGAAGCAGGAGCGGTTTGATCAGAAGGCTCTGCTCATACTGCTCCGCGGCCTGGAGGAGGAAGCGGGACTTGCGTCCCGACTGCAGAAGCTCGTTGGTGACGAGTTCGGACTCGCGTGGTTCGTGCAAGCTTGCCCGAACTTTCCGGTTCGGCTCGCATCGTACAAGTCCGCGAAGAAGGTTCCGTTCACGGCGCTGATGAAGAAACCGGAGAAGAGCCGGATCTACACCGAGATGGAGGAGGCGCGAGACAGCTATCCCGACGGACTGGTCGGCGTTATCTTCGCCAGCGTTGGCGACGGTATGCCGGAGATGGTAATCCACAACTGTACGGAAGCATACCTGTGTAAGGAGGAGCCGTACTGGCGCGTGGAGTTGCCGGGAGACGAGTACGTAGTAGACCCGCTAACCGGGTTCGTTGCGATGCTGAAGCGTGCATTCGATTGGAGGCTGAGCAAGGAGGTATGTTATGGGCAGCAAAGGTAAAGGTTTTTCCAAGCCTAAGCCCGACCTGGGTATGCAACAGCCGATAGAGCGGTTGGAACAGATTGCGACCACTGCACCCCGTCTGGAGAGATTGTTGGCGGAGGTGTTGGAACGGCGGCTTTCACAGCCCACGTATGGGCTATTCAAGAAATTGGCTAACGCATCACCCGTCATTCGGTTGGTGATGAATCTCAAGACGGTATTGGGCGTGATGTGCTCGAAGGACATCGAGAACGTCTTGCAGGACGGACTCAGCCCGGAGGAACGGCGCATCCTGATGGAAGCTGACGCCTCCGGCATGTCGCTGGAATCGCGACGTACGGCACATAGCCTGCTCAACATTGAGGCGAGAATCAAGATGGTCAACGTATTCGGCGGCTTGTTCCGCGACATGCGCACACGTAAAAATCACGTGTTGCAGGCGCGGCCGTTGGACTAGAGGAGAGGAACACATGAGTAAAGCAGTAGCGAAGAGAAGGAATCAGTCTCCGTCGGTCAACTACAAACAGTTGGTTGGTGAGACGGTGGTAATGGCCCGCCAGTTCTACAGCCGGTCGCTCGAGTTCTATTGGAACCTGGGTGCGAAGGTCGAGGAGCTGACGTCCCAGCACGACAAGTACGGCAAGCAGAGCGTGGAGAAGTTCTCGCAGGACCTGTTCGAGGCCGGCAAGATCCGGCTCGGTAAGGAATCCCTGTACGACGCGCAGTCGATCAAGAAGAACTTCACGGAGAAGCAGCTGCAGATGGCGCAGGAGGCGACGCTGTCGCTTCGTAAGGCGCTGTTGCTATGCAGCAAGAACGTCACGCCCGAGGTGCGCAATGCCATCCTCGAGGAGGCGGTCAAGAGCATGCAGAAGCCGGCGGCGTTCGATGTCAAGGACGCGTTGGCCAAGCGGCTGGGATCCGGGAAGCCCGCGGAGGTGGATCAGGATGCGAAGAACATGTCGCAGGCCGTCCGCGTGGTGAAGAACTCGGAGAACCTTATTCTGCTGTTCGAGCAGAAGCTGAAGGCCATCGGCAGGTATGTTGAGACCATCTGCTACGGCGATGATCCGGACCGGATGAAGCGGGCGTACGAGCATTTCGACGCCGGTAACAGCGCGTTCGAGTCTCTCGTCGGCACGTGGAACACGCAGCGGGACCTTGCGAAGGAAGCGTTCGAGCGCGTAGCGGAGGTTGTCAAACCGCCGAAGCCCAAGAAGGGCAAGAAGCGGTAGTAGCCGCGACCATGATAGCAGTTAACGACGCCCAGCGGGGGGACTCGCTGGGCGTTTTCTTTATGGGGGCGCGTAATGTACACTGACGACGATCCGAAGGTGACGCTTGCGAAAGGTAATGTGTCCGTGACGCCCCTGAGATGGACGGCGGACGGTCGCGTATTCTGCCGCAAAGAACGAACGGAGATGGGAGGCGTCCACGTGGAGACATGGGACGTTTATGCTCCGGAGCAGATAGAGGGCGGCAAGGAAGCCGTCGAAGAAGCGTTGGACGAGCCGGCTCCCACGTTCGGTGAGCTGGTCGATGAACTAGGTTTACTCTGATAAAGAGTTTGTATCGTAATACAAAATTGGGACACACAATGAGATTACTGACGACGTCGAACGCTAAGACCCGGAAGGGTGAGAAGAAGGGGTGGCTCACGGGAATTCTTCACTTAGCGTCGGCAACAAACGCAGGACGAAAGTATAACGTCTGCCCATTCGCGGACAGAGGCTGTCGCAGGGCTTGCCTGTACACGGCAGGTCGAGGACAGTTTGATAGCGTAAAGGAATCGAGGATCAGGAAGACGCGCTGGTTGTTCGATGATCGTGGGGGATTCATCGATCAGCTGTGCGACGATATCGCTGCGCTCGTCAGGAAAGCGTACCGGCAGGGTATGGGCCCGGCCGTGCGTCTGAATGGCACGAGCGATATCCCGTGGTATTCGCCGGAGTTCGGCAATATCATGGCGCGGTTTCCATCGGTCCAGTTCTACGACTACACCCGTTCATCGAGGCGGGTGCGGACGGTGAAGCGTCCTAACTACTACCTGTTGCTCAGTCGGGGCATATGTAACGAGGCGGCGTGCAAGCGCACCCTCGCGGCCGGGCACAACGTAGCAGTCATATTCGAGAAGATTCCGCAAACCCACTGGGGTTACCCCGTACTCACGGGTGACGACAGTGATCTACGCTTTCTCGATCCATCGCCGGCGGTGGTGGGATTGAGCGCGAAGGGGGATGCACGAAGGGACACAACAGGATTTGTAGTGAGGTAAGGTCATGATAGCGAAGAGATGGTATGTAAAGTTTCCCCGTGACGCGTATGCGCTGGGGCCTGTCGAGTTCGAGGAGCCCGTTGACGAGGCGGGCGCGAGGAAGTGGGCCCGAGAGTGGGAAGGCGTACGGCGCCTTCCTGCTGGGTTCAAGTGTTGGCCTGCGTAACGTTGCGGCTGAGCTTCCGGCGCCATAGCCGGTAAGCTCCAGCCGATTGTTGGCATGTAAGGAGTCAATATCATGATAGAGGTTACAGATGTTCTTCATCCGCTAATCGACGTAGTTGTTGATGACCGCTGCATCGTTTTTGGGGCGATGGCGGTCCGTGCGGCGTATCAGCCGTTGGAGCTTGAGGATACTAAGTGGCTTGCAAAGCGTCTGGCAGATGTGGCCAAGGATTTAGCCGAACGCCTTGTGCGGCGCAAAGCTGCTGTAACATCGGAAGTTCAGTCCGATCAAGATATATCCGTAGGCTGGTCGGGCCCAGTGGAGATACCGGAGCTGAACTCGAAACGGTCAATCCGCACTCGCGACTGGCTTGCGTTAGCGCGACAAGCGTGGATTGAGGAAGATTGGATAGATCTACAATCATAATGCCAACGGTTGAGCTAAGGCGCGCGGGCAACCGCGTCGCCTTCAGCTCCTTGTTCGCAACATCAATACAAAGGAAAAGGAGGAAGTACAGATGCGCATGCGATACTTGCGTCAAGCAGTTGCCGCAATCTTGCGGCAGCTCGCTCAGAAACTGGAGGGGGCGCAGAAGCAAACGACTTCAGGCAGTCGGTGGTCAGCGCTCCCGCATCCGATACGATATCAGGCGCTCGGCGAAGATGTTCCACCAGAAACATCTGAACGAGCGCTTCCAGCATGAGGAGACGTCCTTCAAGATCGGCTTGCTGGTCTGGAGTCATTACGTTTCCTTTCTATTTGCGAACGGTTGAGCTAAGGCGCGCGGTCTACCGCGTCGCCTTCAGCTCCTTGTTGGAGTCTTCTTTAATCTAGTGGAGGTTTATTATGGGCACGACGCATGATCACGTTCTCACTACCGACGTCGGTAGTGTCGCAAAGCACAACGTCATCCCTGATTTTAAGAAGGGTGGTGATGTGGTGGAGCACGCGGGCGTATCCGTTAATGACCGTATTGGTCTCTCTTCGGATCGTTTCAACCTGGTGCTCAAGCTGCTCGATACGCTTCAGAGCATCATCAAGTTGCTCCCATAAGGTATTTTCATTATTCATTGTTTTGGTTACTCCAACGGTTGAGCTAAGGCGCGCGGTTTACCGCGTCGCCTTCAGCTCCTTGTTGGACAATCAGGAGGTTTTAATCATGGCGGACAAGACTGAATTTTCCGGAAACGGTGTCGTACTGGCGGAGCCAAACTCCTTGCCGGACGTCAATAACATGGAGAGTATCGAGATCTTTTTCGATTCGAGAACAGAACGCGCGATAGGCGTAGGTCTGCTCCGGACTCGGATTCCGCGGAAGAGCGTGTATGAACACAGTGCGGTCGGAGTAGACGAGAGTCACGGAGGAGGCCCCAGCGGCGAAGTGCTCCTTGATCTGTTGAATAACTTCGTTCATGAACTGTGTTCCTATCTTAAGTCCAACGATGCGGCTGAGCTTCCGGCGCCTTAGCCGGTAAGCTCCAGCCGTTTGTTGTGAATGGAGGTATACATGATCGATATATTGGAATTTTTGAACGATAGAGTACCGGGCTCATTGATAAACAAAGACGGAGAGTACGCATATTTTGACATGGGTGTGCTTGAGATAAAACCCGAGCTTCGCAAATACGTTGAACCTGACGACATATTTCTACTCACGTCTCTTCGGCATGCGGCGGCAGTTGTTCTTGCGAGAGCGATAAGGCTGCGCAGAGACGATGCAAACCCGCCCGCTGTTCCGGGGTCTCTGTCTGTACATGATACTCGGGCAACTGATCTTTCGATAGATCAACGCTTAGACTCGGATCGAGCCCGAGCGTTCGGCAGCCCGCAACAAACCGACGACGTAATGAGTTAGGTACTTGAATAATCATATTTCACAACGGTTGAGCTAAGGCGCGCGATCTACCGCGTCGCCTTCAGCTCCTTGTTGGAAACAATTAGAGGAGGTGTTTATGATATCCCATGGAATTATCGGTGGCTGTATTGGTATTGTTACCGGCTTGGTCATTTGTACCGTTGTATTATGTATGTTAGAGCCGCGCCGAGAAGCACGCCAAGGAGACCGAACAAGCCTGACATTAGAGCAAGTTTACGTTGCACATCAGCAATGGCATGCAGAGACAACAAATTCCACAGCGCGTGAACATGGAACTGGCGTTGTTCATCGGTTGGCAACTGATCGATAAGTTCGTCTAGGCGGTCGAGCAATGCTTTTGTGTTTTGTTTTTTCATATCGGTTTCCAACGGTTGAGCTAAGGCGCGCGGGCAACCGCGTCGCCTTCAGCTCCTTGTTGGAGTTTTTTAATCTAAAGGAGGTGTAATATGCCGCATAACGACTCTGTCAGCATCGCCGACATCGATCGTGCTGCAAAATGTGAAACACCGGCTGAGACCCAAGTGGGCGGCGATCTTGTGGAGAACGCGGGCGTACCCATTGATGCTCGCGCTAGTCTTCCTCCGGATCGTAGCTACTTGGTGCTCAAGTTGCTCGATACGCTTCAGAGCATCATCAAGTTGCTCCCATAAGGTATTTTCATTATTCATTGTTTTGGTTACTCCAACGTGCAAGCTGACACTCGGCTTGCCGACAACAAGGAGGCGTGATGCACGAGAATCTGTGGCAATGGCTGTGCAGAATGGGTCGGGTTTGGAAACTGCGGGCAAGCCGTAGTGTCCAGCGCCTTGTTCTGCGCTATACGGAGTGGATCAAGAAGCGGCGAGTAGATTCATGGATTAAGGCCCACAATCTGCAAGAGCTTGATTGGGAAATGAAGGTTGAAAATGAAATACGACGGCTTGAGCTTGAGAATGAGGCCAAGAAACGAATGGCGCAGAACGCCGGGGCTCAAGCTCCGAGCGAATAGCGAGGTAGATTGCAGCCCTTGGTTGGGCGAGGAGGACCGATGAACAAGGCAGACAGACGAGCGATCAAGATCACGGAGTTGAACGAGGAACTGACGCGGGCCAAGGAAATCATCGAGAAGTTTGTGTGGCCTCCCGATGACACCGCCGAGGGTCGGCAGGACTTTCTGCAAAAGGCGGCGATGTTTGCGGGGTGTACCATTCCGCATTTCGTGGGAGGCGGTGAAAGTGATACGCCCAACCACTGATTGACAGGCGATTTTGCCTGATAACAGGATATTGGACCCCGTGGCGAGCAGATTTGCCGGAAGGCGATATGAGGAAGGCACGACAAAGGAGGGCAAAATGGGACCATCATTATTCGGAACATTCCTAGACCAGCGCGTAGAGAACATTCAGGAGTGCCTCGTGACTGTTGGCGTCAACGGCATCCTACATGAGTTTGAGTGTTGGCTGGATGGCAACAACCTTCTGCACCCCGACGTGCGGGTGCGCTTGGGGCGTCTTGCCAGCGACCACCAGCGGCCCGACGAGGATGGTGCATTATGACCCCCCGCTACGCCCACACCGCCCGAGGCAGGGTGTACCATGTAATCCGCCACAGGTTTCACGTCACCGAGCGCGAGCATTGGGGGATAACCAACTGCTTAACTGTTTGGCACGAATGGGCTGGCTGGCACGAAACCACCCACCCCCCACCGAACCGTCGCCTGTGCAAGCGGTGCGAGAAAGCGAGGCGAGGATGATACGCCCGATAGGCGTCGGTTCAAGTGAGTTGTTGGGCAGGAAGGAGAACCAACGTGACGTGTGACAAGTGCCCGAGATGCGGACTCATGGTGTTCGACTGGGCCAAGCATCGTAAGTGGTGCGGGTTGTATTATGGCGCTTGCTACATGGGCGGCAAGCACAAAGTCAGGCCGGACAGCGCCGGGAAATGCGTGATCTGCGGCAAGCCCGTTGCGCACGCGGCAGTCAATATGTCCAACGCGTCGCGTGACGTTTCGGCGGGTAGCCGATAACGTCCACGCAGTTGTTAGATTTCCAGCCGCAAAAGGAGGCAGGTATGAAGGTTGAGGTTGAGTTGGACGATCTGAATGAGTTGAAGGATGAAATCGAGCACCTACAACATTCGTTGGCAAACCAGACCTACATGGGCAACAGTATCGGTTACATCTATGACAAGATGAAAGTGTACGGGGATCAAGTCGGCTTGTTGGGACCATTCGTGCGAAGGGCGTTCGAGGAAGGCCGTTTGACGATTGAGACAGGAAACGAACAGGACCGTAAAGTTGTTGAGTTGCTAAGGCTGGAAATCTAACGCCGCCGTTACCCGCGAGCCTTAGCGAGTCGGGTGCACGGGGTTGTTGGGTTGCGAACGAAAGGAGAAGGACGATGAAAGGCTACACAAGAGAACAGGCAGTCGAAATGGGCAAGCTGATGATTGCATGGGGAATGACGGATACCAAACTGCAAGCGTTGAGGGAAGACGGTTGGAAGGACTGCGATCAGTTTCTAAACTTCAGCCTTCCGCCGGAGATGTACCGGCTCGTACAGGGGCCGTCACATGGACAGGGACAGGACTGAGCAACCCAACGCATAAACTGACTGGCTTCTGAAAGCCGGGGAAAGGAACAACGATGATAAATGAGAATGGATGCTATGTGTTTGAATCACACTCAGGCAAGTCGGACGTGCGGCTTTCAGAAGTACAGTCCAGTGCTTTGTTAGATTGCCCATTCTGCGGCATGTTGCCAGACATTGAGCCGTGGCACGGAGGCGCACCGACCAAACACTTTGTGGGCTGTGACAACGAGGAATGCCCTGTGACTCCGCAGACAACAGGAGAAACGCTTGAAAAGGCGTTGGACAACTGGAACACAAGGGCAATCTAACGCCCGAAGTGAGCCGCGCCTTTAGGCGTCGGTTCAAGTGAGTTGTTAGACAGCAACAGAAAGGACAGACATGCAAAGACCAGATACAGGAACGTTTGAGACGGCGGAAGATGTGGCCACCCTGAAGTCCATGAGGGATGAGATCCTCGACCGCATGGAAGGCCCGAAGCGCAACAGCCTACAAGATGAGAGGTTGTGGCCGATCTTCCGCAACGGTGAGACGGTCTACGTCCGCAACGAGGAAGGTGCAGAGGCTAAGTGCGTTGTGGAAAGCATCGGAAAGAAGTTCATGCAGCTTCGCGGCGTTGCACGCTGAGTTGCTGTCTAACGGAAAGGATGACACTCCGAAATGAGAAAGCGAAGCGCGGCGAATGAAGGTAGTTGTCCATCCGATTGTTCTGCTTTGCACACAATCGAGCGGGTGCTGCGTGACACACGGAAATCGTGGAAAGCCAGAGCATACATGGCACGCTTCCTTGACGGTGACGACGCCGAGCAAGAGAACATCCGCGACATTGACGAAGCATTGGTGGCGCTGGAAACCCTAAAGCAGAACGTTTGCACTCACGCTTCGGCGTCCTACGCCGATAGCGTGCAGTGCGTTGTTGGCAATTTCATTAGGAGGTTAAAATGAACTATAAGCAGGAACGATTCAATATTGTGCTTCAGTGTGAACTCAGTAAAAAAGATCCGGCAGAACCGGACAAGGTGTTTTTCGATCGCGTAGTTACTCTTGCGAACGCGGCTGAGCGTGCCGCGTCAATCTTTCTTGGAGAGAAGCGCGATAGACGACACGCGGAGTAGTGTGTCGTTTGGTTTATAACGGGAGACGGAGATAATACGATTTGGGTCGGCGTCCTGTCGAAACAGAGTTAGTAAATCCTCATCACTTCGGATTTCTATACCGTTTTCAACTGGTAGGCCGACAAGATAAACAACGTACTTCATCTCTGTATTCCTTTCATTGCCAACGCTGGAGGTGACGCGCATGGAAACCGCTGAACAACGCAACGAAGCAACAGAGGAGGTCGGCGCGGTTTCCGTGTCGCCGTCCACCTCTTTGTTGTCTGCCGCCGAAAATTCGGTCGTGAGCAGACTGGCAGACGCATGGAACTAGTTTGTGCGACTTAACTCGGTGCATTCCGACGAAACTACCGAATTTCGCCGCGCGATTCACGCAGCACAGCACATCATCATGGCGCAGCCAGTACAGCGCCAGTTCAATGCAGACAACGGTTGAGCTAAGGCGCGCGGGCAACCGCGTCGCCTTCAGCTCCTTGTTGAAAGGAGGTTATAATGTTTGCAGCACAAGTTACAAAAGTGACCCCCGTTCTGGACGATGACGGGCGGACGATTGCAGTTGTGTCTCATGATGAAACATTCGTGTCAGACCGCAAGCTGAGCAGACAAGAAGTAGAAAAGTTGGGCTACACTCTGTGTGAGAAGTCGGGCGGTCCGTATCCGCTATTGTGTCAGACGTGGGTAGAGCTGGATCCTCGTGAGCCATTAGCTCCGTGGTATAAGTGTGTAGCGGGGCACCTTTGTCCGGACACGCCGGATTCTGACAACACTGTTCAAGTTCCATAATGTTTACCTTTCAACGGTTGAGCTAAGGCGCGCGGTTTACCGCGTCGCCTTCAGCTCCTTGTTGGAACTCCCAAGCACCTTCGTTGAAAATCAGCATTAGCTGGTTCGTCGGTGTCAACAACTGTGACAATCGTTTCGCCAGTGGCTTAGATGGTGGACTGATCGTTACGGTTAGCTGGTATTCGTCCCATGTCTGACTAACGGTATGGAGCTGCCCAGCAAAACGCATGCAATGTTCATTCATAACCTGAGCCATGGAGGATTCTCCTATGTTATCGGTTTTACCTCGACACGATTGGCAGTTTCATTTCAAGACGCTGGATGACGGCCAGCTGGAAGCGTGGGCCGAGAGCCCCGACGAATGGAAGCATAGCCCAGACGGAAAAGTATGCACACCGAAGTTTGTGGCCAAGCCACATATTGAGGCAGTGATAGCCGTACTGAAAACTATTTACGCTTTTGAGATTCATCAAGAGTTCCAACGATTGAGCTAAGGCGCGCGATCTACCGCGTCGCCTTCAGCTTCGCGTTGAAAGGAGGAAGTAGTGATAAATCGGTTTAGAAAATGGTGGAACGCTGAACGCGTGAACAGGCCGGAACGCGGTACGTCGCAGGATATCTGTCCCACTAATGGTGACGCAATAAAATATGCGATAGGGATGATGCTCTTCTGGGCATTGTTTGCGACTGTGTTTATAGCAGCGATACAGCTGAGGAGGTAATCATGCACTATAACGAAGATGTTATCGTTGATATAGTGCCGCTAATGCCACAGGGAACAAACAGTACGATGTTCACGCAATGTTGCGGGGCGGCGATAACGGACGACCAGCAGTGTTGTCCAGTTTGCGGGCGCAAGGTAGTGGGGTACGACCAGGCGCCAGGTACGGAACGCGAACGCGTACGCTGGAAAAACGCGACGCGGTTTTGGAAACGAACATAAAGGAGCGATGATGAACGTATATCTATACCAAGCGGCGTTGCTGTGCGAGCAGTGCGGTGACGAGGTCCGGAAGGATCTTACAGATAACGGTGAGGCTCCGGAGAATCCGGACGATGAGGCCACATTCGATTCCGATGATTTCCCGAAGGGTCCTTACTCGGACGGCGGAGGCGAGGCGGACTGTCCGCAACACTGTGATTATTGTCAATGTTTTCTTGATAATCCGCTGACATCGGACGGTTACGATTATGTTCGTAAAGCTATCAGGAAGTGGGAAGACATCGGTAGTGGTAGCGAGGACGTACTTCGCGAATGGTCCGACCGCTACGATATACCTATGGCTCGCCGCGACGACGATATCGAGTGCGTGTTGCAACTAGCGCGCGATCAACTCGATGCTATGGAGCGTGAGAAAGATTTAGACGATGGCGTTCGTTGCGATTTCGAAAACTCTTCGCGGTCGTATGCGCGCGTTGACGGGCTGATACTGCGTGCTGAGGTTATGAATACAGCATTACAGCATGTACTGTCGTGGTTGTGTGACGAAGACGATCATCCGGAATTAGATCGTCAATCTGTGATCGATATGGTCAAAAACGCAATATGGGAGAGAAGGAGTGAGTGATGAAAGATGTTCAATTTATGACAGCGAAGGAGAAGGAGACGGTACTCCGGCAGTGGAAGACCTTCCTCAAACACGGGTGCAAGTTGGATCACTTCAAGAAGGCGCTTTATAATCACCTTATTCAGCATGCGTCCTTCATAGCTCATTATAACAGGTTGGGCTTTTATGATACCTATTTCGTACGTCCGCAGGATAAGCGGAAGTTCTTTAGTCAGTTTGACCGTCGCCGCGGCTGTGTGTCGGTCGAGATGGGTGGCCATTATTGGCTCTATCACCCTGACTACTCCGACATCAACAACGCGATGGTGGATGCTGCGGAGCCGTGGCTGGACGCGATATACAGCGAAAGTAACTGTGAGGAGAAGGCGCGGGATACTGCTGCAGTGATCGGCATATTTAAGAAATACGGGCTGGAATGGCCGGAGGGTGCGTTGCTGAACGATGTAGCGAAGTATATCGAGACAGGTCGGAAGGCCAGCACCATAGCAGAAGACTTGATGAATCAGGTCGGAAAGCTTCAGCAATCAACGCGTGAAATGCTCGATATAGTTAAGCAAGCACTGGCGCTGCTGGAAAAGTATCCACCAAATGACGCGGAAGCTATTCCGGAGGTGGCGGAGCTAATGCACGCATTTGCTCAACATAAGGGGATGGACGATGCTTGAACTGATAATAGATCCGAATCGTCAGTTTATCCGACTATCCTGTAGCTGTTGTGGTCAGGTAAGGGATATCGGCATTGATAAGTCGGAAATAGACAAGGACAAGCTGACCGTGAGTATCGGTGATATCCCCGAACCGGATCCCAGCGAACCTGCAGAGTGGTACATGGAAGCGTGCCACGTTGTTAAATGAGGAGGCTGTATGGACGATAGAACAGTTGCGCACTTACTGGCAGCGCTCAGGTACTGCCAAGAACATGCCGGCGAGATCGACTTCGCGTGCATGGAGCACTTTGTCAGCACGCCTCCGGACGAGGAGTGTATGGCCCCGTTATCGGACGAGGCTGTCGACGCACTATGCGAGGATATAAACACCGGCCGGCTCGACTTCTATGACCCGGCGCGCGAGGAAGCTAAAGCGCACACAGACTGCCGAATGGGTCGCGTGGTTTTGAACCTCGACTACGTGGTCGACCTCGACAACAAGGAGATGGTGGAACATGCCAAACAGTGTATGTACGAGGATTTGATGAATGCGGTGAAGTACGACGAGCTGCATACTTGGTTGGACGTAGTGGACGCGCCGGACACGTGTCCGGACGACATACCGGAATTCCTGCAGGAGGACGTGGAGGATGAGTAAGAGTTGGTTCGATGTGGATAAAGACGGGCTGAAGGAGATGTTCGCGAACTTTCCGCCCGAGCGGATGGTGTCGGAACTCGTACAGAACTGCTGGGATACCGCCGGCAAGCTGTGTGCGGTGACGATCAAGCAGGACGCAAAGACTACGAAGGTGATCGTCGAGGACGACAATCCGGACGGGTTCAAAAACATACGTGACGCGTATACGTTGTTCGGCTCGACCGAGAAGCGCAGCGACCCAACAGTTCGGGGGCGCTACAACCTAGGAGAAAAGCTCGTAATCGCGCGCGCGATATCTGCCTCGGTACGAACCACCACGGGTACGATCATGTTCAATGCGAGCGGCCGTCACGCCGCCAAGGACGGGACGGACAAAGGCTCCAAGGTGATCGTAACGTTGCCGCGCTGGTCCGACAAGGAGCTGAATCAAGCGCTCGCATTCCTTTGCGCGCTGTACGTTCCGAAGGGTATCAAATACACCCTCAACGGCGAGCGTCTAAAGTACGTGAAGCCGTTGAAGGAGATTTCCACACGGCTGTCTACCGAGTACGTTAAGACCGTCAAAGGCCAACAGATGATGACGAAGACATCCCGGCGCACTAAGGTCTGGTTCTACCACAAGCGGCAGGAAAAGGCTCACCTGTGTGAGATGGGGATCCCCGTCTGTACTATAGGCGGTACGTTCGATGTCGATGTACAGCAGAAGGTTCCGCTGTCGCAGGACCGTACGTTGGTACCGCAGTCCTTCCTACAGGACATCTACGCGGAGATGCTGATGGCGCTCCACGACAGGATGAAACCGGGAGATTTGGGCCAGTCCCATGTCCGGATGGCGATGGAGGATGACCGGATGGATCCGGAGACGGCGGCCAACATGTTCCACCAGCAGTTCGGTGACAATGCGGTTATCCAATCGCACGATCCGGACTCGGATCAGGAGGCGGCGCGGTCGGGTGCTACCATAGTATCATCCCGCACCTTCGGTTCCGGCGTGAACCACAAGCTGCGTGCGGGAGGCATCGCGACCACGAAGGAGAGGTTCTGCCGAGACCGGGACGAGCTGGAGAAAACGGGGCTGCCGGAGGGTTTCCGGGAGGTGAAGGATAGCCCGGCGAGGGATCATCTGCGCAAGTACGTGCAGTTCCTCTGCCGTCGGTTCTACGAGAAGAACGTTGTGGTCATATACGCGACGTGGAACTCGTTCACGACTATGGCGTTCTACAGCCACGGCCAGTCCATAACGTTCAATGTCAAGCTGCTTAAGAAGGCAGCACTGGAGCAGCCGGTGTCAAAGCTGACATCGATCGTTCTCCACGAGTTAGCCCACTGTATGGGTACCGGTCATGACGGGGTTTACGATAAGGAGTTCGAGCGTTTGGTTAACGAGCATACTGCGCTGTTGGCATCCGAACCCAAACTGTATAAGAAATTTGAGCCTGAGCTGTTCGTCAAGAAGGCGATGCTGCGGAGGGCTGCAAAGTAAAGGGAGGGATAACAAATGGCGGGAAAAAAGAAGAAGAGAGAAGTACCATACAGCGTATCGACGGCCGGTATTAAGGATGCCGCAGCTGTGTTTTGTGCGCTAACGTGGGCGCATGCGAACAGTCATGTTAGCAAAATGCTGGACGGAAAGCGCTACATGTTGGCAACGAAATTAGATCTTTGTCCCGAGCTGCGGGACGATCCTGAGATAATCCTTATGGACTTCAAACCGGAGTGGGCTGAGGAAACGATGGCGCGAGTTCGCCAGCGTAGTGATGAGCCGGCGGCCGGCTGGGAAGCTGGAAACCCTATGTACTCCATCATAGTCCAAAAACTGACAGCTGAGGTCCATGATGCAGGCTGGTTTAAGGCGACGGAATTCCTCAAACATAGGTGGATTGTTCCGGTACACACAAAAACCATGCAGAGCATCTCGGCTGTTGACATTACACAACTGGTCGCGTGCGTCAATGCTGGGGAAGTAACCGAGAAACAGTTCACCGACGAATACTACGAGTTCATGTCGGTCGATGAAGAACTATGTTCGAAATGGCTGTATCGGTTTAACGGAATATACCGCGAATGGGCCGGCGTTTACCGCAGAACGCAAAAAATCAAGACCAATGCGGAACTAGCGGACGAGAAAAAGAAACGCGCGGCCGCGCGGCGCGCTGAGCGCGATAAAGCCACTGCGGCTAAGCCGTCCGCGACGAAAAAAGAATCGCAGTCGACGGCGCAACCGGTGGTCGAAGAAGATGCTGGCGGTATGCTGGAGGCGTTGCGGCAGCAGCAACATGATCTAACGATAAGATTACACGCTATCAAGATTGCGATCCAAGCCTACGAGAACAAGCGTATGGCTGCGCGCTAAAGGGGCGTGGGGAGCCGGTTAACGCCGGCTCCCCGCTACTTATGGCAAAGATACTAACGGACATTGAGCTGTTGACTATACTCTCGCGCGCGATCACGGATCACGGTGAGATAGATGAGGCTGACACGTACAAGCACTTCCTCGAGGACCTAGCCGACGTGGTGACCGAATACTTCGGCGGCACGTTGGGTACCGTCGCGTTCGACGACGATGAAGGTACGTGGTTTATCGCCATACACGGTGACGAGAACGTCCCCGAGAACGGGGGCATCTACCGGGACTTCGATCCCGACGGTGAGTTGTTTGACGAAGCAGGAGAAAATACAGAATGAAGACGGGGCAGACATTGCAATCATTGGCTGCGTTGCTCATGCAGCAGGCGCAGACGAAGCACGACTACATGGCCGATACGCGTAAGGCGTTGTTGACCACTAACGATAGCGGCATCAAGATGACGATGGCGCTGTCGGAGAACGACAGCATCTTCGACGTGACGGACCTCTGTCATGGGCAGATCGGCCAGCACACGAAGATTCCGAAGCCGTACTACGACAGGATGCGTACGCAGGCGCCGGAACTCCTCGTGCGGAACGTGAATCACTGGTTCGAGGAGCAGCCGGCGACGAGGATGATCCGTACGATGGATGGCAACGCACGCGCGTTTCTGTCCGACCGTTACCGTCCGCTGGACAACGTGGACCTGATGGAGGCGGTCTATCCCTCGTTGGAGCAGACTGGTCTCAACATCGCGAGCTGTGAGCTGACTGAACGCCGGCTCTACCTCAAGGCGATCAGCCCGAAGGTACAGGGCGAGGTCAAGAAGGGCGACGTGGTGCAGGCTGGGGTCGTGATCTCCAACAGCGAGGTCGGATCCGGGGCGCTGAGCGTACAGCCGCTCATCTACAGGCTCGTATGTCTCAACGGTATGATCCGGCAGGATCATCAGATGCGACAGGTCCACGCGGGCAGCAAGCACCGTAACGGTGCCGGCGACGCGTGGGAATTGTTCAGCGATGCTACAAAATTACAGTCGGACAAGGCTGTGTTCATGCAGGCTCGTGACTTGGCCCAAGCGTTTCTGAAGGAGGACTTCTTCAACAAGGTCCTTGAGGAACTGCGGTCGGCTGCGGATGACCGGATTGAGTCCGACGACATTCCGAAGGTCGTTGAGCGTACGTCGAAGACAATGGACCTGACGGAAGCGGAGGGCGACAGCGTCCTCAAGCGACTGGCGGAGGGTGGCGACTTGACCCGCTGGGGTCTCGCCAACGCCATTACGTCGGTATCACAGGACATTGAAGACTACGACCGGGCGACGGAGTTGGAGCGGGCAGGCGGCAAGATCATTGAACTTGCCCCGCGCGACTGGTCTGCGATAGCTGCGGCCTAATCGAAATGTATGGCGGCGGGTTACATTCCCGCCGCCGTACATATATGTATGGGGGAAACGTGAAAGTATTGATAGCGTGTGAGTTTTCAGCCCGGGTGAGGGACGCATTCCGCAAGCGTGGACACGACGCGTGGAGTTGCGATATCGAACCATGTGAGGGCGATCCGAAGTGGCATATACAGGGCGATGTCCTCGATTTGCTGTACAGAAAAAAGAACAAGTTCGGCTGGGACCTGATGATTGCTTTTCCGCCCTGTACACATTTGGCGGTGAGTGGGGCTAGATGGTTCCCGGAGAAGCGGAAGGACGGGCGGCAACAGGCCGGTATCGATTTCTTCATGGAGCTGGCGAATGCGCCAGTACCAATGATATGCGTGGAGAATCCGGTGGGTATCATGTCCACCGTGTGGCGAAAACCGGACCAGATTATCCAGCCATATCAGTTTGGGCATCCGGAAAGCAAAAAGACCTGCCTGTGGTTGAAAAATCTTCCGAAGCTCAAGCCGACGAAGATTATGGAGCCGCTGTGGTATACGAATCCGGACGGCTCCGATTATAGAGACAAGAAGGGCAAACGATATTCGCCGACACACTACACGGCGGACCACGGAAACCCGCGGTGGGCGAATCAGTCGCCATGCGGAGCGAACAAGCTCGGTCCATCTAAAGACCGGTGGAAGATACGCAGCCGCACCTACCTTGGAATAGCGAAAGCAATGGCAAAAACTTGGGGATAGACATGTATTGACATACGGCCGAACTACCCCGATAATGGGGAATCATGAAAAAAAGGAAGATACTACAGCCCGGCGATCGCATGCATGATCTTCTCATATTGGAGGTTCATCATCGCGATCACAGAAGTCGACGATTCTTACTGTGTAGGTGCATTTGCGGAAATACAAAGGTGATACAAGGTTCGCTTATTACCGCCGGTAACACTAAGAGCTGCGGCTGCCGCGTGCAGCGATCTGCGCAAAAGCGACGATTACCGAACAACGCGGGTGTAATCAATCAGATTATACTGGGCTATAGGCGGCACGCTAAGCGCCGCGGCTTGCGGTGGGCTTTGTCGGTATCGGCAGTACGCCGAATCATCGCTCTGTCGTGCCACTACTGCAACTCACCGCCGTCTAACGTTAAGATAACGAAAAATCACAGACAAGGTTTTACCTACAGTGGAATAGATCGAGTTGATTCGTCGGTTGGGTATACCGAGAAGAACTGCGTCCCGTGCTGTAAGAGATGCAACAAGGCTAAGAATGATACACCGCTTGAACAGTTCCTAATATGGGTAGCGGCGGTTTACACACATATGGCCAAAAAAGGGGATATAAAAATTGATTGAAAAGGCTTGCATGAAGTACGCAAGGGGGCGTAGTATACCGTGACGTCGAATCGAAAGTTGGAGAATAGCATGCCGCCGGAGGCATCTTACGAGATCGGCATAAGTCCAATCCAGTTTCAAATGGGCGGAGAGATTGGATTTACTGCACTGATCGAGGCAGGTCCATACCGTTTGTTGCCGATGACCAAGGAGGGGGATACATTGGAACTGACGAAGAACATTCAGCTCATGCCGGACAAGGTCTACGCATTGGGCCAGATGTTACAAGCAGTTCGTACCGACAATCCCAACCTTCGTCGCCCGAAGGTACGCCTAGCCGTCGATGAGTTCCGTAATGACTACAAGATGCAGGGGTGGGCTGCACGTCTGATTCTATCGCCGGATGATGCGAAGCGTCGGATAATCCTACTGGTTACGACGGCTGATGACATCAAGATGGGGCCAGCCCTGTACAAGACATCGAAGCTTGCCATGGTACACGGGGGAGAGTTGATGGATATCTTGGCGGGTGGTCGTTTTGACTGGCCGAAAGCGAAGATCACCGAACGCACCATTATGTAAGGGGCGACTTATACATGGCTTCTTGCCGGAGAAAGTCTAAGAAAAAGGCGTTGACGATATGCGACGTCCTACAACGTCTCAACCAGCTGGTTGAGCAGGATCCCGAAGCGATTACCAAGCTGGCCGCACTACGGGTAGATTGCGGCCGGATTAAGCGCACGAATCCGGAGATGTTGTCGCACCGTTCATTCTACGAGCGACCGCTCTTGGGTTTTGTCGAGTTGTTGAACCTGCTGTTCGAATCGGATACGTTCATCCACGCGGAAACCAACGGAAACAGCTTGATTCACAAATTCAAATTACAGTATAAACACGAGGAGGAGGTAATGAAAGCAGTCAAACGGAAGCATGCTACGCCGAGGAAGTCGAATCGTCGTAGCCGTGTACGACAGATTGCTGCGGATAAGAGGCGGGAGGTATGTGTATCGTGAAGCCGTTTGGCATAGTCTATCTGTCGTTCGGGAAGAACTACGCGGACTGTACGATAGCGGCCCTGAAGTCAAAGGTACGTCACGCCCCGAAGACGCCGGCACTGGTTATTACCAACCGGAAGGATGACATGGCGTCGAAGTTTTGCAAGCGGAACAAGATTCGCCTGAAGTACGTCAACGCGCCGACGAATATGGTCCGGGCGTACAAGACCCAGCTGTACAAGTACACGCCGTGGGAGTACACGCTGCTGCTGGATGCCGATGGCTGGGTGAACAAGGAGCTGTCTGCACAGTTCAGGATGCTGGACCACGTACCTATTGCGTTGACGCACGCACACCATCACCCATCGATAGGGACCGTAGCGCACGCCGGCGCGTCCGACCGGCAGTACACGATCAAGGCGCTGGGCGGTATGCGGTGGGCGCCGCAGTATGCGAGCGGCCTGATCTTCTTCCGACGCGACGACAAGCAGGTCCGGAAGCTGTTCGACGCGTGGTACGCGGAGTGGAAGGTGTTCGGCGGTAAGGATCAGACGGCGCTAATCAGAGCAATTTTCAAAACGGGAGTACTCCCCCTCGTGTTGGCGCAGAAGCATTGGCTGACCGGCGTGGAGGGGAAAGGCTTCGTCTCACATTCATTTGGACCCAAGCTACCGTCGATGCCGCGCAAGGACCGGCGTTCGCCGCTGAATTACAGGTGCATACCATGATCAAACGAACAGGCCGTCCCGATATAGCGAAACAGTTAAGGAAGAAGCTGGTACACATACGCGCGCAGCACAAGCAGTCGAAGCGTAGCGGACCGCCCGTGCTGTCGAGCACGGGCATGACCGAGCTACCAACCTTTCAGTGTTCGGCGCCGAACAAGCCGCCGAGTTTGGCCTTGGCGATGATCACCGCGGACCGGCCAGGACATCCGACGATACATTCGTCCCTAATCAGCCTGCGCGCGGCCGGTTTCAAGCAGGCGGTCCACATATTCACCGAAGCCGGATCCGTATCCGACAAGCGGCTACTTCGTGGCGATCCCAAGCTGATGATCTTCCGGCAGAAGACTATCACCGGCTGTTTCCCTAACTGGAAACGTTGTGCAACGTGGATGCTGTCGAATACCGTAGCGGAGTGGATCATGATCATGCAGGACGACATCTCATGGTGTACGGCCGGGCAGGAGATCATGGCCCATACGCTCAACTGCTGCGACAGGGGTGTCGGCATCCCCCGTTACAGGCTGGGCGTCCTCTCACCCTATACGAGTCCGGCTATGGTATCTCCGGCCGCTACAGGGTACGGGTGGACGGAGGCACGGTTCTACGGGAAGACGACGAGTTTGTGGGGCGCGCTCGCGCTCTGCTTCCCGCGCGAATCCCTCGATAAGCTATTGAAGAACAAACGGTTCATAGAACACGATTCGGTGCGCGCGCTGGATTACGTGGTGGGTGATACATTCCGTAACCACATGGAGCCGCCGATGGGTGTGAAGGTGCACATGCCGAGCCTTGTCGATCATACGGGAGACAACAGCACGATTTTTACGCCGCAGGCGACCAAGATCAACCGCAGGCTGATGGCTATGCGGAGAGGATATAAGTACAGCAATACCGCTGCATGGCGGACAATGGGAGAGTAAGCCATATGCCTCATATCGGTTGCATACTGACGTTGTACAAACGCCCTGACTCGATACCGATGCAGTTGGAAGCGCTTCGTTCGCAGACTATCAAACCAACGGAAATAATGTTGTGGCAGAATGCGGCGAAGCCGGAGGTTTCACTGGATCCGGCGTTGCTGAAGGGTGTTCGGCACATCTATGCCAAACCGAATATGGGGGTATGGCCTCGGTTCCTCGCGGGGATGGAGATGAAGTCGGAATTCATCTGCGTCTTCGACGACGATACGATCCCCGGCGTTATGTGGTTGGAGAACTGCATGAAGACGATGCGGACGCATAAGGGGTTGCTCGGTACCATCGGTCTCCGATTCAAGTGTTCGCGACGAACACCCTACGTCCGCTTCGGCTGGCGGAATCCGAATACGAAGGTGGAAGAGGTCGATCTCGTCGGTCACAGCTGGTTCTTCCGCCGTGACTGGCTACGCTACTATGCGCTGGAGCCACGACAGGGCGGACCCACGTTCGGCGAGGACTACCATTTCAGCGTGGCGCTGCAGAAGCATCTACGGCTCGGTACATACGTACCACCCCACCCTCCTAACTGTAAACGCATGTGGGGGTCACTCTACGGGGGTACGATCGGCCGCGATGAACATTCGTTATGGCGTGTGAAGGGAGAGGTAGCGAAGAAGACGGTGATGCACGGCCAGTACATCAAATCCGGGTGGAAGACGTTGGCCATGCGGAAGGGTAAGAAATGAGGCGGTAACCGCGCGGCGCAGTTGCGTCGATTGAAGAGGCGTCGATGAAGCACCTGATAGACTTAGTAATGCTCTCCTACAACCGGTGGGAGTATACGATGATGACGTTGGAGTCGCTTCTCCATACGCCGGCGGGGATAGACTGGAGTCATGTGAACTTCGTTATCCTCGACAACGCATCGGCGGATGGCGCCGTCGACCGTATCCGATCCTTCATGGTACGTAACCCGGATGTCGTGACCAAGCTGAAGGTGCGGAAGCGGAACGCCGGAGTTGTCGGTGGTTTTGAGGATTTCAGGTTTACGCTCACTACGGGCGCACCCTTTATCGGGAAGATCGACAACGATAGTATTTTCACACACGGCTGGCTCGGTAAGATGCTCAATGCGCTGACTACGTGTCCGAAGCTGGGTGTCGTAGGAGCACAATCACCGGGCTTGGGGCACAGCATACTGGATCCGAAGGGCCGTACCGCCGTGAAGCGTAATGGCATGGGTTACTTCCCCGCCAAGTTCGTAGGCGGCAGGTTCCTCGCCCGCCGGGAGGTGTTCGGGCCGAAGCGGATGCGCGGACGCAACAAACTGTTCGGGTGGGGCGACTACCAGAAGAGGATCAAGGGTTGGAAGGTCGGCTGGTGTTATCCGCCGGCTATCATCGACCACGTCGGCGACAGGAATTTCAAGCATCCGAAGGCGATCGATAATGTGAAGTACAGGCGGTACATGAAACACGTGGGGAGGCTGCCGACATGCCGGTAAAACATTACATACTCACGCGGTACAACTGCGTGTACCGACAGGCGCACATCAAGCGGCAGACCCCGGCGTGGTGTCGGCACCGCATGGCCGTGTTCCGGAATGTCACCTTACCGTCCGTGAAGCACCAGACGGACCAGAACTTTACATGGTTGGTGGGTATCTACGACAAGACGCCCATACGCCAGCGTCGAGCATTGAGGAAGATGGCAGCGGCCTACAAGAACATGGTGCTGGTGCCGGTTCCCTTCGGCGTCTACCCGTCCATTGCCTTCCGTAACTGGATACGTGCGAGGAAACACAAGCAGACGATCATTGTGACCAGCCGCTTGGATAGCGACGACGGACTGCACCCATCGTTCGTTGCGATCACCAAACGGAGGGCGATACGCTGCGGGACCCTAAAGGATGGGAAGCGCCGCGTCATCAACTTCAAGCACGGCTTCGGCGTGAACACCGCAACCCGCCTTGTGTACGAACTGAAGCACAATGCAAGCATGTTCATCAGCCTCGTGGAACCGGCCAAGACGGTGAATACCGTGTACTACGGCGGGACGCACATAGCCATCGCACGGAAGTACCCGAAGGTCCAAGTGGCGGAGCCGCCCGGGTGGGTGATCATCGTCCACGCGTTCAACATCGCCAACAACGTGCGTATGCTGCGGGACCGACGGAAGGTTACGCGGTCCATGTCGCTGCGTGCAGCGGCGAAAGCATTGAGGATGCCCACGCTGGTGAACATATAGGAGGAGGGCCATATGAACGGCTTTGCTACGAAGTCCGGCTGTCAAAAGAGCTTGGGCGGCTACAATATTCCTGATGAATGGTGGTCACGTCGATACGAGTATCCGTGGGCAGCGAAGTTCATCAGGATGAACGACGTCGTGGTCGACGCCGGCTGCGGCATCACCCACTTCTTCAAGTACTGGCTGGCCGAACACGCACGGAGGGTCTATGCCGTTGATACCGATATGCGCTTGCTGTCGTTGAAGCACAAGCATCCGAACTTGGAGCTGGTTCAGGCGTCCCTCACCGACATGCCGATCGAGACGGAGAGCGTCGATAAGATCGTGTGCATCAGCGTCCTCGAGCATATGAAGGATCTGCAGGGAGCCTTGGCGGAGTTCGACCGGGTACTGAAGCGGACGGGGTGGGTGATCGTGACACTGGACGTCCCAACCATCCGGTTACCGGCGTGGCGTAACGCAGTAGCACACTCTATCTTTTCCTTCGCCGGCAGGGTACGCTGGTCGCGGCCGGCGGACATACTCGTGGAGCCGGCGGCACATGCCAAGCAGGTGCAGTCATCGACACGCCGGATGGTATTCTGTTGCGTGTTGAGGAAGTAACGATGCTGATATCACCAAAGCACAAGTTCGTATTCCTCGGTATACCGAGGACGGGGACTACGTCTATGTACGTGGCCCTCCGGAGCGTAGCTGGGCCCGGTGCGATCTACACCGGCAAACACGATATGAAGATCCCGCAGCAGTACCGCAAGTTCTTCACGATCGCCTTCACGCGCAACCCCTATTCTCGGGAGGTGTCCCATTATCTGTACCGGCATACGAAGCCGGCCAACGCGCTCTACCCGTGGGTGAAAGACTGGGGTTTTGCGAAATACATCCGATGGAGTACTTCGCGGGAGATCCCTCCACACGACTTCCACGACAAGCCGGTGTCGACACACCTGCATAGCGTGCGTGTGGATATGCTGTTACGCTTCGAGGATCTCCCTGATGCGTTCTACAAGATTCCCATCGTGAAGAAGACGGGCGTTAGTCTACCGAACCGGAACGCTTGCCTGAAATCAAAGCCGTGGCAACCATTCTACACGGCGGCTATCGCGCGCCGGGTCGCGGAGTGGGCGGCGCAGGATTTCAAACTGTACGGTTACGGCCTACGGAGCTGGAGGCGGCGATGAGGGCACTGAAGTACATTGTTACCGGGACTGGCAGGTGCGGCACGGGCTACATGTCCAAGTTGATGACGAATGCCGGTATAGCCTGCGGCCACGAGCGGATCTTCACGCCCGGGGGTATGAAGAACATACCGGCGCGCCTCAAACGATATCCGTGGCTGAGCGCGGATGCCAGTTGGATGGCCGTCCCCTTCCTGGGCAAGTTTCCGGAGGCGGTCGTCATCCATGCTACGCGCCATCCTATCGACGTACTGTCGTCATATCGATCCATCCATTTCTTCAGGCACGTGCTTAACCCGCGCAGTTCGAGCCCGTACGCGCGTTTCATCCGTGAACATCTGCCGGACATCCTCCTCTATCAGAACGAGGTGACGGCGATCGCGTACTGGATAGTGACGTGGACACGCCGTATCGAACAAGCTTGCGGTAAGCGCGGACGTATTGTATACCCCGTTGAGTCGACGCTTGCGGATCTGACAAGGCTGTTGGGGGCGAAGTCGATAACTGGTATATCGCGGACGACGAATACACGGGGACGGCACAAGACGCTGAAGCAGTCGGACATTGTCAACCCGCGGGTGCGGGCACAGTTCAACGCGTTGGTACAACAATACGGCTACAGGGGATAGACGATGTTGATATCGCATGACAAGCGGTTCGTGTTCGTGGCTGTACCGCGTACGGCGTCGACGAGCATGCACAAGGCGTTTATGCGCTGCTCGAAGAACTATACGAAGAAGAAGCAGCACTCGAACGAGATTCCGAAGCGCTACCAGAAATATCCGGTGGTGGCTTGCGTCCGGAACCCGTACTCGAGGGCGGCGTCCTACTACATGTACCGGCGCCGGCATGACACGGCGGCGTTGTACCCGTGGGCATCCAAGTGGTCGTTCGAGCGGTATGTGCGATGGTTCACCAATCCGAACGCCAGGCCGCGACTGTTCAAGGAGATCACGCAGGCACGGTTCCTACGTCCGGTACACGTGGATCATCTACTGCGGTTCGAGGAACTGCCACGTGCTTTCAGGGTCCTCCCATTCGCCAAGGGCGTCCGTCTCCCCCGACTCAATGCGGGGTTGGGGAAGGATGACTGGCGTAAGCTGTACACGCGGAAGATAGCGGACATGGTATACCGCTGGGCGCATAACGATTTCAGTAAGTACGGATACGACAGGGACAGTTGGCGGAAATGATCTACAGTTGCACCCAGTTCAGGAACGAGTGGCAGATGCTGGACCTCCGGCTCGCGGAGGAGCTGGACGTCGTGGACAAGATGCTGATCGTGGAGGGCGATTATACCTTCTCCGGCACGCCCCGCGCACTGCGGTTGCCGACGCGGGAGCAGTACCTGAATATCCCGAAGGTCGAGGCCGTGTTTCATCACTTCAAGAAGATCAGCACCGTGAACACGTGGAAGAACGCGAGAGAGCAACGCAACGCGCTGATGCGCCGGTTCAAGGACGACGACGTCATCATCTGGTCGGATCTCGACGAGGTACATCGCCGGCAGGACATTCCGCGTATTGTCGATCGTGCGAGTAAGGTAGGTTACGTGCACATCCGACAACACAACCATTGTTACAAAATCAACTACACAGGGGTGGGTTATTGGTCACAGTGGCACAGCAGCTTCGCCGTCACCGGACGGTACCTGCGGACCAGCGGCCTCACCTTCGATGACCTGCGTCGGGAGTGGTCGAGCAAGTGGCGTGAGGGCGCGAGGAAGGATCTGAAACTGGAAGTCATACGCACGAACGGCCACCACTTCAGCTACCTCATGTCGCCGAGCGCGATCGTGAAGAAGCTGCAGTCCATTGCGGCCAAGCATTACAACCGGCCGCGTTTCACCAATCGTAAACACATTATTGAATGTATCCGGAAGGGTCACGACGTGCTGATGCGCGGCAAGGGCGTCATGTGGAAGAAGGTGCCCGTGGATGATACCTACCCGACGGCAATACTGGATAATACGGAGGAGTGGAAACGATGGCTGGCTTGAGAAACAAACTGGACGAACTGACAAGGTCCTACCCGTGGCCGAGGGAGAAGCCGGCCGTGGCGCCGAATGACCACGGCTTCTTCAACCGGGCCGATCGTAAGTCATTACAGAAACATCTGACAACCGGTACTCGACTGGTCGTGGAGCTGGGTAGCTGGCTGGGGGCTTCCATGCGCTGGATGCTCGACAGTGCGCCCAACTCCATGGGCATCTCCGTAGATCATTGGCGGGGGTCGGACGAACACCAAGACGAGGATAAATGGCGAGATGTGTTGCCCGTCCTGTACGAAACGTTCGTTGTCAACTGCTGGAACTACCGACATCGATTGGTGGCCATGCGTGAAGACTCGACGACAGCGCTGTCGATCATACACGACATGGGATTCGAGCCGGACCTGCTATACATCGACGCCGCACACGATTATGAGGGCGCCTATGCGGACATCTCCGCGGCGCTGAAGTATTTCCCGAAGGCGGCTATAGTCGGTGACGACTGGTCCCGCGGTGGCGTGAAGGAAGCGGTGCGCCGGTGCATGAAGGAGTTCCCAGCATACAGGCGCGTAGGACACGGACCCAACTGGGAGCTGAGGAGGAAATAATGCCTATCCGATTCACACAGGATTTTCGCAGTGATCTGGAGCAGATCTATTTCAGGGGGAAGCCGTACGCGTTCATACGCTTTGGGGACGGGGAGCGCGCGTTCTGCGACCGACGGCCGATCGTGACCTGTGGCGAGTGGAAGTATGACGGCTCCGACTCCGAGATAGCGAAGGGCGTGGACCGCGCGATTGCGGCGAATCTCCCCGGTCTATTCATCGGGATCTCGTGTCCCTGTTGTGATAAGAAGGCACACCAGTGGTACTTGAAGCACGTGAACGTTCCACGCCGGCGGCTCACGTACGCCAACCTGTTTGTGAACGCGAACTGGGTACGTTTCATGCAGAAGTTCAAGGCGCTTGACCGATCGGAGTACGTACTGGTGTCGTGCCGGAAGGGCGACATCCGCGTACCGAAGAACGCTATTGAGAACCCGTACGACCATGACGCGTTACTGCGCGAGTTATTCAAGGTAAGGAAGACGATCTTGATCGCGGCCGGTCCGTTGAAGTGCCGGCTCATTCATGACTATTGGACGCGGGCGCCCCGCAAGCAGATCGTGTTGGATATTGGATCCGTGCTGGATATGAAGATACACGGGCATCCGACCCGTGGCTACCATATCAAGACACGACCGACGAGGAAGAGGGTATGCATATGGAGTTGAGGATAACAGAGAAGGACTGCGAGAATTTCCCTGGCAGGTGGAGTCTAAACCCCGAACAGGTGTACACGGCGCTGTCGCATGTGACCTATCGGCGCGTCCTCAAGATACTGGAGTTCGGCTCCGGTAAGGGGACGTACGTCATGGCGCGTATGCTGAACAGGAAGGGCATCAGGTTCAAGTACGTAACGTACGAGAACGACGAGCGATTCGTGTGCGACCACCCGAAGGTGCAGACCGTGTTCTGGACGGACTTCCCTAAGAAGCTTGTGAAAGGCATCTACGACCTCGTCATCATCGACGGGCCGGCGGGACTCACGCGTACGCAGTGGTATCCGCTGCTGCGTTCGCATGTCAGGCAGGGAACGATTCTACTCATAGATGACTTCCGTCATTTCAAACAATTTCTGAAAGTACTGAAGCGCAACTTCCGGTACCGGTTGATCCACGAGGTGGCGGAGCCGAAGGTACCTGGGCGCGCGCAGGTAACGTGGAGGGTGGTACAGGTAGTATGTCCAAAAGGAAAAGGATTCACATCGTAATCGGTACGCGGCCGGAGGCCATTAAGATGGCGCCGGTTGTGCACCAACTAATGAACCGGGACATTCCCCACAAGCTGATCTCGACAGGTCAGCACGACGAGCTGCTGAAGCAGGCGCTGGAGGCCTTCCAGATCGAGCCAGCTATCGACTACGACCTGATGGAGGAAAACCAGACTACTCTGGATTTCTTCCGAGCCGCGGTCGATAAGCTACGCGCGGCCTTCCAAACCGATCCGCCGAGGGCGGTACTGGCACAAGGCGACACCATGACGGTGACGGCTGCTGCCATGGTATGTTTCTACATGAAGATCCCGTTCGGGCACGTGGAGGCCGGCCTGCGTACATGGGATATGGACGCGCCGCGGCCGGAGGAGTTCAACCGCCGTGTTGCGGCGTTAGCAACAAAATGGCACTTTGCGCCCACGATAACGGCGGTGAGTAACCTGCTGGACGAGCACGTCGATGAGGGGGCTATCCACAACGTGGGTAACACATCGATCGACGCCCTGCAGCACATCCTCGCGACAACAGAGTGGCCGGGGGCGGTTACGATACATACGCCGGGCGTCGTGGAGATGAAGGATCAGCCTTACGTGCTGATGACCTGTCACCGCCGCGAGGCGTTCGGGACACCAATCCGAGAGGTATTCTCAGCTGTTGCAGATTTTGCAACAGTTCATAAGGATCTACGGTTCTGGTATCCAGTACACCCCAATCCGGAGGTGAAGGTGCCGGCGTACGAGATCCTCGACGGCGTCAAGAACGTGATACTGTCAGAGCCGCTGGACTACGTGACCTTCGCACATGCGATGAAACACGCCCTGTTCATCCTCACGGACTCAGGGGGCGTTCAGGAGGAAGCACCGTCACTGGGTGTTCCGGTTCTCGTCCTGCGAGATAAGACGGAGCGGCCGGAGGGTGTTGATGCCGGCACGTGTCGGCTGGTGGGTACCGACTACCTGAAGATCGCGGCGATGCTCGACCTGCTGGTGGAGCATCCGGAAGAACGGGAGAGGATGTCGAAGGCCGTTAACCCCTATGGGGACGGGCATGCGGCGGAACGTATCATTAACATATTGGAGGAGGATCTGTACGATGGGAAAAAAGTTTGATCGTGTGAAATCGTCGGGGAAGGAGCAGCAGTTCCAAACCGGAGCGGTTCGGGACGTATCGGAGGATAAGCCCCGCCCTGACCTTATCAGTCCGTTCTTCGAGGAGCGCCTCGGGAACTGGCTTATGCTCGGTGCCAAGCGGTACGCCGACAGAAACTGGGAGAAAGGCATACCGATTTCGCGGTGCTATGCGTCGCTCAGGCGACACATCATGTGGTGGAATCAAGGGAAGACGGATGAAGATCACCTCGCAGCGATAGCGTGTAATATCATGTTTATCATCCACAACGAGGAGGTTGTCAAGCGCGGCATACTGCCGCCGGAGATCGACGACATGCCGAAGTATCTGCAGAATGTGGAGACGAAAGATGAGTAGGTATTATGAAATGTACGTGAAGGTGACGGGACACAATCTAGACAAGGAAGATGCCATCGTCGAGGCGTGTACGGCAGAGTGGGACTTCGACCGAGATACATTCACACAGGCCGTCGCAAACGGTGAACTTCCGGAGCTGATCGCTAACGGTAAGGATAATCTCTGCGGGGGCGAGTCGGAGGAGGAATTCACCGACAGGCTGGCACGCGCTATATGGCAGGCCAACGATGGCTTCTGCTTGGTGGACGTTGACGCCACTTTTTTGGAGCAGATACCTTACGAAAGCCATCGCCGTGATGAAGATGATTACGATCGGTGGAAGGCGGAACGTAAATCACAGGTCGCCTGAAGAGTTTGTATCGTTGCTACAAAGTCGACGCATGAGTGATACCCGACCAGTCGTTACGAACCAAGAGCAGACGAGTTACCCGAAGAGTTCGTGTGAATTGATAGCAATATGCTGCCCGTGAAGAACAAATGAACGATGCCTGAAGAAGAGAAAGAACGTATACCCATCATCAGCCTGTACGAGGTACTTCGGTGGCGGCGTAAGTTCGGGGACGTGCTCGTCCCCGACTTTGTGGCGGAGGACATGGATTGTGCCACGTTGGACGCCGCGGCCAAGGCCGTGAGCCGCCCGCTCGATAAGAGCCGCAACCGTCCCATACCGGATGAGATCGCACGGTTTGATAAAGTAAATGCATTCCCCGCCGTCCGCGAGACCCTAACGGCCGCGGTCGGCGGCCGGGTGCTTTCACCGGAGCTGGCGGAACATGTGATCGCCCGAATGGCGGGTAACGTGATCATACTGAAGTCGGGGACCCCTATAACCCCGTGGACAAGCCAGATGACGCCCGAGTGGGTCATCGGCATGGTGCGTTCGGTCAAGGAGTACAGGACACCACGCCGGCATATACGAGGCGTCATGGTCACATTCTACATCGTCTCCGGCGGTCCGGCAGATGAGACGCTTACGCAGTTCTTCACGAACAATGCGTTCCGCCGGCTCGCTTACCGTATCGGTATCCTGAAGCGGCGATCGCAGCAGATCCTGCATCCACGTGAGCTGGTCCGTACCTACCTTCTACTGAAGATCAGGCCGGGACATGACCTGCATGCGGAAAAGTACATGGAGCGGGAATCGCTCAACAAGAGGAACAAGGCACGAGTTGCCAAACGGCGTGACTACAAGAAGGTATGTCCCCTTTCTGGGGACGTACGTGCCCAGATTGGGGACTGGCCGTGTCACTTCTGCCACATGGGATACGATAGTTGCCCGCTGGGGACACACAGGCGCGACTACATACCAAGCCCGTGCCCGGGCGGACACAAAGGATACTACGATCCGAAACAGACAAATGGTTACTGTCTCCACTGCAGGGCAAAGCGGTGGCTATCAAAATTCTGAGGAGGGGGGAACAGTGGTACAGATTGATAAGAAGACGATGGAACAGCTCCTCGAGGAGCTGAAATATATGCGGAGTTTCGTTTGCCAGACGGGCGGCACATGCGAGGAGCATAAACCGGAATGTAATTCCTGTTGGACACGTCACTTTAGTGAGCGCTGGTACGACCAGTTATCGAGACTGTATAACCGGCCGGCGCCTATACCGGCGAGAGAACCGACACCGGGGCGTGAAATGTGGGTGAAGGCGGAGGACCGCCACGAAGAGTACCGGCTCGTAAAGGCGCTGGATGCCTTTCTCGTTCTATGGGATTTGGTGAACAACAGAGACCACCTATCGGGAAAATTGCGCTACGGCCATGACTTCAAGACGGCGGACGAAGCGCTGGAGTGGTGTGCGGAAGACCTGTGCAATCTCATAGATGAATACGGAATTGATTTGGGGTCGGCGATTATCTGACACCTGTCAGAAACTGTGTGCTGTTTTTCTGACAAAAAAATGCGGCTTGAGACTCGGCAGAGACTTCAACGCTGCAATCAACATACTACGGGTGGGTTGCTCGGAAGTTAAGCCTGTGGAGATGAAAGCTCCGGCTGCTGGCAACAGTAGTGAAACTGGCGTCTGTGAAGCAGGAAATACACATAAACAAGTAACGGGTGATAAAGGCACCCATTACAACTTTTTATAAGTTGTATAAATCAGGAAGACGATGACAATGCAGCAGAGAGCACCGGATCCGACGGGAACTAATGTAAGAGGAGTATGGGTCAATCCGATGCGTGACGTGGCCCATAATTTTCCATATGTGGTCAAGCAAGCGCTGGAGGCGATGGAGACCGATAAAGCCTATAACAACCTTGACGAAGTTAGTAAGCAGCAAATGGCGCAGTATGGTAAGACTCTCGGCGAGTTTGTCAACGGGTGCGTAGGGCCCAACAGTCCTGACACAGTTGCGGAATTAATGGAACGTGTAGGCTTACTGACTTTCCCGCCGTGGGTAGTTGGGCTGTTCGGAAAGTGGCTGGCCCGCGCCATGTTCGGACTCTACTTTACGAGTATACGTGAGGCGTTGCATCCGGGTGAAAAGCCGTTGGGCGTAACGGAGCTGATGGCGAAACTGGAGGATACGTGTGAGTAAGCGCCGGAAACGACTAATAGAGAAAGCGTTGCAGGACGACCCGTGTCCGCCGGCAAACTTATGTACGGCATATACTGGGGCGGTGATCGCCAAGTCCGACCGCGTACATGAGCTTGTTGATCGAATCATGCCGCCCGTAGAAGGAGACACCAATGAAAAAGCTGAGAAAACCTGATCCGGAGACTCTGCAATACAACCTGCGCCGGATAATGAACGATAGTTCACTAAAACTCCCGGATAGTTTCCTCGTCCTCGACTTGGAAACTACGGGCGTTGAACCGGCGAACGGATTTATTTGGCAGATAGGGCTCTATCCCGTCATGCACGGGGAACCGCAGTGTGACCCCGTTAAGGGGTCTACGCTCTATCTGAAGCTGGAGGAGAACCAGCTTCGGCAGGCTACGTTCGAAATCTCACGCCGGCGCGCGAAGGCCTTGGGTATACCGCATAACCCTAAAGCGCCGGTAAACCGCGAAGATGCGGGGTATAAAAAAGCAGAGGCCGAATTCATCGGAGAAGTCCGGTCACAGGGCGTGGATCCGAGGGAAGGTCTTCGGACGATTACTGAAATCGTCCAGACGTTTGTTGATGGTGGCCATCCTATAGTCATGCAGAACGGAGCGAAGTTCGACCTTCCGTTCATCGAGATCAACTGTAAGAAGTACGGCATCGACTTCCGATTTCCTGAAGACGGTTTAGTCGATACGGGTATGCTGATCAAGGCGGCGATACTGAAGCGCAGGATCCTCGGCAACGAGTCCTGTCGGAAGTTCTACGCAAGGGTAGGTGAGGAGCGCGCTTATGGCGTGTATTTTGCGCTGGAACGTTTTTGCATACCGTATTGGAATATGGAATTAAAGTACAATGTTTCCATTGCCCAAGCACACGACGCAGGATATGATTGTTACATCACGAAATTGGTTTTCGGCGAACTAGCAGCCGAAGCCCAAGGTGCTGAAGTAGTGGGGTGTAACGATGAGAAAGAAATATCCGGCCGACATAACGGGACAGCGGTTCGGTAGACTTACGGCCATTCGCTGCAAAGAGAAGAAGAAGTGGATATGTTACGATCGTTGGGAGTGTGTTTGCGATTGTGGTAAAAAGCACGTTACCAGTAGAACATGCCTACTCCAAGGACGTACTTTAAGCTGTGGTTGCTTGGCCGCTGAATTGAGGAAAAAATCTGTTGTAGATCTTACAGGTAAACGCTTTGGGCGCCTTCTCGTACTTCGGCGCGACCGCGCCGCGACGACAAAACGAGGCATGCGATGGATCTGCCGCTGCGATTGCGGTACTGAAAAGTCTGTTTTAGGCTCCTCTATGAAGAGCGGGGTGTCGAAGAGTTGCGGCTGCTTACGCACGGAGTTGCTACGTAAGCTGCGTGTAACGGATGATGATGTTACTACCGGTCGGCGCGGCCGTACAAAAGACCAAGAGGGGTATATACGCGTACTGCGACCAGATCGGAAACGCGGCGATAAATATCGCTATGTGCGCGAGCACGTACTTGTTATGGAGCAACACTTGGGACGTTCTTTGTTTTCCGATGAATGTGTACATCACAAGAACGGGAAACGCGACGACAATAGACTTGAAAACTTGGAACTGTGCCGACACGGCGTACATCCAGACCGGCGTACAAAGAAGCATCCGCCAGGGCAGCGCGTGAAAGATCTGACAGCGTTTGCTGTAGCGCACCTTAAACGCTATCGTCCTGACATACTAACTAAAAAGTGGAGAACACAAAAGTATGATTGTACCGAAGTTGACGGGTAAGGAACTGGAGGAGCTGCTGCTATGGCGCGCTCGTCAGCACGACGAGCTGGCAGGCAGATACTGCATGGGACGTTACGGTGTTATGGCGACATTGCGCGATGGACAGTGGGCGCCTATCAAGTCCCTGCCGGACTTCGAGGGGGTGCTGTCGGGAGGTCGGCAGTTCATCTTCGATGCGAAGGCGTCCAGCCAGCCGAGCTACGATCTGTCGGGGGGTACCCACAAATCGTTCAAGCACCAGTATAAGCACATGCAGCGGCGGGCGCGCTTCGGCGTAATTTGTTTCGTTTTGTTGCATTTTAATGAGCGGATTCTCAAGACGAGGACGGATCCGCCATTTACGACCCTGTTTCCCATCGAGGATAATGCCTTCTGGCAGGCCTACGACGCGGGGGAGCAGAAGAAGATCAGCCGCGAGGAGGCTAAACTGTACGGGATGGAAGTGGAGTGGAATGCGCCGGCGGGGAGAAAGGAATCCCCGGATTTGTACAAGGCGCTGCTTAAACTAACGAGGGAGAGAAAATGAGAAGTGAAGTGAATGTTGGACATCTGATAACTGTCATGCTTGCGCTGGTGATCGCAATCATGGTATCGGCTGGCTACAGCGAATTCCAGAACAGTATCCGGAATGCGGAGTTGCGGGAGGACTTTGCGGCGCAGACGACCGTGATCACGAACATGCTGACGGCCACGGAAGGGCCTGGGCAGTTTAACCTCGGTGTGTACTGGGGCCTGCAGGCGATTAACGAATCGATCGCGCAGAGGAAGAATGCGTCGGTCAACGAGCTGGTAGCGCGTGCCCATCAGTTGCGAGCACATGCCGTCCTCCAGCCGATAACGAACGCGCCTGCAGTAACGAACGTGCCTACAGTACCGAAGAAGCGAAAGAAATTCTTGGGGATCTTCTAATGGGTAAGCCACACCTTAAGATATTGGGACCAGACGGACAGCCGGCGGGGGACACCCCGCCGGTCGAAATCGATCTGCACAAGTTGCAACTTGAGGTAGCGGCTATGCTGAAGGACCCGCTGGTCCAACAGTATGCCGGCACGCTGATAGTCGGGTCACAGCTGTACAGCTGGGCCCACCAGTACCTCATGACTATGAAAGGCTACAGCTCCGCGGCTGCCACGGCCGTTATCGGTACGCTGCAACAGTCGATGATGCTCCCAGACGGGACACCGCGCCCCTTCGACGAGGTGGCGATGGCAGACAACTTGAAGAAGGAAGTCGTCAAATTCGTCGCCAAAATGTCGAAGAAGCATCAGGAGGATAATCGCCGGAAGATGAAGGAGATTCAGCGGACGGCGGATGAGATTACGAAACCGGAGGGGGAGACAAGTGAGCCGTAAGTATCTGAATGACCGGTGGTGCGTACGTTGTAGCAGGAGGGACATACCTACCCCGTACCTACGAGATAACATAAAACTATTCACCGAAGACGGGAGACCAAAGTACAAAACGCATGTTATCGACATCGGTTGCGGTAACTGCCGTAACACGCGATTCATGCGTAATCAGGGGTTTCACGAGGTTAAGCCGGTGGATATGGCTCCCCCCAATAAGTGCATCACGTGTGTATTGGGTAAGGATCCTCTGCCATTTCGAAAAGGATATGCGGATGTTATACTCTGCAACTACGTGCTAATGTTCTTGGACGGTCAAGAATGTAAACAGATATTCAACGAGATACTGCGTGTAGCAGCACCCGGCTGTTACCTCATGGTCGAGCTGTACCCGGCGAAGGACAGCTACATGAATACGGAGGCGGCATGCCTCCGCTACCAGAAAGCTTTGTATGAAGCGTTTCGCCGGAAGGGTTGGGAGAAGAAACGTTACAGTAAGATGCGTTTCATAGTTAGAAAAACGGGGTAGTTTTTCTAAATTTCTGTAAGGAAAACGGGGTAGTTTTCCTTACAGCCAATCCGCTACAAATAACTGGACAGGAGGAAGATGTGAGAGATATCTTTTTGGGTTTTGAGTTCAAGGCTGCTGACAACTGGCAGGAAATCATCGGGCCGCCGAAAAAGCCGTCGAACTGGAAGCAGGAGACTTACGAAGCTAAACTGCCCGAACTGCAGGCGAAGCAGGCGGAGACGGCGGCGACGCATGTAGCTGCAGGCGACGCGCACCGAGTGTGCATTGCCACCGTCGGATCCGGCAAGACACCGATCGTGTCTCAGGTGACGGACGGAGTAGGCCTCATGAAGTGGCTCGTCGATGAGAAGATCGGGGAGGAAACGGATGCCGATGTTTTCGGTTTCGAACTGCTGGACAGCCTCCGCCTGTGTGGCTGGTCCGCCGCAAGTCAAGGCGTTGTTCCGCCGGGGTGGATATGGAACTCGCAGTTCGCTCCGGCAGAGCCTGTGAACCTCATCAATCTCTACTCGTGCAGTGGCGCGAAGGGGGTTATGACGGCCGCGGAGATGATCGCAACGTGGATCCCCGACGTTCAGCAGAACGCGAGGGATATCCTGAAACGTGATGCGGAGTGCGACGCCGAGTTGTGGGCGGCGGCTGCCGTAAGCATCTCAACTATGATGGGATTCTGATATGGACGAAGCAGACAAACAGATCATGATGCAGGACTGGCTTCGGCTCGTTGAGTTCGGTGACAAGTGTATCGAGTTCACGGGAGAGAAGGACCACGTCATCGACGAGATCGATATCGGAGGACGCCCTGCGGGGAGCACGAAGCTGAGCGAGGCGAAGCGATTGTCGGACTTGTCCGACTTTCGGTTCTTTAGCCTCGGTCCCGTGTACATGTGCTGCAGCGTACCCTTCGACATCCTCGGTGAATTCCGGACCATGCTGGAGGATACGAAGAAGCGGTACGAGGGACCGCGCATCGTCCTCAACTTCAAGAACCCCGTGTTCGCCGGCCTCGGCCCGTGGAACGCGGTGTTGGAGGGGGTGTGGCTGGACGAGAAGGAGAAGGCGGGCTTCGACCAGCTGGTCAAGTTCATGACCTCCCAACGGATCCGTCAGAAGGAGACACAGACCTACTGGACGGTCAACTGCGTGGAGTTGGTGATACCCGACCCGATGGCAGTCGACCGCAACGAGTATGATCCGGAGGACAGTAACAAGAAGGCGATCATCGCCCTCTTCCTGCCGAGCGGTAACCGCTATCAGGTGGCGACGGAACCCATCGGGAAGTACCCGCCGGTCCGACTGCGCCGTGCGACACCCGCACCGCAGGTCGTACAGGAGGCGACGGTGGTCGACAGCGTGTCCCTGAAGGACAAATAGCTTGGTTAAATTATGCCGTACTTTACGGCATAATTCTATGGGCACCCTGAAATACTTTCCGCGGGTGCGCGGAAATGTTTCCCGGTGCCCATTTTTTTAGCAATTAGGTAAAGAGGAGGAGGTATGACGAGCACAGTTGGCGACCGCGACTTGACTACGCGTGCGGTGCTACGCATACGCAATCGGCAGAACCCGGGAGTGGTGAAGATGCCGGTTGACGACTTGGAGGTGATCGTGATGAGTGTCACGCCGTCACCCACGCCTAAGGGAATACCCAAGTTGTTCATGACTGGGTACGGAGCGACATACGAGGACGGGCGCCTACGCATCGGCGGGGCCGATCGAGTGCGCTACAAAATGAACGCCGCTATTGGCCGGCGGATCTGCCCTGCGTGTTACGAGTTGGAATACCGCTCGTCACCCGTGTGGGAAAGAGGGCCAAACGTTGGAAAGTGCAAACACTGTTCGAAAAAAGTGGACTACCTGACGACTGCATTCAGTCCATACTTCTCCTACTACCGCGGCGACAGCGAGACCCACGCCCATATCTCTGCTGGCACCGAGTATCAAGTTGTGGCAGACCGCATGAAGGATGCGCTGCTGCACGGGCAAGAGCGGGACGTCGTCCTGCCTACACGCTTATGCGAGCTGCGGGGCGTGTACTTCGTTTACTGCGAGATGCCGGCGTTTCATCAGCCGGTGGCCTTCTCCACATTCGATTTCATGTTGAAGGGGCAATACGGAAACACTGAGTACGATCTCAGTTAACTGCAATACCAGCAAGGAGGTACTGTAAGATGATACGTGACTTTGTCGCAGGATTGAACAAGCTGGCCCACAAGGTCAGAAACTGCTGGGCTCTCCGGAGCCCGGACGCCAAGAAGAAGGACGGTTTCATCCCGAAGAAGGAAGAGAAGAAAAAGCCTACGCTGCGGAAGTTCGAGCCGCGGACTCCGTTGGAGGCGAAGCGCGCCCGCGAGAAGAAAAAGCGGCGGAAGAATGCTCGGCGGGCACGGCGCGTTAACAGCCTTCGTCTTCGGGGGCGGAAGCACAGAAGGAAGAGGAGGAAGGATATTGGCGAGCAGAGCACAGAGGCACGCGCCGCCTGAGGTGGTGGCGCACGCACGCAGGTATTATCCCAGCTACCCGCTGCGTCAAGCCTACGCTATCATGGGAACCAACGGCGGGACGGAAACGCAACGCCGGCGGAAAATCAAGAAATTGAAAGAGCAGTTGAAAGAGTTCAATATGGCGTTTATGCGCGCTCTCGATCACTTCTCCGGGCCGTTCGACGCCAGCTTGGTATCGAGCGGGGAGAAGGTCATCGTCTGGGGCAAGAACGGGATGGCGATGATCGATCGGAGCCTGGTGGCGGACGCCGTGAAGAAAGCTGCTCAATAGGTATTGCGCGTAATCGTTTAACGCGTTATACTTTCTGCTTTGGGGCCGTAATGGATTCGACGTCGAGAAGGATCTGTGTGATTGCGTGCCGAGGACTCCGGTTGGCCTCGTTAAACATCCGGAAACATTCAAGTGCCGATAACGAAGCACTACCTATGGCGGCTTAGGCCACCATCGTCAGCCCGGTGACGCCCGATAGCGGGTGCTGACGACGACATCGGGTCGCCGGCTGTGTGGGATGCTTACCCGAACACAGTGGTGTAAAAGCGGGAGAGCTGGCAATCACGGAAAGACGTGAGAGGCTTGTCGCATGAGCCGTATACAGATCAGCGACTACGCACGTGAATGAGTCACTAGGTGACTCTCGAACGGACCTGGGTTCGACTCCCAGCGGCTCCATTCCTCTGTACAAAAATCAATCGGACGTCGTGTCGTTGGCCCGTGACGCGAGGTAGACCGACCCTGGAACGGGCCTCTTCGTTAGCTGCCCGGCAGGTTCACGCCCGCCGGGCTTATTTCATTTGACTAGGTTAGGCTGGGTTCGTCGCTGTAGGTTCGCCTATGGAAAGATTCGGTTTGTTACGGGTATGTCGTCCCGGGCGACGCTAAATCCCGGGCCTATTTTATTTGACGAGGTTTGGTCGGGCTAGTTGAGTCGTGGTGTAGTACGGTAATGACGGCAAGGTACGGCCCGAGCTGTCTTCCCAGGAGACGCTAAATCCCGGGCCTACTTTCTTTGCTAAGGTATGGGGCGGCCTGCAGAGGCTGGTTAAGTCAGCGTTCGTAAGGCACGTTCGGGCTGGGTCCGTAAAGCTTGTCTTCCCAGGAGACGTAAAACCCTGGGCTTATTTATTATGACACGGCTGGGAGGGGCGCCGTTGGGTTCGGTCTGTTGCCGCCTGTTCGGGCGAGCTGCGGCATGCTATAGCGCTGTGAGCATTGTCTTCCCGGGAGACGCGAAACCCCGGGCCTATTTCATTTGACGAGGTTTGGTCGGGCTTGCCGCGGCGTAGTTTGGTCTGGTAATGCCGGCCAAGGTACGTCCACTTGTCTTCCTGGGAGACGTAAAACCCCAGGCCTATTTCATTTGACCTGGTGCAGCTTGGCGGGGTTCGGCGCAGTCTGGTCATGCCGGGCACGGTATGTTGAGTTGATGTCGTCCTAGGCGACGCTAAACATCCTAGGCTTATTTTCTTTGACGAGGTCAGGTTGGGTCAGGTCGGGTCGTGCCTGTTGTCGTGCGTGAGGTTAGTTCTGGCCACGTACCTGTCTTCCCGGGAGACGCGAAACCCCGGGCCTATTTCGTTTGACACGGCTGCGCGTGTAGAGGCTGGGTAAGTTAGGTTGGTGTCGGGTACTGTCGGGCTAGTTTCGTGCTGTCTTCCTGGGAGACGCAAAACCCCAGGCCAATTTCATTTTGATAAGGTGTGGCCTCGTTTGTAGGCGAACGTCACGGCATGTTGATGACGGAAAGGTCGGGTGAGTTTTTGTCGTCCCAGGCGACGCTAAACAACCCGGGCCTATTTTTCTGATACGGAAAGGTCGGGTCGGGTAAGGCCTGCTACTGTGAGGACGGTGAGTTATGGCCTCGTCAGTCCTTGTGTTGTTCTGTCCTTCTGGGAGACGCAAAACCCCAGATCCATTTTCTGCTACGGATTTGACGTGGTGCTGTTAGCCGCCGTGATGAGGGGACAGGCGGGGGCCCGTCGAGGACGGTTGTGTCTTCCTGGGAGACGCTAAACCCCAGGCCTACTTATCTATGGAGGCTGGTCAGCCGCGTGGAATGCAGTTGCAAGGTTAGCCGAGTCAAGGTCCGGCCCGGCCCGTTCAGGTAAGTATGGCGGAGGGACGTAACATCTGGTCCCTCCGCCCTCAACCCACCCAATGAAAGGAGGTAAAGCTACAGGGTACAGGTGTTGACGAGTGTATCGAACAACTATTGGATTAGCGCGGAGCGATTGTGATTCTGTGCGGTCCTACAACTACGAAAGGTACATCGATGCCAGCGAAAGCAAAACAACAAGCAGCAATAATCGACGTCCCGAAGATGGTTCGGGAGATGGCGGAGTACATCATGTACGGTGACTCTCCACTCATCACCAACCAGCCGACGGACACCAGTAAGAACTCCATTCGGTCGAAGCAGCAGGGCTGGCCGAAACTGGCCAAATCCGACCGCGACGTTCAAGGGGAGTACCATCAGGCAACCTACTGGTTTCCCGATGGCAGCTTCGGCATCCCCGCGATCTGCATCAAGAAGAGCATGATCGAGGCGTGCCGGTACGTCGATGGCGTAGCCATGGCCCAGACGAAGGGCGCGTGCTTCGTCCAGTTCGACGCCGACGACCCACTGGGTGCGTTGGTGCATATCGAAGGCGTGCGTACATGCCGTGAGGATACCGTCCGCTTAGCGAGCGGTGTCATGGATCTTCGCTACCGGCCGCAGTTTTGGCCGTGGAAGATCACGGCGACCATCAACTTCAACGCCAATGTTCTGAATAAGGAACAGGTGTTGAATCTGATCCAGCACGCTGGTTTCCACGTAGGGATCGGCGACTGGCGCCCGCAGGGCAAGACCAGCACGGGTACTGGCCAGTACGGCCTGTTCCATGTCGGTACCGGCGCCGCGGACGAGAAGCTGTTCCAGAAGCAGATGAAGGACGCGGTTGCGCGCGTGAAGAAGGACGGTGAGATTCCGTTGCATTACTTCACGCCGCCTTCACAGCTGACGAAGAAGGCTGCGAAGTAAGTCCATTTCCGAGGGGGTCGGCACTCATTGTGCCGGCCCCCTCCCAACAATGCTGAGAAAGGGATACGATGGCTACAAAGAAGAAGGCGAAGAAATCTACGCGGCGCCGGGCGCGTATCGAATACCGTAAGCGATCTGGCTACCACGTCAAGGGCGATATCCAAAAGATTGGTCAGTTCATCGACAAACTGGCTAACAAAAAGAAGTACACTGTGAGGGATGTCGTCGAGTTGGCGAAGGATCCGAAGTGTCCGCTCCACGCCGAGTTCACGTGGAATATACATCAAGCTGCACAGACGTGCTGGGAGTCACAAGCCAAGTACATCATGGCCGCAGTGACGAAGGTAGTCATCCGTGCGAACGGTGAAGAGGAAGAGCGTAGCTGGCGCGTAACCGCGATGATCCATACAGGGTTGGTTGGTGGGTCGGGAAGACCGGTCCGTGTGTACGCATCAGAGAGCCAGAGCCTTTCGGACCCAATTGAACGCTACAACGTTCTCGATGAGGCTCTACTCGAGTTGCGGGCATTCATCAACAAATATCGTACGCTCAGCGAGCTGGCGGGCGTGCGTGCAGAGGCAAACAAGCTGTTCCGTAGGCTGGTACGTAAAGCAGCCAAGTAGTTTTTCACCCCAGCGGGTTCACGCCCGCTGGGCTCCCTATTTACCAGACAATATCTACGTTGTGGCATTCGTAGGTAAAGGCGCAGATGTCGACCCGGGCGACATTAAACCTCCCGGGCCTATTTACGATCGGGGCTGGTTGGTCTGGCAAAGCCTCCCCGCCTCGCAGAATGAACTGACCTCAGCCGCGATGGCAACCGCGGGAATGAGATGAATCTTGCCTGGGCGGACCTAAACGGCTCGGCGGGTTACGCCCGCCGGGCCTTCACTTTTCAGGAGGAACTATGTCGCTTCGCAAACTGAGAAAACAGTGGGAGAAGAGCCTCAAGTTGCTGGTTGAGATACCGGACACCTTGTCGCTCCTCTTCGTCGTACTGCAGGGTGAGCATGGCTACCACCTGCATCGGTATTTCAAGTTGGGAGACGGATGAGAAGTGTCCGTTGACGTACAGTCAGAACCGTTGGAAGCGGTATTCGAGCGTCTCCGCAGTCATACATGGATACGCAAGATACCGGAGGAGTAAAGGAAATGATCGGTCACTACTATTTCGGACGAACGAACGGGGCGAAGCACAACGGCATCATCACCGCCGCTTATGCGATCGGACCGAAGGAGGCGTCGGAGGAGACGCCAGCGATTCCGGAGGGAATGATCCGGATCGCATTCGCGTACTGTTCTCCGCTCGACCTCTTCTCGAAGAAGATCGGGAGGAAGTTGTCGGCCCAGCGTCTACGCTGGGGGAAGGTACGCAACAAACAGTCGGGTACGCACCGGGAGGCAGCGTGGGACGTTGAGTTCACGGGGAAGAGCATCGTCGACGTCGTCGAGTTGTGGAACCATCTCAAAGGGTATTACAAACCGCAGTGGCTGCGGGACGTGCGTCTGGTAATTCCACCGGAGAAGCGTGCAGTCACGTTGGAGAAGGAGGACGATCAGTAATGGGATTCATGGACTGGCATAGAGGACGAGCCATCACCAGAACGCTGCTGGATACATTCTGGCAGTTCCAGAAGGATCGCTGCAGGCTCGAGAGTCAGATAAGGGCGATCATGCAGGGTGCCGACGACAGTACTGACCCGGCGCAGAGGGCGCTGTTGGAGAAGTACCTCACGCAGTTCGCGGAGACGGAGAAGTCTCTGCGCAGCGACGTGATCGGCCTCGTGAAGGGTGTACATATCGTTGAGGATCTCGTGGAGCTGAAGGGTATCGATTACTTTTCGGCGGCGAAGCTGTATGTCCTCATCAACATCTTCCGTTCCGATACCGTCAGCAAGTTGTGGCGCTTCTCCGGCTATGCGCCGGTGTTGTGGGCTCGCGAGGCGGAGAAGAACAAGGATGGTAAGTACGCGAAGTACCCGTACACTCAGGACTCCGATGTCCTCACCACGAAGAAGGAAGCTTTCGGGGGCAAGACCGTAGAGGCCCTCATCAAGGCGAAGAAGGTTACTCCGTGCGAGCCCGACGAGTGGATGCACTCCCAAGTCGTGGACGAGGGCGGTAAGAAGTACACCTACCACACGGAGAAGAACCGACTGTTCGTCAGCGTCCCCCGCTTCGGCGAGGGTGTCAGCGTCGGACAGCTTATCAAGGACGGGAAACTCGTTGCCCTCGGGCGCTCGGCTGAGCGCGCGGTGGCAGGGGAAGTCCTGCACTACAACGCACGGTTGAAGGTGACCATGCATCAGATCGCAGAGAGTTTGATCCGGACGGGTGATGGTTATCACTACCGCCGGGTCTACGATGAGGCGCGGGCGAAGTACGACAAGAAGGAAGACTGGCCCAAAGGCCGGTGCTACTTCGCTGCCCTGCGCATTGTGAAGAAGGTGTTTCTTGCGCACCTATGGGAACAGTGGCGTACCCACGAGGGTCTGCCCACGAGGGAGCTGTACGTGATCGAAAAACTCGGTCATACAATGAAGTGGCGACGTGCCGACTTCGGGTGGCCCGTGCACGGTGATGCCGGCCGCTTGGCAGCAAAATAAACCATAGGAGCATTGAACAGTCATGACAGAAGAAGCAGGTACGATGGAAACACTACCGGGACTGCGGGAGGGAATCTACACCTCCGTCGGCATCGACAAAGAAGACGTGTTGGCGATTGCGGTCGCGAAGCGTGAATCGGATCTCGAGACCGCGAGGGCGGAAGCCGACGAGGCTATCAAATCGATGTCCGAGGAGTTGCAGGAACTGAACCAGAAGATCGTCAAGAGTGGGCAGGACGTCGCGAAGAAACATTCGACGACGGCGATCGATGCGGCGATGACCGCGCTGACCAAGGCTGGGTTCAAGAATCTCAGCAAGGAGGTCACGAGCAGTCTCGACGAGCCTACACAAGGTTCCGCGCGTGTACTGGTCGAGGTGGTCATCAAGCAGAAGGAAAACTACTACAGCCGCGACTCCCTCACGTCGAAGGTGAAGAAGCCGTTGCCCGCAGCGCTGAAGAAGCTGCTGAAGGAGCGGGATCGCCTGACGGACGACCTCATAGGCGCGAAACGCGTACTGACGACGATCAACAAGGAACAGGGCAAGATCGCTCTGCTCGAACGTCGGGCCCGCGCGCAGATGGCCGTTGCGAGCCTCAACAAGTCGAAGGAGGGCAAGGCCCTTCTGACACAGTTGAACACTGTAACCGTCAGCAAGCTGCCGGCGCTTCCGGCACGCTGCAGGAAGAGCTAACCATGCCGCGACGTGCAGCTGTCCGCGTAAGAAAAGAAACCAAGCTGTGGGGCCAAGGACGCGACCCTGTTTACACGTCATCTGAGACGTGGAAGATTACCGACAAAATGGACGAAATCCTTGCCGCCGAGGACCCCGAGTTCGTGGAGTCAACGGGGGAACTGATTGCGATCCTTGAAGCGCGGTATCCCACTCTCAGCGGATACAGCCGTGTGGCACGTGAGTACCGAGGTCGCGTATGCGTATACGACTTCCCGGTCGTCGAGCGCGATGCGTCTATGGATAAGCTGGTGGAAGTCGCGAAGATGGACGGGGGCGTACGTTATGAAGGCGTATGGTCCCTGACCGCCGACGAGTATCTATCCGTCGGGTTGGTACGGCGTGACATATATCTGCGTTACGACCCGGTGAAGGCTATTCGGTGCGTCCGGAGTAAGGCAACGAGGGCCAAGAGCAAGATCCGCGACGGCGTGGTGCCGTGCAACATGCTATGGCCGGCGTTAGCCTTCCTTCAAGATGGCATCTACCAGAAGATACGTGAGGTCACCAAGCGCGAGTGGCAGATCTTTTGGGGTTGTCGTGCTAGGACGGACTACTTCCGACGGATATGCAACTGCGTCAAGGTGTACAACAACCTACATCGTAGCGCCTACGCGTTTGCGAAGACGAGTGCATGCACTAAACTGCTTAGTGACTGCAAACCCTATTTGCCAGGACTCCTACGCTATGAGGCCGGTGGTGTTGAGAACTCCTTCGGGAAGTGTCTCATGCGCCTACGACGGCAACGCTACAAAATGCGGGGAGTTAAGGAACGACCGCTTAAGATGGCGGCCAAATGAGTGTTACCGGGAGGCGGTCAATGGTGGCCGCCTCCCGTTTATCAGCCCGAAAGGAGACTCGATTTGATCGAAGATAAGCGACTTCACATTTACCTGTCCGGCAATATCTCTGCCAACCGTGAGACATACCTGTGGCGAATGCGGTTTACCGAGGCGGTCAAGGACCTCGACGTCGTTACCGTAGATCCATGCCTCAACAACTTCAATCAGCGGCTGTCATCCGATTCTGACGGCGACGGCGCTGAGTTCAAGAAGTTGGCGCTTCAGCGTTCGCAGGGGCTTCTGCCCCTAAAGGACTTCCAACTGATGAAGGGATGTCAACTCACCGTCGTAAACTTGGCGCTGATAACGCCGGAGAAGCCGCCCATCGGCACGATCCATGAGCTATGCTGGTGCGAGTACGTCTTCAACATGCCGGTCATCGCCATCGTCGGCGAGGAGGTGGGTTTCTACGCGAGGCACCCCTTCAACGCAAAGTGCATCAGCGCACACGTGCGTGATGAGCAGGAGGCGGCTACCACAGTGCGAGATTTCTTCTGCTACAGCGGTCCCGATTCTCAAAAATGATTACGGATAGTCCGCTATAATACTATCTTCGATAGTATCACACACTTCCGGCGTTGCCGTGCGTGTGAAGATAGAGAGTGTCGGGGGGAGGCGCCTGACGGCGCTCCCCCCTCCATTCGAGGGTACGGGCAATTTTTGTGTTGCATTCCGTCCCACAGGGTACTACACTTGCACCCAGCGTATGGAACCGTACATCATACAAGGAGGAGACCCCATGGCGCCCATTCAGACTGTGCCGGATTCTACCCGCTGGGAGGAGAACAAGCAGACGGGTATCAAGCGCGAGATTCATGAGGGGTACGACGTATCCCCCGACCTTCCAGGCTCAATCAAGATCCCCAGCCATAAAGGCGAGCACGGCGCACAGATGGGTGAGAAGGTCGAGATCCCGATGATCATCGATCCGGACCGGCCGGACGGCGGCATCATCATCCGCGCGGAGGACATGCGGGATCGCAAGGCTGTTGTCGATGCCGTGGTGGGCACGGACGATCCGACGGCCGCATACGAAAAGCTTTCGAAAGAAACCGTGAAGGGAGGAGATAAGGCCATGGCGAAGAAGTCCAGTTCAACGGCGAAGTCCACGAAGACTGCGAAGGCTACACAGCCGACGGCTGCGGAGGCAGCACCGGAACCGGCGGAGGAACCGGAGACCGTTTCCGTGGAGGACCAAATAGCACAGCAGTGTTCCAAAATCTTGCCGGGTATCATCGATCAGAGCGTCGGCGCGATCATACCCCAAATTGTCGGGGCGATAACCGACAGGTTGCAGCCGGAGCGGCCGGGGATCCTCGAGGTGCAGCATGAGGTGCCGGCACCACCAGCACCAGCGCCGGAGCCTGATCCGCAACCGGAAGAGAAGGATCCGGAGGGCCCGCCTCCGAAGGTACAAGTCGCCATCACCGACCAAGAGGGCGGCCAGTGGATCACCCACTACCATGAGGTGATAAAGACGGGGGCCGTCGTGGTCCTCGTCTACGATACGAGTTTCAAGTACGGAAGCAGGATCTACCCGCCGACGAATGTGGAGAAGGTGTACCACATCGCGGTGCAGCAGGAGAACGGGAGTCCCGAGGTGTGCCATGTGCGCAATTGGGGCCTGACCTTCGGCTTCCATGGATACGAGATGCAGGTGATGGTCATCGAGCATAAACCGCCGGAGGCGCCTGAGCAGACTCAGTAGCACCTGCGAGAAAATTGAACATGTCGAAACCAGTCGCGCATGCCCCCGGGCGTGCCCGGCTGGTTTTTCATTATATGGAGGTTACGTATGCAATTACGTCCGTATACACAGTACTCTACGTGGCTTCGCGACCTGCGGCTTCAACTGGCTTACAGGTGAATCCGCGGAAGATGTCCTGCGGCAAGCAATCCGCCCTCGCACGAGGCTACGGGGCGGACAGGGAAAGCGAGGTGAAAAATGAGACTGAACGAACTGATAAACAAGGCGGCGGCCGGATATCCGTATGCCCAGCTTCTGGAGTATTGGGATTCCGCTCACGAGCGTCCACGCAACAACCGTGACGGCGGGGATACGCTCGCCCATTTCATTATCATTGAGATGGCCGAGACGTTCGATCCGGACGCTTCGGACGAAGAACAGATCAACGAAGCGGTTCGTGTTCTCAACCGCGCTATCGCGGATATGCAGGCGGTAGTAGAGCAACTGGTCGGCTGATTTGCCGACGGGCACTGGAGGTGAAGCATGAAAGTGTGGATGGCGGTGGTTGAGCATCGACACGGGCAGAACGTGTATGCGGCCAGGACCAAACGGGGGCTGATCGACCAACTCTATGAATACGTTCAGGAGTGGTGGGAGAGCGAGATTCCCAATGAGGACATGCCGACCGATCTGCCCAGGAAGGAAGTGATCGACCAATACTTTTCAAAGGTGGGTCACGAGT